TCTGCGCGATACTTCTCGAACCAGAAAACTACCGGCGTTGTATCGATACTTAATTTGCCAAAACGCATCAAGTGGTGTACGTGCGTGTAGGTTGATATTGTTGGGATGCTGTTCGCAAAATAGGTGAGTATAGAGCGGAAGCCTTCGACATTTGTATCTGCCTTTAGTATGTTGCATCTGACACAAGCAGGGTAAAGATTGTCTTTATTATCGTTTTCGGGTGAATAAAGTTTCCCGGTTGCCCGTGTCTTTGTGTACCCTGCTTTAGTAACTTCGCCGTGTACATATTCTGTTTGGCGGCGAACTGGTTCCACATGATCGGCGTGCCATTTGTCGATCAACTCCTGCCCACAATAAGCGCATCGACCGCCAAACATCATGCGGATTCTTTCGCGCTCTGGCTTGCTAAGGATCATTTCAACGCTCTCGCCGTCCATGCGTCTTTGTAAATGGCCAGCGCGGGATTCTTGGCAATAAGCGCATCGTAGTACGCGACACGAGATTGCTGGAAGCTGCCAACAAGTGCAGGGCCGCAAGCGTTTACCTGCTCGACGGTATTTGGACCCCACTTGCCGTCACATATCAATCTCGGCAATCCAGGATCACCGCACCAATTCACGGCTTGCTGCAAGCACCTCACAGACGCCTCACTGCCGGCATTCACGGCGAAGTCAAAGACGCGCTTTGCAACTTCGTCGCTGGTCAGTTGCGCGTACCAGGACGAGCCGTTCAAGATGCACCAGAAATGGGCTAAGTAGAACGTCTTCACGAGCGGTCCACGATCAGCTTGCGGCATGTTGGCAATCGCCGTGTACTGGAGCGGGAAGGCTCCTGAGTTGATTCCTGAGATGGCGAAGCAGTGGTCAAGCGTGCAACCTTCGGGGCACCTGTCCGTCACGGTCGCGTGCATGTCGGCGGCGTCTTCATTGCTGAGGAGCCATGAATATGCGGTTTTAAACGATGCCATTCTCTCTCCTTAAGGCCGTACAGCGCCTTACTCGCAAAGCCCATACTTTGATTCGCAAGAAGGGCGTTCTGTGTTACCACGAAAAATATTGAATTGCCTTCCGCCTCGATCTGTCTTTGCCCACTCGATTACTTCATCAATGAAGTTGTACCCTGTTGACTTGATCGGGTCTATCGGGGGAAAGAACGTCACACCGCTTTCAACTTCATAGCGGCGAACTTTTTCTATCATCTCAGGATAGCGTTCAATCCAGAGGAGAATGTCTTCCTTCCCGCTATTCACACACGGAGCGCAACCGACACGGCCAAATCCAAGTTTGTAAAGATGATTGTATTCCTGCCCATGACCCTCAATGAAATCGAAGCACATCTTTTTAGTCCAGTCAGCTAAAGGCGCATGACACATACAATCGAAGTAGGAATCAAACCAAGAGAACGGCGTATCTTTCCGGCGCTCCGACTCATCCCTTCGCACTCCAGTGTACCTCTCATAATCCAATCCTGCGTATTCTCCCATCGGGCCGAAATGCAACTCAGGCTCCGCGTGGAACCTAGAAAAATCAGTATGTGATCGCGACCTTCATCTTGCGGAAGCGGTCGACTGCCTGCTTTGAGTGGTCAACTGCTTGCGCGGTCTGCTTCTTGGTTTGTTCCCAGAAAGAAACCATCGCCTTCCAGCAGGATTCACCGTTCAAAACCACTTTGCCGTTGACTTCAACATTCATTTTCATCACCATTCAAGTGGGAATCAGGCTGCGGGCCATCTGGGCGTCGTCCCACCCGATCCGCTCCCAGACAGTTCTGTCTTGCGACAGGCCGCAGCCCTCACCCTCGTTAGGAGATAGACATCTCCTGAAATTTGGGTGGAGTCAGTCGCCCTTCTCCAACTCTCAAGATTCTGGCATCCGTCAATGTCCATGAGAGACCACTCCACTTCGTGGTTTTAAGTATTTCCTGTGGGTGATAGGCGTGGTGCAACGCCTTGTTTTGCTTCTAGGGTCGGGGAGGGATTGCTCCCTCCCGGATCACCCTCTCCTGCTGCTGCATACAAATACCTCCGCAGCGAGTTCTCGCTCCACTGATTAGCTGCTCGTTAGGCAGCTAGAAATCGTCACCAAAGAAATAGCCATCGCGCATGGGAAGTCTCCTGTACAGATCTCACCTTGACGAGTGAATGATACTACTCTACCGAAGAAAACGGGAAATCAGTTATTTTGCCCCAAGAGTGGGCTGGGTGCCGGTCACAAATTCTACATGCCTGATTTCCTTGGCCGTCTGTTCCGGAGTGGCTTCGACGGTTTCCAGGTGCCTATCCATGTTGGGCTCTACCATCCGTTCACCCAGTGAAGGACTTTCGGCGCTGATGAAGGCGACTGGACTCAGCTTGATCATGAGTTCTCCCTTGAATCGGAAGAGACTCTTGATTGGGATTTCTGCGAATGTCATGTTATGCCTCTAGACTGGATACGCTACTTCAGCGAGTTTCCTTCTCTTGCCGGCGGAAATAGCCGCGCACTCTTCCGGAGAGCGTTTCTTGCCCAGTCTTCCTCTAGCAAAGGACTGAAGAGTTGCCAACGCAAGCGGGTGTGGTACTCTTCCTTTCTTCAACGCAGATTGACTATCACAGAATTCCTTAGTCCTTTTCTTTCCTATATTTGCTCTGCGGATTCTTTCAACCACTTCTCTAGGCATCTTCCAACCAGACTTACCTTCTCCACCAAGGGTCTCGTTGTAGCCACTACCCAAAGAGGCAAGCGTACCTTGTGATTTGATGAACTGCTTCTCGAGATCATTCAACAAACTGACTTCGCAGCAAGCAAGTTCCTGAATGGAAAAGTTGGAAGCACCATACTTTCGGATGGCCCGATACAGAGCAAAGTCAAGTCCGCTTTTTGCGTTGGCGACATGGTCCTTCCATCTCCCAGCCACCGATTTCGAGGTTTGTCCAACATACTTCTTCTGATTCACCAAGTTGACAATAAGATAGATGAATCCATTCATACCTGATAGGTTCCTTCGAAACAGTCTTTGACATCCTGAAGTCCACAAGTACACTTTGGAGGAGGCTTCGTTCCGCCTTCTGCCACCTTCTTGTTCCACTCGCTCACTTTGCACTCAGGTGTGTGCTCAGCTTGCTCGAGGTACTCTTGTGCCTTGCTTAGCATTTTCGGTTGCCCACTTGGTGATGATTCCATCCCAGGGTGTCTTCTGAGAGTTTGCTCTCTTCCAGGATGCAACGCGGCGGTCCCAGGATGACGATTTGTACTTGTTCACAGCCTCTACGAAATCCTTGGGAAGTTCAATCTCGATCTTGTAGTAGGACTCAGTCTGCTTGGCATTGAACGGAGCAACCAATGCTCTGGCTTTCTTCAGATAATCACGGAGCCAGCGAAGCTCAGTGTCAATCTTGGGATCGTCCTCATCCTTCTTGAGAGCATCGTTCATCAAGCGAAGCAAGCTGGTGCAGTAGTTGGTACGAGGAGTGCTGTACTTCAGATCTCTGAATTTGTCTTCCTTTTCACTACCTGCCAGAGCCGCTTCCATCTCCGCACGATACTTTTGGAGCTTTCCGTACTCAACCGCTGTGAGATCAGCACCTTCAAGTTTCTGACCACACAGCTTCTCATACTTCTTTATGATCTCTGGCATGCGATTATTCTTATCATCTGCCAGAAGTGAAAGTAGCAGTTGCTCGAGCTCAGGCCACCGCTTGGGAGCAATGTGAGGAGGAGACGTCCATCTCTCTTTGGAACCATAGGAATTTGTGTTATTGAACGCGAACTCGCCTGAAGTTCCGCCGTAGTAATACATCATGTCGTAGTCATCTTTGACTGCAATCATGGCTGCTTCAAGACTAGCATCACGCTCCTTGTAATTCTTGAAAGCGTTGAATGTCAGCACATCTCCGAATCTCGTAGAACAGCAAGCCAGAACGAGGTCATGAAGATCCTGGCGCCAAGGCGACGAGCATCTGTAGTAGTATTGCTTGAGGAAGGCCTCCAGCTTGTTTCCGACCTTTTCGATGCCGGTAGTCTCAGTGTCGTATGAATCCTTGGTAGTCGGAGGCGGAGTTGCCACTCCCTGCTTCAGCAAGGCAATTGCTGCTTCTTCGAACTCTGGCCAAGGCTTCTCAGCATTGACTCTGAGATAGGTGTTGCTAACGAAGTTCTGTTTGTAATAGGTGAGGACTGCCTGCAGGTCGTTCATGGTCATCTTCTGCAGCAGGGGTCGAACCAAAGATAACCCAAATCTAACGGCTCGTACAAAACTTTCTGCACATGAACGAAGAGCGAACTGGAAAATTGTTGGACACTGTAAAAGTACTCTTGAGCTAGCATCCCGAAAGATGGAAATACTCAGGAGAACGACAGTCAATGACCGCCACAGTTAGGTAGATAATCCAATCCAACGGCTCGTGTGCAAACTGTGGGCAACCCACCGGGCTGCCTCTGGACTATCGATACGCTGAATATTCAGAAAAGTAAACACTTTTAATTGAACATCTGACTTTTTGCTCCATTGTATGGAATGTTCATACTGCCACACCAATCCTTGTAGACCAGGCTTCGACACCTGCAGTCGTAGTTGTGCTTCCTCTAGAGCCAACAGTAATCGAAAACTATCTGAGGAGACTAAAGAGAAAATTAGAAGAACTCTTCAATCCAAGTATCCTGTCAGAAAATGCCCTATATGTGAAAAATTGTTCCGTCGTAAACAAGAGTACTGCAGCAGGTCTTGTGACATGAAATCTAGAATGAGAGATCCTGTCCAGAGGAAAGCAGTGTCTGATTTTATGAAATCTGCTCCTCATAAGGGCTGGAAATCGAGATCGATGTCCTCCTATGCAGAGCTGTTTTGGATTGACATTCTCGCTAGAGAACAAGTCAGCTTTATCCGTGAAAAAGTCATGTCAAAGAAGAGCTTAGGAATTGAATCCTCCGGAAGCTATTTCCTCGACTTTTTCTTTCCTCAATTGAACCTAGATTTAGAAATAGATGGTAGCCAACATCTCAATCCTGTGGCAAAAACCAAAGATGACGAACGTGATTTAATCCTAGAAAGAAATGGGATTCATGTTGTGAGAATGCCTTGGAAGGGATTGACCAGACATCTAAAATTCACATTTTCACAAGTGGAAGAAGTTCTTATAATGGTCGGGGTGAGGCATTTCGAAAGCCCAACCTCATGTTCCCAAAACATGTGCTCTACCCTTGAGCTACACCCCGACATGTTAAACCTTTTCTGCGTGCCGGATTTGACCGGCGTTTCCGTCCTCAATGGACGGCGTGCTGTCCGCTTACGGAATCCTGCCCAGGCGATGCGTCTATAGCCACAAAGTCCAGACATTCTACCTGCTGCCCTTTGTTCTCACCCGTCGGCAAGATCTCAGGCTCTATTGCACTATCGCAAACTTTGGTCGGGATAACTGGATTCGAACCAGCGACCTCACCCACCCCAAGGGTGCGCTCTACCAGGCTGAGCCATATCCCGACAAACTGTGCCGCGTCCGATGTTGTCTCTTGTCAACTTGAGGCTGGTTGGCTCTTCAAGTCACATCCTAGTGCGGCTTACTACGCTCTTCAAACTTTGGTGGACTCGAACGGGATTGAACCGCCGACGCCAACCTCTTCAGGGTTGCGCTCTACCACTGAGCTACGAGTCCACATACAGCAAAAATTGGTCGGCGTGGTCAGATTTGAACTGACGGCCCCTTGTTCCCGAAACAAGTGCGCTACCAGGCTGCGCTACACACCGATGTTACATAGCACAGTTGTCTAGGATTGGAGAACGGAATTGTGTGAGGAATTTCTTCTCACCCTCCTGCTAGAGCAACTGGCGTCGCCCGAGGAGAGGAGTCTTTAGGACTTAACCCTCCGCGAGCCTTGCAGGTTGCGGTCGAAATCGAAATGTTGGTCGCATTCTCATGATCTCACTCTACTGACCTGGTTCGAAAACCGGGTACAAATCGATGATACCTCAGTTTTTGGAAATACGGGAAGAAAAATTTGCCTAGGACATCCAACCACGAAAACGGAGCTTGGTGGGAGCATCCTCTAGAAGCTGTTTGCCCATACGACGCATGGCCTTGGCCGCGAACTTCTTGCGGAATTGACGAGCCTTGCTGGGACGCTTGCAGCTGACGTCGATCTGCTCAATGGAGACGAATTTCATGTCTTCACCTTTTCTGAGCTATACTGAACTCAAGTTCACTGAATAAGTGAAACAGTCGTTGAAAAGTGTATCTTAATCGTTGAAAAGTGTAACCTTGATGCCGCGAGCCTCAGGAACGGTGCGAAGACTTTCGCGAGTGGGAATCAGTTCGTATGCCAGCAGGTCGCCTTCTTCATCGCGAACCACGTTGTCGACTACGAAAGTCACTTCTTTGCGTCCAACAATCACCAGGCCCTCATCGCAGGCATCAGGATAAACCCGCTGGAAAATGCTGCCGCCACCTTGAAGATCGCTCAGTTCGGCGCAAAGGACCGTTTGTCCGTCTTCCGTGGTCTTGGTGAATTTCTGGATGCTAAAAGTTGCCATTTGTCATTCCCTCCCTCATTCTCTACTGACAGAGAACTCGGATCGGGTAACAGACCGCTAGTCCTTCCACTTTCTGTTCTTGCGACCGATCTGCTTCATCCTCTTCATCCACTTGTCCATCAGCATCGAACGATCCAGCTTCTTCAGGTAGTCCACGATCAGGACTCCGTTCAGATGATCGATCTCATGCTGAATGCGGCGAGCCTCTTCACCAGTGAAGGTGCGGCTGAATGGAATGAGCTTCACTTCCGGATCGTCATCCTCACCAATTGCGGTGATCGTGATTTCCCGATAGCGAGGGACTGAAACCCTGATCTGCGGAAGGCTGAGACATCCTTCCAGCTTGGCATCCTTCTCTTCAGAGTGAGCAGTGATGACTGGATTGACCAGTCCTAGTAGCATTCCACTGTTGGACTGATAGACAATGATGCGCCGGGTATCTCCTGCCTGATTGGCAGCTAAACCAGCCGCCTTATGACTATCCACCACGATCTTCATGTAGTGCAGGATGTCGAGCGTGCCTTCGATATCAGCCGGGAAGTCCACCGGAATACACGGATGCAACAGGATTGAATCTGGGTACTGCTTTACTGGCATCATCTCTTTCCTTCTCTTCCTCGACATCCGGAGGGTTGCAATCCGGGCAGGGAATGGTCCCCTTGCTGTTGCTGATAAACCCAACATCCTTACAATGCTTGCATTCGATACTCGGCTGCGGCTTCAAACCCGATCCTCCCCATCATATTACTCTACTGACGACTAGGAAGACCAAACTTTCCTAGAGTACTCTTCTACGGAATGTCCAACAAAAGTAGCTACTGTCTAGAACTCCAGGCTCAGGATATGGTTTCGAATACTGGCCAAATTGGCTTTTGAGAGGATCTTCACTCTTGTTGGAAGGCTGCCACGCAGTTCACTCTCAGAAATTCCAGAGATCATCATCACGTGTTTTGGTTTTGTGGATTCATCCCAGGTCAGGATCTCGTTCAGAAACTCCACTCCTGATACATAGGGCATCTGATAATCGCTCATCACGAGATCAAACGGAACTCCATCTATTGATGCGCGGCGGCAAGCTGATATTGCAGCACCGCCATTCCAGGTTGTCTTGATGTTTTCAGCAGAGTAACCCAGGTCTATGATCATAGTACATAGAGCATCCTGGATTTCCTTGTCATCGTCTACAACAAGGACTTTCACGTCTTTCACTTCCATTGGAGTTTCACCCGTTCTATCAAGAATTTCTGAGCAGCTTCATGATCGTCAAGATTCACACCCTTGATAATTCCAGATTCTACAATTCCGCTCAGGCAGGAAGGCCGTCCGGTCAGGAAATCGAATGAACCGACCGGAGACTTCTGCACAGTGTTGCTTATCCAATCAGCCTCGCCGCCTTGGTACTCGTTGGCGTCATCAATGGCTTGTTGAGCAGAAACAGCGTTCTCAACTTTCTCGGCATCGTAGCAAGTTTGGTAGATGGACACACCCTCTAATCGAACGATTTCGTAGTTGTACACTGCTCCATTCCAACCGTAGACCATCCAAATGGGATTGGAAATTCCCACTTGCTCCGGAGTCTCCAAGTCTACTTCTGCACATACAGCCATGCCGCCCAAGTAACCACAGTCAGGTTCCTGTTCGGTAGAAGTAAACGTGGACCAGTTTTTAGAACTGGGGATCAGGATTGATGACACTTTGAGGCTCTCCTATGAATCGTCTACGCGATCGCTATGAAGAAGAGCTAATTCTGTGGTCGTTCATCACAGGAGAACACAAGGAAAGGGCAGTTGGTGAATCTCGAGGTCAGATTGTGGAACTCGTCATTCGTGTTGAAGAAGTCGGTGACGATCTGAACAGATTTCATTCTGGGAATCAGAACCTTGACATTTGCAGTCCGGACCGCCCCATAGACATGACTGGTGACCCAGCGCGAGAACAAGACTTCGTTCAGAATTTCGCCACCACTCTTGCTGATGAACGAGTAGTCGATCCCAGGAGTCTTGAAGCTGCCATCCTCCTGAGGAATGATGATGCCTGGCGTTGCCGGCCACGAGATGAAGTAGACGCGGGTGCCAGGGATGGTCACGAGATACTTGTCGCCACCGGCTCCGATCATGCTCACATTGAGAGAGTCCGCAAAGGCCGGTGTGCTTCCAGTAGGAGACACTCTCCAACTGTTCGCCATGCCGAACTTCTCAATCATCCGGAGAGCCTTGAGTGCAGACAAATCGTTGTTGTAACGCAGATCATCGAACCGGGTGGCATTCTTGACCATGGTGGCTTTGGACACGAAAGGCGACTTTTCCTTGTCCTTGTAGAAGGCCTCGAGACTATCAAGTTGCTTCTTCGCTTCGGCTGTGTTGTAAGCAAATCCCAAGTATTTCTGCAGGTTCATCAAGACTTGAGTGAACAGACTGTAGTCCAGCAGACCATAGAGATGGTCAAGGATCTGCTCCTGATCGTAGGGAGTCTGCACAGAACGAACCTCTGGTCCCTTCTCAAACCAGACGTCAGTCAATTTTCTTCCTAGAATACCACTCCAATGATCCGTACGACTGAATGGGAGCATGGTGAAAACTCGATGAAATTCCCTTTCTAGGGATTCTTCAGAGGAGAACATACTGATAATTTCCTCTGCGAATTTCTTTGCCACACGTTGATATACTTCCTGCATAGGTTTCTCCCATCACTTGGTAATACTGTGTTGTTAGCTATCATGTGACACATACTAATAAAGACGTCTGTGGGAATTGCGTTTTTCATCAAGTTCACTGTTTTGTGTACCCATTGAACATTTCCCAGTTTGTATCCTAAACTTGTATCTATCCTATCCAACGAAGCTGTAAACTCGTTGAAGTCTGAAGGAGCACTAGGAAGAGTAATCTCTACCCCGGACAGCGCACAACACCTATCCTGGTCAAGTAGTAGAGCATAGGCTTCTTCCTTGCTGATTTCAAATTCGATATTCCTGTACTGAGCACAGTCTTTAATCTTTTTCCAGACTGGCCCAGGAATTGCCCATTTTGGATATATTTCTTTGGGTCTAATCCAACGAGTTTCCTTAATCTGACAGCCACAACTAACCGTTAGTTTATGTCTCAAGTTGTGGATTGAAACCTCCTTAGTAACTCCACAATCACAAGAAACTCTAACTCTTCCTCCAGGACCGGGAACAATGTCGGAAACGACTAGCCTTCCAAATCTCCGACCTATTTCCTTCTTTGTCCTTTCATTAGCGGCTTTCCAGCTATTTTCTTTGAGACTTGCAAATCGGCATTCAGGACTGCAGAACATAGTGTTCACAAAGGAAGGAGATACTTGAAATTCTTTTGAACAAAATTGACAGTTTAGAGTGAATCGATGAAAGAATTTCTTGCTGCACTTTTCTCGAATTGCAGGATCAACATCCAATCCACATTTGGTACAAATCATCAGTAACTCCTTTGTAAGAGGAGCATGAAGTCAATATACGAATAGAAAGTCAGTTCTCACTTTCTAGTCATATGTGTCCTCAACTTTGGCAAAGAATTGTTTGAGAGATTCTACTTCTGGACGTTCGTAGAGCCGATTCTTGTGACCACAAGCCGGGCAGGTGAACTGACCTTCCCCAGAGTTCCAATAGTCCCCTTCAGTGCATCCGGAAGGCGGAGTGTACCAATGTGTCTGAATGTATGTCAGTTGGTTGACAGGAAACTGGGCTCCACATCCGCTCCACTCTCCGCTGCCTCCAGTGATCGACCACCCCAAACAAGTGATCAGTGTGGTCTTGGTGGCTTCACGCTCTCCAGCCCGGAGGATGCGGAGCTTCTCGTTCAGCTTTGCAATCTTGGCCCTGATAGACAGCATCTCTTCAGAAGGAACGATCCCCTGGCGAGAGATTTCTGCATAGGGACTGTGTTCGCCCTTGTGGCCCTTGAGCAGATTACAGGTGAATCCCCACCGGAACTTCGCAATGTGTTTGTAGGGTTCGTCTGGTTCACGAACACTCTCCCGGCAAATTGTTGACCAGTCCATCAGTCGCACCTTCTTGCACAAAATAGACATCGAAGTCCATGTTCTTGGCCTGCGTGACGTTAGAGGCATCCACGTCCAACTCGCATTCTTTGGCAATAGCGAGAGCCTGAGTGACATTGTCGGCCACGACTGTTGCGATCTTCTCGTGCAGGCCAGAGTAGTATCTCAATTGCCACAACTTGCTTTTTCCAATTTTCATCAGCACCTCGTTACTTTTGACATTTCTTACAGTAGTTGCGAAATCCGGATGGTCGGCAGTTACAGCGGTAGAATTCGTCTGTGGGCAAGTATTCTTGATGCCCGCTGCACCAAGCAGTTCCTTGTGGAGCTAAATGATGTCTACCTAGTCTAAGTTTGAGAAGACCTTGGCTTATTTTGGATCTAGTATCGCCAGATCGTTCCTTACCCAACATAGGGTGACTTTTTGCATCCAGTTCTCTAACAGCTTTAGATACCGCACTACGTTGCAGTTGACCATTTGTTTTGCCATAACGATGATTCTTTGCTCCCATCTGAGCTTCACTTACTTTCTTGCGAGCACTTTCAGTTAGACCACAACCACCATCTCCTCCCGGAGTCATGTTGTAGCCATACCCAGCTATGTTGGCTCTATACTGAGCGATATACATCTTTTCTTGATCGGCAAGATCTTGCTTTGAACCTATTCCTGAGGACAAAACGCTAATTTCAAACGTCTGCGCTCCGTATTTCCTCATAGCTCGGTAAAGGTAGCAATCTCCTCTTACAGCATCTCTCAGATGTCTTTGCCAACGATCTTTGACATGTTCTCCCACGAATTTTCCCACGTACACTTTGTTGTTAACTGTATTCGTCACGAGGTAGACCAGCATGTCACAACTCACAAATCTCTACAGCTTTGTCAAAGATTGAGTCATCGTCAGTAAGTGCTCTGAGCACTTCTAAGGCATCCGACGATTCAATACCTTCAACAGCCTCATCCATAACTGAAAAGAAGGCAGACATTTCGCCTGTTTTATTGCCTACCTTTTCCATTCCCTTGTCGGCCATCGTGAAGATAACTTCAAGTGGTTTCACAGGGATAGGAAGTTCCTTGTAAGCCATGCCCTTTTCAGAGAAGGAGAGTAGAGCCAAAGATACCGGGCGATCCACCTCATCCATATTTAGAGCCGCCCTTGCTACTGAGCCAAGATGAATATGTGTTACATTTCCCACTGTAACAGTTTCTTTTCTACTATGGTCATGTCCCCAACATACAAAATCGTAGTCAGTTTCAGCCAAAGCAGGATAACCAATCGGGTTGTAAGGAATGCCTGTGTTACCGAAGGTCGCGTTCTCGGCATCCGGGTGACCATAGGCATGGAGTAATGCTATCCGATAGGTGACGCCCTGAGGACGAGGAGGAGCATCTAGGATAAGTGGAAGGAGCGCGGTCTCGTCACAGTAGGGATAGCCTTCCACCAGTACGGAGATGGTCTCATCACGATTGGTGAAAATGACAGAATTGTTCAAGAGATTCTGAAATGCACCGGAGGCCATGACCACTCCAAGCGGCTGATGGGGAAGGGATTCCAGACTGTCCCAGCTTAGATCATGATTCCCTGGAATGCCCCAAAGTCCAAGAGGAAAGGTCTTCAGAATCTGAATGGTGTGACGAATCAGATTCATGGTGTTGCCTTGAGCTTTGGGCTTCTTGCTGTGGAAAAGATCTCCACCGTGCAGGCCCACGGCCCGGTACTTCACACACATGCTTACCCAGTAACTTACCTTGCCCAAGATCGTGTCGGAATAGTCGTCCGCTCGACGGCCTGGAGGCACCGCGCAGACATGAGTGTCCGTTCCGTAGATGAAATTGATAGCATGGTGATCAATTTGGACTTTCTGGTACATATACATGGTCCTATCTGGTGTGTACCGTATCGTTAACACAAGGAATGAAAACACCTATGTTGGAAGTTCCTACAATGTGCAAGCTCGCATGCAAGTTCATCGCTACGAACTCAAGAAAGGAACTCATCCTAATCCTCACTTACAGAGATCCTGGAACAAGTATGGAGAATCTGCCTTTGTCTTTTCCATGATTGAAGAGGTACCAGTTCCTCATCTCTTGGAACGTGAAAACTACTGGATTCAATACTACCATTCCTTCGAGAGAGAACACGGATTCAACATCCTTCGCTATGCTCACAGTTGTCTTGGATATAGATGGACAGAGGACCAAAGAAGACATCTCAGTGAGAAAAGAAGAGGACATGTTTGTTCCGAGATCACCAGAAAACGAATAGCCAATTCTCACATTGGGAAGCATAGAGAAGTCAAGCCTGTAGAATTGCGACAACGCTGGTCTGAAATTAAGAAAGGAAAGACCAAAAGCGAAAGTTGGAAAGCTAAGATTGGAGAATCTCAACAAGGAGTAAAGAATCATCGTTTTGGTAAACGATGGATGAGTCGTTATGACCATCATCCGATATCAGTTAGCCCGGATGAAATCGACAATTTGATACTCCAAGGTTGGCAGCTCGGAAGAAAGAAATTCAGTTGATACTCAGCTTGTTGATGACTGCCTCTGCCATAGCTTTGGCAAAGGCAAGAGCTTCTTCCTCGTTGTCAAACTTCTTGGTGGTCTTCAACTGCCTGGATCCATGTTCACCTGGCACCAGCGTTACCTCAACCTCTTCCCCATTGACAACAACCTTCATCCTCGTGTCCTTCCTCAACCTTTGTGGTCCCTCGTCGGTTCCAAGTTGAGGTGGTCAGTTAGACCTGTTGAGGCTTGATGTAGGGATTAGGCTCCTCGTCAGCGAACCGAAAGTAGAAACCATGGACAGGAGAGTTGGACTTGTGAGGAATCGAAGTTGATCTTTCGATCTGACGTCCATACGGATCCTGCTTGGTGTCATCTCCCGATACGAAGACAACATTGATGCAAGTGGGACTCCAAACAGCAGTCACAAGAGCATCATGAGGAGTGCCGACCGGGTCATGATAGATTACTGCATGACCAAGCTGAGGGTTAGGGTTGCTGGTTTCCATAGTGTTTGTGTCTCCTGCCACGAAAGTGTACTGCTACACTGGTACGTGGCCTACAGTGTAATGTCAATCAAGAGATATTCTTCTGAAATGGCGGCGGATGTTGGCATATTCAGGAACCATACCAAGAGTAATGATAATTTCAGCGGCAGCTGCTTCAATGATGGCAGCCTCCCCGAATTCAACCATTTGTCTCTCAGCTCCAACAATTCCAATTTCATGAAGAGCATGAATCATTTTGCTAGCTGTGCGAATGCGAGCCATAACCCAGGACTCTTGATCACGGTTAGCAATAGGACGTTGACACATCATCTGTTCCCCTGATGAGGGTGGTTGTGGATCAGATGATTGCTTAGATTTCGATTTCATAGTTGTTACCTCGCAAATCTTGATACAGTCAAGACATTATGACTTCCGGATTCACTTACATGGAAATCATTCATGGTATTTATCAGATACTCAATCTCAGAAACGGGAAGAGCTATATTGGCCAAAGTTACGGAAAACAGGGGATCTTGGGAAGATGGGAGGGACATCGTAGTGATTTACGTCGTGGAAGTACAACCAACACCAAGTTTCTAAATGCATGGAGAAAATATGGAGAAGATAGTTTTGATTTCAGAATTGTCATGGTTATTCCTAACAAGATAGAAATTCTGGATGAAGCTGAAACATATTTCATCAAACTGTTTGATTCCATTGACAACGGATACAATCTTCGAGAAGGAGGTAATTCAGCTAGACATAGTCCCTCTAGTACAGAGAAACTCAAGCAGTCCCTTCATACTTACTATTCAAACCAAGGCAATAGGAACAAGGCTTCCATAGCTCAAAGGAAACGGTTTGCTGAACAAGGAGTTTCTAAGGAGACTCGTATCAAACAATCAAAAAGTCAAACCGGAAGAATTCATCCAGACGAAGTGAGAAAGAAGATACAAGTGGCTTCCTTAACATCTCAGAGAATACGGTTTGACACTCAAGGAGTAAGTGAAGAAACTCGTAAGAAGATGTCTATTCTAAGAAGAGGAGTGAAACCTTCAGAAACTGTTCGTCAATCCAGAGCCGAAGGAGTTAGAAAATTTCATGCCACCCAAGGATTCAGCGAAGAAACCAGGCAGAGAATGTCTGCTGCCCAAAAGAAAAGGTTTGCTAAGACACCTTGATAAGTATAATCTTTCCACTTAGAGTCAGAGAGGAAAGGATGGGCCGGTCATATTCTGGTTGATCTCTCTCTTCTTTATAGATCACCGTCTTCACATTATTGATAATAATGGACTTAAAGCAATCCAAACACGGAACGGCTGTATTAAAGAGTACCAACCCCTCCTGTCTAGGAAGTATGGAGTTGACAGGATGTTCCAGACTCAACTGGGTCAAAGCAGACACTTCAGCATGAACAGTGAGCCGGCAAGTGACCGCTGGGATGCAACCAATCTTCCGGCAGTCACCCTTCAGACCCTCCGGTTTCACGTTGGCTCCCCAGCTGAGAATTGCCAGGTTCCGGTCAGTCACAACACAACCCATCTTTCGACGTTCACATTCAGCCGTCTCGGCAACTTCATCGATGCGATCGAAGATACCTGCGACTGACTGCTCGTCAAATTGTGGGATATTTGGGCTGATCTCATGAGGTTCAGCATCAATCCAGTCAAAGGACCGGGCATAGTAGGCTATGCGATGTCCTGGATCAAGTTCTAGCCTCACCTTGTACGAGTTGAACGGAACATACAATCTTTGAGTGAATTTCATACTCCCTCATACTCTCTTAGGAGAGCTTCTCCTTTGGAGATTTCCTCGGTGATTTCGACCAGCTTGGCAGCCAGCGACTGTTCGAGCTCAGTGGCCTTGGCCTGCATCTCGTCGGCACTCATGTCTTCGGGATCGGCCACGCCGTATTCGCGCAACTTGTTCAGAGCTTCGGAGAGTTTCTGCTCTTCGATTCCGGCCTCGCGAATCAGTTGATCCTTCTTGCCAAGTAGGACCTTCTGTCGGTTTTGGACATCGCGCAGGAGAGTTTGGGTATCGGGCATTCTAGACCTCGTGGATACAGAAACTGGCACCACACTTGGGGCAGGTGACTGAATCCTTCAACCTGCGCTCTTCCTCAATGGTTTTCCTGAGTTCAGCTTCTTCCTCTTCGTTTTCTTCAAGGACATTGATTGCTGACTGCAGGCGCTGCTGACAACTACCCACTGAGGACATAAGTGAAGCGGCTTGTCTTAGATACCCAACCAAGGCTCTGATGTCCTTGATTTCTTCCAACCCGTTATCAGTGTTGGAAATGACGCTATCTACAGCATCGGAGATATGCTCTCCAGAGGCTTTCTTGCTTCTAAGTAGGACTGCTGTACTGTCTAACTGGGCAATCATGCGATACAAGGCGAGTAACTCGCTCCACATATCCCTGACTGTCGATAACCGGGTAATTGCCTGACCAAGCAGCGTGTCGCGCTTCTTGATGATAGCACTCTTTTCCAGCCAAGTTATCAAGGACTGTAAGTTGGCGACCTCGTCCAATGGCGGAGCAGTTATGTTGGAGATTAGTTGGCGAAGTGAATTGAACTTATCCAAACTTACAGCGGATTCTTGATACAAGAAGTTCAAGGTCTCAAATCCCTTGGCTTCGCTCTCTAGCAGAACCAGACCTTCCATGATCGGAGTGACATTGGTCTGAATCTCGGTCAGCTTGTGCTTACGAGTCTCCGCCTCATTGATCTCAGTAGCAATGGACTTCGCCTCTGAGCCTTTCTGTTGAATCCTGGTGTTAGTCTCGCGCTTCCCCATCTCGAGCTTCTCAGTCGACGAGAAGGCCCCAAGGATGGCGTTCATTTGAGTTGGCCCAACATCCTGAAGCATGAACTTCGAATCGTGCTGATTCGAAAAGATGGGGTCGAGCTTTGTGTCACCGATTTCGATGATCCCCATGTTCAGAGCTTTGACTTCATCGGGGATCTCGAGTGCTCCACGCTTGAGGAGCTTGCCATCGATGAGGTACTTGTTGCTGTCGCCGACGGATCGTTTGATAGTGATTTTGTGACCCCCAATTTCGAGGGTCACTTCGGTATCTTCTTCTCCCACCCGGATCTGATCTGCTTCGATCTCATTCCGAATTAGACCTTGCAGAGCACGAACAGCAGCACTCTTGCCGGTGTCACTGTCGCCAACCAGGACGGTCAGTTTTCCCAGGGCCAGTGAAAACTCTTCCCATGGTTGGAAGTTCTTGGCAGACAGTTTCATCAGAAGGTCTCTACATCCCCATCCTTGACATCTTCAACTTCAAACTTCTTGTTGACGAAGACCTCGTCATCATCGAAGGCTGCTTCCTCACCCTTGACATAGGTAGCCAGGGCAGAATCAACCTCACACTCGAACTCGGTGGAGTCGACTGTGTTCACCAAGAGCTTGCGAAGTTCACCCAGAATCTCCGGATTCTGATTGATGACCAGATCCTGGATCGCCGCGTCCTTGGATGCATACTTGATGATGGCCTCGTCAGGGTTCTTGCCGACGAAGTAGGTGCGACCGATGTAGTCGATGAACTTGTAGCGACGTCCCAGCTGGCGAACAGAGATGTTCTCGTCCACTCCAAGACCAGTTCTGAGCCAGAGAGTTCCCTCGCGGAAACCTCCACCGGTCACCTTGTTCTTCAATGAGCGAGCACGAATCTGAGTGACAGCAAAGGGTCCCTTATTGTCACCTGGCTCGATGATGAACGGATCGTCAGCGAATCCACCGGCTCGGAATGCCTTCACGGTCTTCAGTTCCAGCATGTAGGACGTGTTGTAGCGATTCGCCATTCCGCCGGGAAGAGTGTAGGGGAGGTTGGTGAATGATGGGTACTTCTGTGCCCACTTGGCGTCGTTTCCGTCCTCGATGCGTGCTCTCTGCTGGTTGATCATGATGAAGATGCAATCATGCTCAGCAGCGTGAGGCAGAAGAACGTCGTAGAAGTCTTGAATGGCCTTGGCGTGTTTACCCACGGTTGCCTTGAATGCGGCACCCGACTGAATGTCCTTTTCGTCGACCTTGGACTTCATGCGAGGAATGGAGTCAAACACGAAGAAGCGGCAGCCGGCATTCATCAGGTCGATGACATCCTTGGCACTCTGCTCGATGCTGTCAGGCTTCTTGATGAAGACCATGCTCTCGTCAATGCCCATGACCCTGGCATACTTGCTGTTGGTGGTGCGCTCGAAGTCGAACGCTGCAGCAGGCTCGCCGGTCTGACGTTGGTAGTTGGCAATGATCCCCAGAGTGAGAGTCGACTTGCCGGCTCCTTCATTACCGTGGATGTGAATTACACGACCACCATGACAAACCCCTCTCCAGCCCAAGACCTGGTCCATAGTCAGGAAGCCGAACGGAACGAAGGTCTCGTCGACGTTCTCTTCAAGGACACGCCAGTCTCCCTTGGACTGGGCCTTATACTTGAGGAACTGTTCACGACGATCCTGAATGGTGAAGACGCGGGTGTTGATGCTGCTTCCTGCAGATTTCTTGACGGTTGGCGCGGCCATAATCTCCTCGGTTTACTGGTTTGTCAGAGCATAGTGTGCAAGCAGAAGCGCATCAGCCCTTCCTAGATGCCCGATAGTTCTGCCACGATACTCATGGCATAGTTCACTGGCACTGTCCGGATAAAGTTGGACTGCTCTCTGTACAGCAGCTTCTTTCTCCTTGGGCATATCCTTCATGATCTTGACCTTCCAAGTGGCCGGATGCACGAGAGAATACGGAATGTGATAAGCCGAAAGCATGCCTCTCCACAGGCCAAATCCCATGCCAAAGTTGAACATGGAAGTGACACCCTGACCAGGCATCGCCGACACCTTCTCTAATACGCAGGTGGCCTCATCTGCGGAGTCTGCAAAGGCTTTCAATGCCCTTGCCATGTCGATTTCGTTGTACTCGGATTTGTTCTTGGTTCCGCTCTTCACCTGGAACATGGCAGGGTCATAGAATTCCACGGAGGTTACAGCACTGTCCACCACCGTGATGCAAGCTATGGCTCCAGTTTGCCCGGGATCAATTCCTAGATAGACCTTCTTCATTGCTGCTCCCTGTTCGGTGTGAATGGCTTGACCAGAGGAAACGGCTGGGCAGTGAATCCCAACTTGAGTGCCTCCTGCTGCTCTTCTTCCAGTTCACACTCCTTGATGTCCTTGAGCCACTTCTTGCCTTCGCTCTTCCAGTAGAATCCGCCGGTCTTGGCCAGTTCCCGGTTTTCGTAGGACACAATGGCCTCGATCGTCAGCATCGGAGAGCGAGCCATTCTCATGACCTCATCCAACGGATAACGATCAAGGATCACGAGCATCGTCATGACATCGAACAGAGCTCTGTGTGGGAACGGATTGAGGAATCCATGTTCGGCTGCCATGTAGGTCAGCTTCTTGGCCGCCTTGCGAGGCATCTTGAGATCGGTCATGGTATCGATCCAGACCTTGTCTTCGATCTCAAGGTCGTGCTTCTTGCACCACTTGTTGAGGAAGAACTTGTCAAATCTGTTGCCGTTATGTGCACAAACTGCCTCTGCCTGATTGTACCAGCGAAGGAGTTGCTTCAGTCCATTTTCAGATGTGTATCCCTGCTGTTCACACAGTTGTGGCGTGATGCCTGTGATGTTCTGACAGGCCTCGTCCCAGACAGGGTTGATAGGATTGACCAGATACCCTATGGATTTGAGAGGAGCATGTAGTTCAGTACTCCAAAGAACTGCGCCAACTTCAGTGATGGAGTGAAGTTCAGGCTCCATTCCTGAGGTTTCGAAATCTAATCCGAGAATGATCAATCACTTGCCTCAGTGAATCAAAGAGAATAGGAGGGGTTGCCCCCTCCCTTTTCTCCTCTTGGTTAGAGCTCTTCCACGTCATCCAGGGACTGGTCTTCGGCACCGGCCACCAGAGACTGAAGAACGATCTTCATCTCTGCCAGTGATACCTTCTTGCCCAGCTTGGAATTCAACTTCTTGCGGTCCATGAACTTGGCACAAGCCTCCTTGACTTCGGCGACGAGTGCTTCGTTCTGGCGCCAGCGAGCGTTGTCGGTGGCCATGACGAACTTGTATCCGATACCGCTGTCCTTGTGGGTCATCACGATATCGAGGTCAGTCACAACCTTACCTTCGGGAGCCAGTTCGCTGATGTCGCGGTAGTTGGTCTGTCCCAGCTGAACGTATTCAATTGCCCATTCAATGGGAGGAACTCTACCGTGTTCATCCTTGCGATACTTGCCATCCTTGGAAGGAGCATTGGTGTAGTGAAGTACCAGAGCAGCAATCGTCAACTGACCGTCTTCTGCCAACTTCTTGCAGCAGAGGCCAGGTTCATCTTCAGTCGCCAGGCAACGGAACGTGCCCTTCTTGTCGATGAAATGAGTGAGTGCTCTCAGAGGCTTGAGCCAGGGGATGATGGCGAAGCGGACAGCCTTGCCCTTCTCAGGACGGAGGCGATCCAGGCCACCAGAACGGGACATGGTCTTTTCATCTCCCCATTCCAGTTCATCAGCGATGCTGTCATCAGTCGCGGCGGCGGCGGACTTCTTGCCCTTGATTACAGGCTCGTCGTCATCACCTTCGTCTGCTCCTGAGGCAGCAGTCGTCTTCTTCTCAGGCTCTGCGGTCTTCTTGGTTTCAGGCTCTTCAGCCTTCTTGACTTCCGGTTCAGTCGTCTTCTTTGCGGTTACAGCAGCGTCGAGTTCGTCGTCAATTTCAGTGAATTTTGCCACGTTGTTATCTCCAGTGTTAGTTTGGATTGCGTCGTAGACGCTGGGTATTTAATACTGTTACTAGGCTCTAGCCGGCAGATAACTACTTGACTACTTCCAGCTTACGCAGGTCACCCAGCGTGGTGAACTTCACCTTGCGCTTGGTGCTGGTCTGAGTAAGTTCACCGTTGCGGAATGGGTTCTTGCGGAGCTTGCCCAAGTTGTGCTTCACGATCAGCTTTCCGAGACTCGGAACGCGAAGGGTGTAGCCATCTTGGTCAATATGTGAACTCACGATCTGGTAGACGCTGTCGAAGACTGCCTTGGTAATCTTCTCAGCTTCCTTCTTCTCGGTAAGTCCCAGCGCAGTTTGCACGGCAGCGACGATCTGCTCCGGCCCTTCCATCGGAAGTTTTGCCATTGGTTGAATCACCTTTCTCTGTCAGAGAGTAATCCCTGAAGATTGATGATTCTGAATACTGGGAAATGGTGGATTTTGCTAGTTCCATATCTTAGAAATTTGAAGGGCACACACGAAAGCACTGGATTTTCGAACACGCCATTTTGATAAACATCTAATCGATTGGTCCACTCTCCCCAGGTCAAGCGATATCTGGCGTAATCTATTGAATCTCGTTTGACTGATGCCGAACTTACGAGCAGCCGGGAAATCGTTCTCATGGGCAAAGACGTAGCCAACCAAGTCACGATACAATACATTCAATCGATAGGATGGTTCTACTTCCGCTGGAATCCAGTGATTACTTTCCCAGGGTGCTGGCCATAGGGGAGCACTCTTCAGAGGTACATCACCAGTTAGCTGCCACACAGCCTCCCACAGTGCTCCGCGTATGTCTACAATTTCCGATTCACGGCATACCTCACGACTAACTGCTTCTAACTTCTCTTTTACTGGCTTTTCTTCACCAAGGATCTCAGATGCCACCCTCACGAGAGCATTCATTCCTGCTGATCCACTCTCTAAGGGTTGAATGGACCAGATGCCAGTTTTCTTCTTGACATCAGGACTCAGATCAATGCAGTTCGAAGATGTGACTCGCAGGAGGAGATTCTCATCCTTCCCCAGTAAGTCATCATCCTTGACAGTTTCTCTATCCTGGCACACCAAATCCAAGAGTTGTTCAGCGAACCGGATCTGCGCTCTGTCGAACCCAACCAAGATGTTGTTCTTGGACCTCGACTTCTTGCTGATCAGGAGAGGAACCTGAGGGAACTCAGTGGCGGTGTTGTTCTTTACTTTGACCATGGATGCAAATACTCAGGAGCATGAGTACGGACCTCTGCGATCCGCTTGTCTTCGATCTCAACTTCTTCAGTCGCGATGCGAGCCTTGATTGCCAGCACCTTGTTGATAATCCAGCTTCCAACAGTGGCTTCCTCTCGATAGTCAGCCATTCCCAAGATGTCCAGGAACCCATCCTTCCGGATGATCTCCATCTGCTTGAAACCCTTGGCGTTGGCATACACTCCGACCGCGAACCCGCCATACTTGCGGACCTGTTCGAAGGCATAGACGTCGCTGACTCCATCACCAACATAGATCATGTTCTTGTATGGAATGAGGTACTGCTCCGGAGGCAAAGGGACACAGGCGTCGTAGAAGAATTCAGCACAGCCCTTGGCGATCTCTTCGAGCACTCTGACCTTGTCAGAGGGGAGCAAGGTCTTGGCTACAGAAACGATGTGACCCTGTGGAACTCGCTGAGGCTTGCCGTCGAGACCTGTCTCCCAAACGTAGTCAAGGAACTCCGCTCCTTGGATGTTCTTGTCCTGCACGATAGGCTTGATGGACGGGTGCTCAAGGAGCATGGCCCGGATGCCAGAGGTCACAATGTGGACTTCGGCGCCAAGTTCATCGAGTTTCTTGATGATCGTGTCAAGGCCAGGGAAGGTGGGTATCTTGCAGCCAATCTCTGTCAAACGAGGATTGTCGAGATCCTTCATCGTCCCATTACAGGCACATTCCACAAGATAGTTGAGATACTCATGCTCGACGAAGACGCGGGTGTTCAGGTACTTGGTGTCTTCGTGAGCGCGGCGGTGTACTTCTTCCCAGAAGGTTCGTTCGGGGATGCCATAATGAGTAAAGATGGGACCCTCCATGTACATTGGAGAACATGTATGGTCCCAATCTAAGACGACGGCAATTCTCTGTTTCATTCGTCTCTATTACTGGGTGATTAGTAATCCTTGTCTAACTCCTCAGAAGAAACCTTCTTCAAGTGAACCGTTGCTTTGATAGCCTTCTGAGTCTCCTCCCAGTACTTGTCCACTGAATGAGGGTCAAGTCCGTTGGCCTCGGCATACTTCTCCCAGAACTCCTCAGTTCTCGTCGCCTTGAAAGCATCGATAGCTTCCTGCTGTCCGGAAGTGTACTTTGGCTCCGGAGCTAGGATATCGTTCCAGCGATCGATGGTAAGAAGGAAATCAGGTGAATTCTTGCCACATCGTCCAGCAAGGCAGTAACCTGTGATGACTGGCCAATCCTGATGAGGATCGTATGGCCCTTCAAGATGCCACATCACGTCAAAGCGAGGAATCATACTCTCCCCGGAAGTATTTGAATCAGGAACAGCATACCTGGTATCTCCAAGATTCCAACCAGACCAAGACTGAGGAGGATTGTTTTCCAGTGAAGAATTGGGACAATTATCAATGAAGTCGCTGCCGATAACGACAGGTTTGTCGGATTTCAACTGAGTGACGACGTACTTCAATACATAGATGTTTAGTGAGCCTTCAACATACCGCTGATACAACCAGCCAGTCTTACGCTCGTACCAGTGATCCCAGTAGTCGTTCTGCATAGTGTGAGACAAAAACTTATCGCCTTGTCCACAGAAAGAAAGAGCCTGATGAGGCCATTCAATCTTCTCCTCAGTCTTTCCGTAGATCTTCACATTCACTAAAACAGTCCCAATGGAGGTATCTCCGTTTGAAGACTGAGATCCATCTATTATATAGATGAGAGGTACATTTCCTAGAGGAGTTCCGGCACTATGCCGAGAATCAACGATATGATCCATCATGTAACTTACGTGTTGGGCATGTTCCTTTTCTGGATTGGCCAACCACACCATACCCCAGATAGTGAAAATAACCACGCCCATTGCCAGCAAACTGAAGACCTTCAGCACATAGAAAGCTAGTTTGAATGGTGCCAGTAAGAACGCTGCTGCTTCTCCAAGCCAACTAAACTGTCCCATGATGTATCCCTCCAAGAGTATCTACCACTCTGGAAGGCGGATCGGTTACACAAGAGCCAGTTTCGGCCTCTCCTTTTGAAATGCACGATGTGAGTCTGACAGAATTTCAATAAACTTCTGAATGTCGACCATGTGCCAGTACACGCGAGCACCACAGGGAGTCGTCTTGAATTCGAAACCTTCGTTTTCGAACAAGCCAAAGGCACATCCGACTGCAAGGAAAGTGTCCACCATCTGACCCATCATCTTTCTGACAATATCCTCGGTCTCTGCCCTGTTGACTTTCCTGCCTTGCTTGTCAGCCGTCACTGTGAACTTGATCTTGGCGAGTACCTGATCCAAAGCACCTCGATTGGTGTCCTCCTTCTCAAGATGATTCAACATGACCATGAGGATCTTCCGGAGAAGAGGCTTCAGTCTTTTCTGCTGGTTGTATACTTGCTCGAGCACTATATCCTGCACAAGCACGGCCACTCCGAATGTTCCACCCCATTTGCCATCCTCACTTACCTGGGAAACGGCCTGATTGAACTCGGTCAGAGTAGGCATCAATGACCACTTTTCTAGAAGTTCCTTCTCCTGTCTGATGTATTCGAAAAGGCGATTCTCGTTTGGTTTGTTGAGATCAAGGTTGCTGCTGTCAATGGAGGCAAATTCCTTCTTGGCCTTAGCAGCGATCATCTTCTGAGTGTGCAGAACTCGAGAAAGGTCATCCAAACTCCGGATGACCACCAGAACTTTCGGCGGCGGAACCAATTCCTTCTTCTTCATGGTCTCTTTTCCTAGGTGGAACCCTCAGCATACGACAAACCAAATTCACCATCGGTCGGATCTGTTCACATACATCGGCAGGAAGATTTCCCACCTTGACGCAGAAGTAGAATCCGTTGTAAACGTCGACTGTCCAAGTCACTTCGCGAGTCGAACCTGTGATTCTGTAGTTTGGTGCACCGGCATCCGAAAACCTCCACTCTCCCCTGAGAGGTTCGTCAAGAGGGATGGCCACTTGGAGAATTCGCCAAATGGTTGTCAGTTCGGAGCCGGTTGGCCAAATGATGTTCTTGACTCTTCTCATAACAGATAAGGGTCGATCACTTCATTGAGAGTCTTGTCCAGCATGTCAGTGGACATTACAACTCCACCATTCACAAGACCGGAATCTGAAGAAACCCCAATCATGAATGGAGGGACGTTGCTCCGCCGCCGATTCTTGCAGGTGCCCAGCTTGATCTTCTGTTGGGCTTCTAAGTCTGAATCCGAAAACGTAAACATACAACCATCAAGCGACTTGTCGAATTCGGAATACTCGTAGACTCCCTCCATCTCCCATTTTCCTTCGTGCTTTTGAGCATCAGTGTATCCATCTCTATTGCCCTGAACTGGAGTCAGCAGACAGATCTTGCGCTTGTTTCCGAAGTTGAGGCACCACGATTTGGCATTCTTGATGAGACCGTTCATGACCTGGCGGTCTTGGCCCTTGGAGTACGAAGTATCGAGGAGAGTGAAGTAGTCGATGAGCAGTAGATCCACCGGTGCAATCTGTTGCTGAAGCTCCACCTGAGCCTGAACTCCTTCCAGGGTACACTCGGAAGGTTGGCGAACGATGATATCCCCAGGAAGATTGTCAAGATCAGGTGCGACCACATTGAAGAGAAAGTCTTCCTGATCCGGAGTGAGATTGCCATCCTCAAGGTCATTGATGGAGATCTTGATATTGAAGTCCTTGAACTTCTCGTGATGACTGTGAATCACCGCATAGATGTTGTTTTCTTCCTCACAAGATTGCTCCAAAGGGATGTGCATCACCTGGAATCCCTGGTTCGCGACGTTGTAGGCAATGGTGCGGCACAGGGAAGATTTACGCTGACCAGCGTATCCTAGAACTCCCCAGAAGTTGCCACGCTTGAATCCTCCAATGATCTGGTCAATCGCCGCAATACCCGTCTTCATGGTTAGAGAACCTTTCAAGTTCTCCCTCTTGGCCAGGTTGTAGTTGTCACGAAGTTCGCTGGAAATTGCCTTGATGCTTCCGCCCACACTCTTCTGCTGAGAGGTCAGAATACCATTCTGAATCTGACCCAGCAGGTATACGAGGGCATCCTTGTTTCCAGCCAGCTTCTTCTTGGTCTTGGGATCCTCAACTGCACCATTGGCAATCTTCTTGGTGGCCTCTATAACCGCATTGAGTTTCCAGTTCTCAAACTCGTCAGTCTTGTCACGCAGGACTTGATAGAGATCCTGAGCATCGAATCTCCTCAGTTCAGAGGCGGACTTCAGATCCTGGTAATTGGACAGAGCTTCTTGCAAACCCTCGCTCTTGTCCTGCTTGAGGACGATGTCCTCAATCATCTTGTAGGAGGGAGCTTCCCGGTGGGCTGTCCAGAAATTCCAGATCAGTTGCATCAGGGGAAGTTCGTAATCGGGCATACAAATGGCCCGAATCTGAACCATGTTGTCGGATACCCAGCGAAGGTTCGCTTTCACGCGCTCGGATTCCTCTGGGGAGGAGTCCTTACGCAGTAGAGAGTGGAATAAATTCCAAAAATTGACCGTATCTGCCATAGAAGGCGAGCACCTTTGGCTCGCCTTCTCCAATACTTGGCAGGTGAGTTTTGCTAGTAGTAACGGTCACCTTCATGGCGAAGGCTGTCGGACTTGGTGCCGAACATTCCCATCTTGTCCAGTGCTTTGTAGATATTGCTCCTGCTTTTTTCGTAGGCAGCAAGGATGTCACCACCCACTGCCTTGCGGACGGTGGGAACGACCCTTCCAAGACGGTCCCAGGCTACATCAGGCCCATTGGTGGTCAGAACTTCGTACACAATCTTCTTCTCCAGCTGGAGCCGGGGATTCCTCTGTCTCTGCAGGTCACTGTAGGAGCCGTAATCTCCTGGATCCGATGACTTGGCTAGACCGATGCTCCTGGGATACCTCTGTGCGATTTCCTCGAGAGACTCGACAGCGGCCTTCCTCTTCAACAGAGGATGCTTCGCGCTAGATTCCTTTTCGCCAGAATAGAAATCTTCGTCCTCGATACTTCGTAGGAGGCAGACCATCTTCTTCTCTTTTGCGCTCTTGATCGAAGAACTCCTGCAGGGGAACTTTTCTGATCTCAGGCTTGCCCTTCTCAGAAAACTCAGGTGGAACTGCACCCTTGGGACTTTCCCCAATAGCCTCCGTCTCCTTGCGATCGAACTCGCGATCCATGTCCTCGCGCCAGCCGGCAATCAAAACGAACTTCTTGGAGGAGGATTTCCTCATCTTGTTCATTGAGCGGAGATACTCAATCAGCTGCTTCTCTTCCTCTTTTGTTGTGTTTTCTGGGATCATCATCGAAGACCGGCCTTCGTGAAGAACTCGATACTTCGAAGGCTGACCCGTTTCTTCTCTCCTCCGTTCGTGTTCAAAGAACTCCTGCATAGGAACCTTACGGATCTCTGGTTCTGGAGGAAGGTCTTTCTCCTTTTGGTCGTATTCACGTTCCATTTCGTCACGCCAGCCAGCTACCAGGACGAACTTCTTCTTGGCATAGACGCTCTGTCGGGGAGTAGGAGTTCCTCCTCCCATGATGGCCATTATCGGAAGTGAACTCCAAATGCTGATTGATGGGCAGACAAAGGTGAAGTTGCTTGCACCTCTAGTGGCTTTCCACGTCTTTCCATCGGAATCACGAAAATCGATCTGATCATCCATGGCCAATCCACGGAGAGCATTGACCGTCGACGGATTCATCTTGGGGATGACACTGTCATCACGCTTGGGCCTGGAAGGTCCAAAAATCCCAGCGGTCTTCTTCAACTCATCGAAGCCACGATTGCATCCATGGCAGTAATACTTATGTGGAGCCTCAGCTTCCGGATTCTCGATGTAGACCGGCTTGTGGCCGCATAGAGGACAAGGTTCCTCAATCAGTGAACCCTCAGGAAAGATTGGCTTCAACGGCATAGTGACTCCGATCACATGAACATGACTCCACGAGGATGCCACACAACCTTACCGATGGTCACTCCTGGCATGTAGTCTTCTTTGATGGCTGCATTTGCAATGGCTCTGGCGTGCTTCTCGTTCTTGGCTACAACGTCGATCTCTTCACTCATGTCCTCATCATCTTCTCCCGTATCTGGATCCTTGAAGGTAGTGAAGATGGTGTAGGTGTCCATGTCATTGGGATACGGGTACTTCTTGTCGAAGTATCCGCGATAATCACCTTTGACTGCTTCTTCACTTCTTCCCAACTCGATCTGTGGAAGATTATCAGGACGGAAAGGATCTTTCTTGACCCGAAGGACGTTCTTCACCTTGGAGATGAGGTCGCGAGGACGAGTCCCATCGTCACCCATGCGAGACTTCTCATTGGTATAATCCCAGGTGCCAAGATCCAGGTTGAGGACTACCACATGTTGATCTTTGCGAAACTCTGAGATGTTGCCCTGCCACTTCTTTCCTCCACCAAAGGTTGCTCGGAAAGCTGGATCTTTGGGATCCTGCCTCTTCTCGGTGAAGCCTTGAGACAACAGCCACTTCTTGGCTTCCTCGGGAGGGATAGGAGGAAACTGAGGTGCGGCGGATTTCTGTAAGAGTTTGCTTTTCAAAGGTTTTCCCTCTACATTCTGAGTTCGTAATTCACTTCTTATCTAGGAATCAATGCGTTGACCCACCAGCGAGGCAACATGCGACCCGACCGGCGGAGGAGGTTCTCGAAATCAGCATCGAGCAGCCATCCGTGAGCCTTATCTTCCCGGGAACGAACCACACGACCGAACTCCTGAACGATCGCCAGCAGGGTCATGTAGTCATACCAGTCCTTGTCGCGCTTCATGCGCGCTTCGACATAGGGATCGATGTAGAGGAAGGGAACCTTGATGACGATACAGAAGCGACCCAGATCTTCATTCAGATCCAGACCCTCAGTCATGGACGGAGAGATCAGCACCGTGTCATCTTCACGCTCAGCATGCTCAAGGACAGCGGCCTCGCGGCTGCCAGTATCGCTCGTATGAGTCACGACCCGGTATCCGTGGCGAGTGGAGCGCAGATGGATGATCACCTGTTTGGCAAATTCGTAACTGTTGGTGTGGATGATTCCCTTCTTGCCGGAGTACTTGTCTAGTAGCTTCTCCACGAAGAGTACCATCTTGGGCATGGTGAGTTCCCGCATCCGCATGCCAGTTTCCTTGTCAACTCGAGCCGCCATGCTACCAATCTTCTGGAAATACACCGGACGATTCTCGACAGGAAAGTCACTGTCGATTCGAACACAGATTGCGTCAGCTGGGTTGATGCCCAGGTTGCGCATGAAGAAGTTGAAATCGAGGATGGTCGCGCTCATGATGACCACCATCTCTGCCTTGTCGAACAGAATCTCATCGGCGAACATCGTGGCAGTCAGAGGCTTGATGAGCAATTCTTCCTTGGTTCCACTCCTCTTGTTCTCTTCGGTTGTGAAACAAAGCCAGTTCAGCATGTCGTCGGAAGCCATGAACCGATTCAGCCGGCAAATGAACTTGTCCCAGCTATCGAGCTTCTTGATCAGCTTCATCAGGTCTTCACGATTCTTGCCACCTTCGAGATAGGAGATGTCTGAATCGATGCGAGCCATCTCAATCTGATTGGTGAGATCAGTCATGTGCTGTTGAGCAGTGGGAATGAAAGTTTCCGACAACCACTTCTTGCACTTGAGATTCTCACCAGGCTTGAAGGTCGGGATGCGACCCAGGCCCAACTCTTCAGTCTTGTAACGAGAGATGACCGTGTCAGCGAAACCTAGAACCTGAGACTCGGTGTTATGACCTTCGTCAAGGATCAGCATCTTGCGATTCTTGAGCTGACCAGCATACTGGGTTTCGTTCAGATAGAAAGCGAAATTCGTTACACCAATGGGGTTGTCGATGAAACGCTTCTTGGCGATCTTGTAGGGGCAGTCCATGCAGCAGGATCGATTGTCACCCTCTTTGCTGGCGTTGTTGATGATCGCCGCAGAGTCACAATCAGTATCGTGTGTTGTGCACCAGTAATTCGCTTTGCCTTTGAGTTCCAGCAGACCATTGATCTCGAAATCCTTCATGTACTGAGCGGTCAAGGTCTTTTGTGGAGAAAGGATGTAGGCACCTGGCTGAGTCAGCGGGTGATCGACTTGGAGAGTCTTAGCCCAGGACGCGGCGGCCATTGCAATGCCAGATTTACCAGAGCCGGTCGGAGCCTCGATGATGACGAACTTCTTGTGTTCAGCATAGGCACGAGTGATTTCATCGAGTGCCACATCCTGAGCAGGTCGAATCCCTGGAAACGGAAAGTGATCCCTGATGACTGGCGAATTGAGCCAGGCAAGGTTCTTCACTGTAGGATTCAGTTGCACCAGGTCAGTTGCCATCTTCCCTCCACGTTCATTCTACTGTACGAGAACTCGGATCGGTTATCAGATTACTCGAAAACAGTCACTCGTACAGGAGAAATCCGAGATCAGATGTTTTTCAATCATCTTGCTATCTGACTCTGCAAACGAGAGGGTTAGATCATCAGCAAGTTTGTTGAGTTGGAATCGAAAGGCCACCAGGTTCTCAGGACTGGATGCCATAATCTTGATACGCTGGATGTAGTTGTTAGAGACAGTCTCTGGGAGAGTTGTAAGACCGATTAGTTCTTGCACCTCAGTCAATCTCGGGAGCGGAAAGTCCACATGATTTATCAGACAGGTGAGCTTGGCCCAAGAGCGAACCCTGTACGAGAGATCCTCCCATCTGGGAGCATCCCGCATAGCAAGATGGTACCTGATGTCTTCCTCCATCTGGTGAATATGGAGGTAGTCCAGGCAATTCTCTAGAGACTTGGCATCCAAGCTCAGAAATCTAGCTCTCCGGCGTCGCTTCTCTTCCCGGACCTTCTGTAGAGAACAGACCGTAGAGTCTGCAATCCCCAAGGCACAGTTCACCAGTTGATCGTACTGAACCAGAGCTAGACTTTTCTCGTCGAATTTCTTGCCTTGTTCGAGCAGTGAATCGCGAACCTCGTAGAAGTTCTGAACTCCAAGGCTTTCAACGGTCACATTGGACATGGTATCTATTACTTTTCATCACTCAGAAGAGATTGCGGGTTGGCAATCTATTTGGTCGATTTTTAAGCTCAGGGAACTCCGCCAAAGCCTCGCCATCCACTGCGATGTTGGCCGGATTCGGAGAGTCTTCAACCTTCTCGCGCTGCTTGTTAGTGTCGCGCTGATTGGTCTGATTCTCCTCTTGAACAATTCCCGTCGTGTCGTACCCATATGCCTTCTTGAGCAATTTTGAACGGAATCTGAAACCGGCTGTGACGACAGTGAAAGTCTCTCCAGGTTTCGACTGTTTGGAAGCAGACACTTGGGCATTGCTGTCGCTTGTCGATATGAACTCCCAAGTTCCAGCAAATTCACCATCCAAGTAATATGTGGCGATGTATTTCATGTCTGTCCTCTAAGAAGAGTACTGTAGTCTCTGTATATGGCCGAAATCATCATACTCGACGACATGGCTCGATACAATGCACACCTTGCCAAGTGTGATCAGTGTTGGTATGCTAGATTTTGCTGGGATATGTGTGATAAGGGAAGGGAATTACAGGAGAAATCGTTTGCGATAAGAGTTTTGGCGACCCTGATGGGATTTGAACCCACGTTCCCGGCTTGAGAGGCCAGTCTCCTAGGCCATCTAGAGGACAGGGTCGTATGTGGAAAGTTGGTAGCGTGTATGGGATTTGAACCCATGATTCCCTGCGTGAAAGGCAGATGTCCTTGACCACTAGACGAACACGCCACAGTCAAATTCTATCCCGGATGATTGAGTCGTCCAGCGGTGTTTTCCTGGCATGGATAACGCTGAACAGTTCGACCCGGGAATTTCTGGTGGAGATAACTGGAGTCGAACCAGTGGCCTCCGCAGTGCGAGTGCGGCGCTCTCCCAACTGAGCTATACCCCCGAAAAACTGCTACAAAACTTTGGTGGAGACAGAGGGGTTCGAACCCCCGACCTCTTGCTTGCAAAGCAGGCGCTCTCCCAACTGAGCTATGCCCCCACGATGTCAGACAACAGCGCCTGACGGATAAATTCATCAGCATGAGAGGCGTCGAGTCGAGCCAAGCTCTGATCTCGTCCCTCTGGTTCATACTGCCTTGAAGTCTTGGTGGAGATGACAGGGTTCGAACCTGCGACCTCAACGCTGCCAGCGTCGCGCTCTCCCAACTGAGCTACACCCCCACTATCACGAAGATACCACTGTGCCGCAAGCCTCTTGTGTACGCTATTCAAATCGGCATCCAAATGTTCCTTCATGGTTCTCTCCATACTCAATCTTGGAGCGGGTTTCCAGGTTTCCCTGTTTCATGAACTGGCTCCATCCTGCAGGAACAGATAACCAGACATGCTTCCTTGCGGAAGCCCGCATATCAAAAAGTTGGCGGGGCCGACGAGACTTGAACTCGCGACTTCTTGCGTGACAGGCAAGCACTCTGACCAGCTGAGCTACGACCCCGCATTGTGCTTGTCATATATCTGAAACAGATCAGAGATAGCCAAGCCAGAAAACTTTTCAGCAAATGCAAATACTTCGGATAGATCACTTTCAAAAAGGAAAGTCACATTTGGATGAGCCTTTTGTTTTGCCTCAGTTTGAGCAGAAGGCCATCCCTTGATTTCTATGAGTTTCCCATCCACTTCAAAGTCAGGAAAGAATTTCTTAAAAGATCCTTGGAATTCGTACTTCAACCCCAGCCTATTTCTCTGGATTGATTTCCCATTTTCTAGACACCAAATCAAGAAAGCACATTCCCAAGTTGATTGAACTAGAAATCCTCTGAATCTTCCTTGTTTTCCTCTTCCTCCCTTTTCTCGAAAACCACCTATCCTATTTGAGTTGTGAATACCCAACATCCGAATCATTCGTACACAATCATCCGAGCAAGTTATCCTCCCCTTTAAGGAAGGTTTCCCACAATATTTGCAAGGAACAGGAACTCGATTTCTGTCCCTTTCCTGCCGCTCTTTGCTTCGTATCTCTAGGATTCTCTTGTGACTTTCAGGACTCCAAGGATTCCTTGAAGCAAAACTACGAGCACAGGATATCTTGCAAAACCGTTCTTTCTCTCCCTCCTTAATCTCTTTTTGGAAGGTAGTGTTACAATTCTCGCAAACAAACTGGCAAGTGATCCGATTATTACAACAAGGTTTCTTAATTCTAGGTCGCAGAGAACAGTTCCGGATATGCGCTCCCCAAACTTGACCCCTTTCGTTCCCCCTCATCAATCTGCACCACTGGCACTGACTCATGATTCCGACCTCCTATAATCAAATAGGAAGTCGGAATTCAAAGAGCGGGTAGTCAGATTTGAACTGACGCATGATAGAGTGGAAGTCTATTGCCTTACCACTTGGCGATACCCGCAACTTGTACAACAAAATTGGAGCGGCGGATGGGATTTGAACCCACGACCTCTTGCTTGGCAAGCAAATGTTCTACCACTGAACTACCACCGCTCATCTGACGTGAATGAGTTTCGATTCATGTCTGGAATGCGCCCCCATAAACCCACCGCGATTGCCCCAATGGGCTTATGGTGGAGCAGATAACCCAAACACATCGACTCACGTCATAAATCTCTGCACGAACGAAAAGTGAACTTCGTTTTTTAAGGCGTCCTAACCCCTAGACGACAGCCCCATGATTTGGCGGGGCCACCAGGATTCGAACCTGGGTATCCTCCTTGACAGGGAGAACAAAATTCTGACGGCTCGTGCAAAACCTTTGGTGCGCCGTCAGGGATTCGAACCCCGGACCTACTGCTTGTAAGGCAGCCGCTCTAACCGGACTGAGCTAACAGCGCACATCTTAGTACCAAAACGAAAAGGACAGCCGCTTGGGCTGTCCTTGGTTGAATCTCGCTGAAGTTTAGCTGATTCGCACCAAGGACAGATGCCCGGTATCCACGCCCTCCGCTGCTTCAGCGGCGACGACCGTTGCAACTGCTCCGACGAATTCAACCATGCTCTTCATGACAATCTCCATAATACTACGGATTTGCTCTCCGTAAACTACTATTTTTGCCACCAGGCAAAAGATTTCGCGTGTAGGAGGATGATAGCCCAGACACTGGTGACCAGATGTGACTATCACCACTACACGCATCTCAAACTTTGCGACGGAGTTTAGCACCCTCTAAAGTGTCGCTCACTCCATCGTTCAGGAAGGTTTCGCACTTTCGCGTACACCTACAACCCTGTCATCTAGGACATCGCTGTTATGCTAGTTCATCGAAGCTCAATTTGTCGGCGACCCGCTCTGGTCGTCCTGCGCTTCTGTTCGATCTTCCGACATGTTTCCATGCCTACCGTCTTCGAATTTCAGACCGCTCTGGTCGTCCTGCGCTATCGCCTGATTACCTCTACGGAGCAACTTGGGAAAACGGGTAATCCTTGTCATCTTTGATGATTTTCACTTCAATGAGAGAGTCTTTAAGCTGATCGTAAACCTCAGGCGAGATATTGACACAACCCTCAGTCACGTTCCTTCTCTGTAAAGGATCAGCGGAATCCAATCGTTCCTCACGATGCTGAGAAGGAATTAGAAGCCACGTTCGATGGATAGCATACACTCTGTCTGGTAGCTCATCAAACACAAGAATGTCTCCGCCGTAGCCAGGAGCCTTAGTGCTTTTATGAACCACGGAGAAATCACCAGTCGGAGTTAATCTGCCGACCAAGGCCGGGTAGCAGTGGCCTTGGAAACAGATCAACGCCGAGTTGAGAAGAATAAAAGCGACGATCATTACTGGCTAATCTTCTTGGTTTCTTGTGGAAACACGGTGTAAGCAGGAACAGGAACAGGAGTTGGAGACGTAGCTGTCGCCGGCACTGGTGATGCTGGAGGCATCGCAACTGTGGGAGTTGTCACAACCTGAGGAGGAATAATGGATTGTGGCTGTTGTGTAACTGGCGCTGCTGGAGATGATGCGACGACTGGATTCGTCATCTCGGCCACCTGAGCATCGGAGATTTGGACAGCCATAACGATCAGACCTTCTTTGTAAACAGGTCCTGCTGTCGCATGGTTGAGACCAGTTCCGGCACTGTATGCCTGAGATCCCGTAGCAGCGGAGCCGGTCAAAGCTGCACCGACCGCGCCCATGCCAACTCCCCATCCCGTGGTTGTGGTGCTTGTCGTTGTCACCTTCTTAACCAAGAAGATACCGTTCGCATGCATGTGCAGCGTCTCGATCACCGCCTTGGCAATCACGTCGATAGTGTTGGATTTCTTTCCACCTTGAAGGAAGATGTACCCAACGCGAGAAAACTTGGAGTCATCGAAAACCAGGATCGGTTTTCCATTTTCCTCAACGATTCTCCCATCCTTACCGATGAGTGCCTTCGTCGGCAGAGACTTGAGAATTTTGCAGGTGCTGAACTGATAACTGCCGTCAGCCATCCTGTTGACTCGTGCCGACACCCCTCCGTTGTACATCTGCTTGGCCTCGCCGAGAGTGATTTCTTCGGGCAAAGAGACCAGGTTATCCATGATATTGGCGCCTGTGCTCCACGGCCCCAGATACACTTCCACTGGCGCTTGATAGGGTGCTACTGGTGATGCAAACCACCGACCCGTACTCGGATCAGAAGCTGCATAGTTTTGGTTGACCACCGACGATGACCCTGCTGTTGCTCCCGATGTTGCTCCGGATGTCGTCATAGTCTGTGCGAATGTCGTAGCCACCGCGAATGCCATTAATGCGATTGTGGTAGCAGCAAGTAACCTCTTCACGTTCATAAATCTCCTTTATGTAGGTGGGAGGTTATCCTCCCACCCATCATTGTTGAGGTCAAAACGCAGTAGAACTACGGCTTGAAAGTGGGAGTAATGGACGATGTCGACACTGTGGAAGCAACGCTGGTAACAGAGTAGCCTCCGTTCACCCCAGCGATGAGCGTATTGCCCTTGCCAGTGGTGGAACCGGAACCAGTAACCACATTTCCAACGGTCGGAGAAGGGCCATTGCCGGCGTACAAGAATGCACCAGAGGTAGCGGTGCTGCCCTGTGCTCCGTTGCTGATGTCACCATTCGAAACTCCGGCCACGGTCTGCATGGAACCGCTGCCACTGACAGCCGCAGTGTATCCGTTATTGGCATACACAGCTACGCCAGCGGTGTTCTGGGTGTTTCCAAATGTGGTCGCGCTATGGTCGGTGAGAGATCCATTGACCGTCGAACTGCCGGTGACCCGTGCTGTTCCGTTCGCGCCGTCGTTGTACTGCCATGAACTGGTGGGAACTGCAACATTCGTGCCGGTGAACGAAGCCGCACTGATCTGACCGCCACCTGCACCATAATAACCAGCCGAATTGGTCTGGTTAACGACAGCGTTGTTGATCTGGGTCGTACTTCCGGATACGACGACGGGATTCTGAGCAATTGCCATCGTTCCGGCGGCAATGAGCGCAGCAATGGTCAACGTGCTAAATGCAAACATCTTTTTCATAAACTCTCCTAAAGCGAGACGCTGGTTGTGAGATTACCTCGATGGGCAATCTAGTGAACTACTTCGCGATTCCGCGATAGGATCTTACGGCATCGCACTACGGAACTTCTACGAGTATCAATTTCAAAACGGGTACATCCTGCAGAATGTTTTTCATAATTTTCATCATGTAGGATTATCTCTTCCAACGCTTTCGTTGGCGACCGCTCAGGTCTTCCCGCGCATCAGGTTTAGTCCTTGTGAGATTGCACCCTGATCGCACTTGGTAGACCGGCGCTGGTCGCCCAACGAGACTCTACGCAATAAGTTATGGAAACGGTTACAGAGCAGTATCCTTCGGAGGCTGAGGCTGCTCTTTGGGAGGCAAGCTAGCAGTCTTGAAGACCGGAGGAGGCAAGTTGGCAGTGAAGCTCTTGAAGTCTGCAATCAGCAAATTCAAGAACTTGTAGATGAAGACGTACCAACCGCTCGATGCCGTAGTTGGAACTGGCAGAGACTGAATCAAAGCTGAGGCAACCTGATTTACCACGTAGAAAATCAGAAGCCATTGGACAGGAATTGTTGTCGACATAAGAACCCCCACTGGAGAGGGGTTGGAAATCAAAAAGAGGGTGTAAGAATCCTCCTCCACAGAGAATCCCTACACCCTAACCCGCAAAATACTTCAAGTTTCTTAGACCCGCTTCTCACCATGAGGCAGTTGCTTCAACGTCCACTTGGCGATCAGTTCGTCCATCATCTCAATACTGGATTCGACCTGTCTCTGCTCGTAAGTGCACCTGGAAATTGCGCTGGTCCGGATGTGTTCGTACCGGGTTGTGCCACGAGCGTATTTGCGAAATTCGTTGTTGCCATTCACGCGAACGATTTCGGTCTGTTCGTCAGCAACCTGATTGTGAAGGTCCAGGATGCTCTGAATGAGCTCATCGCGCTTCCTGTTCAGAGTGATCTTGTAGGCTTCGCATCCTTCTGTACCCAGTTCGTACGGCAGGAATCCAACGCCAGGGCAGCTACCAACGCGGCAACCGTAGTAGTGGCCGGTGCCACCGGAGATCTCGAAACCGTGGTGAACCATCTTGCGGCTGGCGTTTGTCTTGTAAAGACCACCGCATACCGGGCAGGTGCCGGTGTTCGTGAGATCGATCACGGTCGGATTGATTGCCGGCTTGCGACCCTTTTCGATGAAGGACTTGGTGGACTTCACCAGTTCGGCGAGCATCGCGGCTTCGGTCAGTGTGGCGATGTACTCAGCCAGTTCCGGAGCATTCTTGACAACCTTCATCCGTTTCAGGAATCCAGGTGTATTTGAGAAAGCCGCGATTCCCAGGTTGTGGCGGGGATCGGTATCTGACCAGGTGCAGAAGAGCTCGCTGCCACCGCAGGGATAGTAGAAATCGCGGAGAGGGTCAGAAAGAACCTCTTCAACCTTGTCCCAGACGTTGGAGATGGTGGACTTGGCGTTCTCGTAATCAACATTCCAGATGTGCTTGTCAGCCAGCCCTGCCTCAAAGATCGCCTTTGCTTCAGCAAACTTCTGCACGCTGAGATAGGTGGGAACCTTGCTGTTGAGGAGGATGTCCGTAATTTTTGGGGTGCTGATCATACCTCTCTCTACGGATATGAAAGGCGGATCGGTTAGTGAGACGTGGCTCTTTTACTGTGCTGATGACGATTGGCAAAGAACAGTCCCAAAGCCTGGATCAACAAGCCCAAACCAGTAAAGTAGTTTCCAATTGTAGCTTGGTCCAGATGCTGAGTAATTTTTCCCGGAATAGGATCTGGAACCTCTTTCTTGACCTCTGGAGGAGCAACAGACTTCTCCTCCTCAAAGGGAGCAAGAGACTTGTTGTGTGACTTGAAAACTGGATGGGGTGCTTGGGCTGCAGGGGCAACGATCTTCGCCTTCGCCTTCTGCTCTTCCTGCTTCAAAGCAGTGACAGCCTTGTGCTCCACGACTGACTTGTAGATACCGAATCCGCAGATTCCAAAAGCCAAGACCGTGCAGGCAATTGCAAGAGTGAGTTTAGACATCGTATCTCTCCTTGTACTAGAGATTCAAAGTCTGGGTTGGTGGTGAAGATACTGCTTGACCTTCTCACTCTTCTCCAACACTCGTCTATCCACGTCATCATGAGAGATGTCTTCAGCCTGATACAACAGTGTCACATCCCCGATTTCTCGAACTAGCTGCTCTCGATTCGTACCTCGCACCTGACCTGTTGGATCCCAGCTTTCATAGCCATGGCGAATGATCTTTCCGATTACTTGCTGAGCCTCTCCCATCTCTTCAGACAGGAGAGCTAGACGTTCAAGTTCAGCCGGTTCGAGTTCGTTGGAAAATTCCATAGTGACCTCTAACTGCATCCAGTTGTTTGTCCACAATCGTTGCACTTTTCACAGGTTCCGGATCTCACCATGTGCATAGATCCGCAAGCACCACAGGAGTTCCCAGTGAAACCACTGCGCTTGGCTTCACTGGCCTCTGATACGGTTGGCAAACGTGTTTCTTTGTCTACTAACAGCCCCAATGATTTCACCTTTTCCTTGTCCTCAGGTTTGATGTGGGCAAGGTCATAGCGATCCAGATAGGTGATTGCCAACTCACGGAAGACATAATCCATCAGAGAAGTGGCATTCTTGACATAGCTGGAACCCTGAACAAATCCAGAAGGTTCAAACTTGGTGAAAGTGAACGCATCCACAAACTCCTCGAGCGGAACGCCGTACTGCAATCCCAGACTGATGGCGATAGCAAAGCAGTTGAGGAGAGAACGCAAGGTTGCTCCCTCGCGACTGACATCGATGAAGACCTCTCCCAACCTGCCATCCTCGTACTCCCCGGTGTGCAGATAGAGGGAATGATCGCCAATTTTGGCCTTCTGTACAAATCCATGGCGACGGTATGGTAGACGCTTGCGAAATCCTCGAGCTAATGCTTCTGCCAAGACAGCAGCTTTTGTGTCGTTGTTGGCACCGCTGGTGAGCACTTCAACTTCCTTCTCATCCAGGCCCTCCAGCAGCTGCATGTTTGTGGCTAGAGCCTGTGACATCTTGGATCCGTCACGATACAGAGCCACTGCTTTGATGCCAAGTTCCCACGCCAACAGATGAATGTCATTGAAGTCTTGTTGAGTAGAGTTGGCCGGGAGATTTACAGTCTTGCTGATAGCTCCTGAAATGAAGGGTTGAACAGCTGCCATCATCTCCACATGAGCACGTGGAGAGATGAAACGAGTACCATTTTCACCACACTTGTTGGCACAATCGAACACGGCCAAGTGAGCATTCTTCAAGGCCGGTGCCCCTTCGATGGTCTTCTCGTTCTCGATGTGCTTGAGGATCTCAACCACTTGTTCGTCCGTGTACCCCAAGTTCTTCAAGGCCGGAGGGACAGACTGATTGACTATCTTGAAGTATCCTCCACCGGCCAACTTCTTGAACTTCACCAGAGCATAGTCAGGTTCCGCTCCCGTCGTGTCGCAATCCATCACCAACCCGATGGTCCCTGTCGGAGCCAAGCAGGTGCTCTGGGCATTCCTCAACCCGAATTCCTCAACCTGAGACACTACCTTGTCCCAGATGTCACGAGCCTGAGTGACCAGCTTTCTTGGTCCACGATAGAGAAGTTTCAGACCCACAGGAGTAGTTGAAAGCCCATCGTATCCAAGCTCTCCATTGTAAGCAGCCGAACGATGGTTCCGCATCACTTTCAAGACAACCTCTCGATTTTCATCATAGCCAGGAAACACTCCCAACTTCTGAGCCAAATCTGAGGATGTCAGGTACGATTCACCTGTCATGATGGCAGTGATGGCCGCAGCCCAGTTTCGGCCGGTCTCACTGTCATAAGGAAAGCCCAGCTGCATGAGCATGGCGCCAAGGTTCGCGTATCCCAAGCCCAGGGTGCGGAACTTGTATGACAACTCAGCAATCGAGGGTCCTGGGAACTGAGCCATCGTTACAGAAATCTCTAGAGCGATGGTTGTCAAACGGCAGCAATGGCGGAAGGCCTCGACGTTGAACTCTCCGTCTTCCAGGAACTTCACGAGATTTGAGGAAGCCAGATTGCAGGCAGTGTCATCCAGGAACATGTACTCGCTGTTGTGTATAAACACACCAGAAAAGTTGTCGTGACCATTCACACAAGACGGTTTTGACGAAGTGAAAACAGCAAAGTTGTGGGTATTGTCTACCGTACCATCGTAGACGTCTTCATTACCACAGAACTCTACCGAAACAACCGTATGGTTGAAGTTGACCACGGCCTCTTGTAGTAACTCATCAGTGGGGTACCAACGAACAATAGTGTCTTTTGTGGGAAATTTCTTCACTCCAAGTTGCTTTGCTACATCTCGTAGTTCTTCCCAATTTTCTAGAGAAAAAGAAACTCCATTATCTTGAAAAGTTCGAGCAACCTCAGCAATCATACCCTCGATTAAACGCTTCGAGTGACGTTCTCCAAACATTTGTTTACCAAGTGGAGATCTCTGACATTCAGTACCACAGCAAATCTGATCCTCCAAAATGGTGATGAAATTACCACGGCATATAGGGCAGCAACGCTCAAATCGTTCAGCAGTTACTGTACGACCAATATGCCTACCCTCTGATCGCATTTTTGTTTGTGTTTCTCTTATAGATCTACTCAACTGTTCGTGTTGTTGGTGGTCTTCCCATCTAGAAACTGCAGAATTACTCATATTCTGTTTGGAAACTTCACTGTGCTGTTTTCCAAACATAGGGTTAAGTTCACCAGTGATTGATTTTGAAATGTTGGCACGCCATTCATCATTCATTAAACGACGGGCTGGATTATTGTCACCAAGCATTGATTCCCGATGCAAAGCTGCATGATCCTTCGCAGACAATAGCTTGAAATTTTGTGGGTTATCATTCAGAGCATCAAAATCAGAGTGATGAATGTGATAACCTTCCGGTGCTTGACCAAAAAAGAAATCGTTAATTAAACGATACTGCTGAGCCCAACGAGTACCTCCCCACACATTTCTACGACGCGTGGCTCCTTTTCCATTTTGGATTATGGAAGAGTGAAAAGGCATAAGAGAATCACCAGGTTGTAGGTCTATAACCTTTCGGTATGAACCATCCCGCAGCATCATAAGTTCGTCGTCAGTAACACGTAGGCTACTTCCATCGTCAAACGTAACGCAGAAAATGGGAGCATTAGTTCTTTTAACTCCAATATTCCACATCAATTCTATTGAAGTCTTTTGCGTCCTGTGATTCCTGGTAAACACAGGCACTTCTGTTCCTACCAAATCTCTAATAGGAACCGCTGTACGACCATCTGCTACAGCCACCAAAGTCTCCCCAGTAACACAGCACGGATTGCTGGCATTGATTCTTCCGGAATTCAGACAAGTGTGCCAGTCATTGATGGTCGTGTCGAACTGGATCCCAGGATCTGCACAAAGGAAAGAAGCCCGGTTGATCTGATCAAACAACTTCTTGGCCTTAAGAGTCTTGGCCACTTCCCCGGTGGTGCGGAAGGTCAGATTCCAGTCCCTGTCCTTTTTGACGGCATGCATGAATTCATCTGTGACACGAATTGTGTTGTTGGCATTCATGCCTGAGACTGTCTGGTATGCCTCTCCCTCCCAGTTCAGATCGTACAGAGGAAGATCGTCAGTGAAGTCAGATTCAGACAAACGAGTCAGACACTGCCCTAGAAATGCTCCAGGCACTCCCATTTTTCTGGCATGGCTGATGACTTTGGCAAGCTCCTTGTTCTCTTTCGGATTTGCCTTCAAAGCCAAATCTTTGGAAGTGAAGGTGTTGTAAGCCTCCAGCATCTCTCCCCAGATGGTGCGAAGGAGTTGACTGCCAGCAGCCATTGCAACAACCTTGCGCTCTTCATTCACCTTCCAGTTGATGAAGGCCTCTACATCGGGATGGTCCACATTGAGAACAACCATCTTGGCTGCTCTGCGGGTGGTTCCTCCAGACTTCACTCCTCCGGCTCCGACGTCTCCCACCTTCAACCAAGACATGAGACCTGAGCTCTTTCCGCCGCCGCTCAAAGGTTCTCCATATCCACGCAGGGCAGAGAAGTTGGATCCTGTTCCGGAGCCATACTTGAACAAGCGAGCCTCGCGATGGAACAGGTCGAAGATTCCTCCAGGATTGACGAGGTCGTCTTTCACTCCCTGAATGAAGCAGGCATGAGGCTGAGGACGCTTGTACGCAGAATCGCTCACGGTCAACTCTTTGGTGCCGTCGTCGACATAGTAGTGACCCTGTGGATCTCCCTCAATTCCGTATGCCCAGTACAAGCCGGTATTGAACCACTGAGGGGAATTGGGAGCAACGTACTGCATCACCACCATGTAGAGCATCTCGTCGTAGTAGGCTTGGGCGTCTTTCTCTGAAGAGAAGTATCCGTATTCCTCTCCCCACCCAGTCCAGCAACCTACGATTCTATGAGCAGTCTGTCTCACATCAGTTTCGTAAGTGATCCCATCCGGATGGTCCAGCTTGGAGGCCCACTCGGTGGAGTACTTGCTGTTGTAAAGGGAGTTGGGGTGGTTGTGATTCACTCCTTGCCGGCGGAAATACTTCTGGGCAAGGATATCCAAGGCAGTCTGAGACCAGGATTCTGGCACGATGACATTGTCGTTCTCAAAAACCACAGAATTGTCTGGTCTAACGATGTTGGAGCATCTCCGTATGAAGCTGATGCCCTCTAAAGGCGACTGTCCGGCCTTGGTGAAAATTCGCTTTACCTTCATGCTATTGTGTCCTTGGGTATGGGGGATTTCGAGGGTCAGAAATCGTACGTGATGATTCAATACTCAGCCTATGAAAGATTGGTTACAAGTTACCGATTACCAAGGTGGTTACTCACTCGGGTGCGTATTTCTTCATGCGGCGAAAGCATCGCCAAACGCTGGTCTCACTGGTAGGATGGATAAGTATGTCAACTCCACGAAAGCAGTACATTGCTATCAAGAACTGGGATAGGTACCAGTGTGACAGCAAAGGACAAGTCAGAAATACTCCCAGCCCTTGGATTAAGGATTGGTGTAATAAGGAAGACGACTATGAATACACACAATTGAATAGTTCTAGAAGGTACACATACGATGCTCTACGGAGATTGCGCGGAAGGTATGGGAAAAATCCAACTCACGATCTTGAGTACCTTCGCAATCAGTTGTCACTGAAGAAGGGAGATCGTGAAAATCTAGGTCCAACCATCAAGAAACTATGGGAACTCCGACTTGTGGTAATTGTGTTTTCTGAAATCGGAGATGACTTGCTTGCTGATGATATCGTGCCGGAAGAAGATATCGATTTTGAACAGAAGAGCCCATCGTTAGCCCACGGTGCGCCCATCGTTAGCCCATCGTTAGCCCACGGTGCGCCCATCGTTAGCCCATCGTTAGCCCACGGTGCGCCCACAACCCTCGATGTAACTTCCATAGAACTGCTACCCATTTCCGAGAAGAGAGAAGAGAAAGAAGAAGAAGAAGAGGAAGAGGAAGAGGAAGAGTCTCCACCTCCTCCAGATGATGATTTGATACCTGGTGAAAGCAGGGAGAACCCTGCACCCCTCTTGTCGTCTTCGTCGAGTTCTTCTCCGGTTGCGTTTGGCGTCGGGCCTTGTCCTCCGGACTTCGATTTTGGCGCGTACAAGATCCCTATGGATTCCCGCAATTTGCCTCATCCTAGTTTCTGGAATCCTCTTCCGGCTGATTGGAAAGACGGATACCGCGTTTGGAAGAAGGGGAAGGATGACGAAGCCGAGAAAGCCAGATTCAAGTCAAGGCCTCCAGCTAAGGCTGAAGGCAAGAAAACTTCCGAGTATCAAGCAACTCAGGGAGTTTTTGATCCTGCTACATACGCCAAGAAGATCGGCAAGTACTCTGCGGAGTTTGTTCACGACCTCTGCAAATGGGAGTGGGATCTTAACGAGGACCATGATCACTACTGGTGCTGGATTGTAACTGAAGAGGATCTCATCAAGCAGTTTGACAAGATCATCAAGCACAAGCAGGAGCAAGAGAAGAAGTCTCAATACCAGAAGAAGGATCCCAAGAAGAAATTCCACCAAACTCTGAAAGGAAACATCAATGACTATAACATCCACTGAGCAACTCGAGCTTAGAAAAGTCGAGAAACGTCGCATAGTGACGGATATTCTGACGAAGATTCCTGAACGACATCGGGGTGTATCGTTCAATTCCATCATACCCAAACATCCGAAGATCAAGGTCTCTGATGAACGGTGGTCAGAAGTTGTCAAATTGGTCAATGACTGGACCAGTGGTCCCACAATTGACAAGGGAGTGATCCTATTTGGGCCTCCAGCAACAGGTAAGACTACTCTACTGGCTGCTATCTTCCTGAGAATTGCTGTCAAACAGGCTTTGTTCAGAGTCGATCACACGGGTCACGGATACAGTCCGTACTGGGTTGATATCGGCCATTGGTCTGAACAGATGGCAAATTGGAGTAATCCTCCTGCTCTCAATCTTGACTACATGAACACTCTATCGCTCCCGGTTCATCTCTTTCTTGATGAGTTCGACAAGGTAACCGACAATCCTCCTCGTAGACAAGAGTGCCTGAACACTTTTGTCCGGATTGCCTATGCCAAGACTTGTCCCATGTTTATTGCCACCAACCTGACGGTCGCAGAATATCTAGGCATGGATCTGTATGTAGGTCGCAGAATCACCGAAGATGGCGACAATCTGATGATTGACTTGTACAACACAGGACTGTGATAGTGAGTCCGAATTGACGGATATCTCCCCACGAGGTATATGAACACAGTTGAAGTCAAGCTGCTCAAGTACAAATTCACATTCCGGCAACTTGCTTGGCGAGAGGAGCATGCCATCAAGTTCGAAGGCAAGGATGCTCGAAGAGTACTCCTGTCTTCGGCACTCCACGAGATCTCTGGTCTAGCAGTGACTTCCTACGAAGAAGCCTATCGAGTCATCGAGGCTCTCCCAGTTCCTATCCTGAATCGCGTCTTCGTGATGTACAAGGGTGGACTCCCCAATAACCGGGAATTCACCACGCTGAATCTCTACCAGGCTCCCTCGCCGCGCTCCTATCAAGAGCAACAGGCCCGGGAGGAGGCTGCCAAAACTCTCAAAGTGGAGTCCAAGTTAGACGAGGTCGAGGCTAACATCCTCAAAGAAGCTCGTGATGGCAAGGGAGGATTCAAGGGTGCTGTCAAGCTAGAGGAGAAGACCCTTGCCTAATAAGAGAATCACTTCTGGCGTCGAAGCGATGAAGCTCCTGAATGCAGGAGTCTTCCAGCAGGTTCCTCTTGAAATCGTGGACAAGGTCAAGACTCAGGTGAGTCGAGCTTGCGAGGAGATTCTAGAATGTGGCGCTCGAATTCGTCCTCTTCGAGTGAACGACAAGCAGATTGGATGGGTTCGTGGAGTTCATCTAAGTGAGAGGCGAATTCTACATCGCTGGCTCTCTGATCCATTGGAATTTCTCACGGAAGTCCTACTGCTTGGAACCTCATTCACACGAGCTCAGATCGAGGAGATGACGTCCATTGAGATTCGTTCGTTAGCTCGCTTGCTCGCCAGGATGCAAGAGTACGAACTCTCAGTCTATCCCTACATGAGTGCCTACTCTACCACTCTCTCCAGCGAGAAACTGTGGCATTCTAGAGGCACAACACTGTCCTCCTACTCGGATAAGATGATTCAACTTCCCAATGGAGGCGTCATGAAGATCCTGGCTCCTCCTGATCATGCCAACATTTGGGCAACCCTTTGCACCTATCGGGAGGAGAACAAGGTCAAGATCGAAAGCAATCTCAATGCTTTGATGATCACTCGAGCTTTTGTGGGTAGCAGAGCTACAACTCATCTTTCGGAAGAGCTCAGACGGGCGTCTCAGAGCCTTCGTCCAGACTTACAAGAGCCTTGGCAGAAGATTGTGAAGCCGGTGCGTGAGTACAAAGAGGATGGCTGGGCTCACGGCGGTGGCGATTCCATTGAAGAACTCATGAAAGAGATGCATGGCATCGACAGCTTTGACAAACACGAACAACTCATGGCGGCCTTCGAGAAACAGCAACGTGAAGCGGCAGAGAAGGAGAAGGATCGCATCGAGGATTTGGTGCGTAAGTATCACAAGGACGAGCCGGTTTGGGAAGACTCAATGCCAGTCATCTTGTCTGATGCTGAGGTTCGGCACCAGGAGCAGGAACTCAAGAAGAATCGCAAGGTCCTCAACCCGATCGTGCCCTATGAATCTCAAACTCCTCAGGAGAGGATCCGCCGGTTCGATCAGAATCGTTAACGAATTCCGATTTATCAACTCTGACATGGTTTAGTGAGGGATGTCCTTCATGCTTATTTACAAAATCACAAATCGAGTGAACGGTAAGGTCTACATCGGAAAGTGGCAAGGTAGACGTGTGGAAGACCGTTGGAAGGTTCACTTGGCTTGTGCAGCAGAAGGCAGCCGATTTCATTTTCATAGAGCTATCCGAAAGTTTGGTCCTGATGCTTTTCAAGTGGAAGTTTTGAGAGAAACTGATGATGGGATAGAACTTTGTCTACTTGAGAAAGAGTTAATAGCTTTCTTTCAGAGCAGTAATCCAGAATTCGGATACAACATGACTCTAGGAGGAGATGGAATCCCTGGATTTTCTCACACGGAAGAAACTAAGCGGAAGATTGGGAATGCTAATAGAGGAAAGGTAATATCAGATGTTGGGAGAGATCGGATGTCAGCATCTCATATGGGAATACCTCTCACTTCTAAGTGTAGACAAAATATGAGTTTGACTCAAAAGAGGATTGGTAACAAACCACCTCCAGGATCTCACGTCGTTCCTCACAGTGAGGAGTCTAAAAATCTCATAAGTGAAAAAACCAAGCAAGGAATGGCTTTTGTGGACAAACAAAAACTGCGCGAAAGTAGTATTCGTGCAAGTCACAAAAGATGGCACACTAAACGAGGGATTGCTAACCCCAAATGTTCTTTGTGTTTGGAGAATTGAAATGGAAGTTGAAACTGTGATGGTTGAAGAGTCTTCGCCTAAGTCCATTGACGAGATAGTTGCTAGTTTGAAAGGCTTCGGAATCACAGATTTTGAAGAGATCCTCACTGTCAAGGTCGGTCCCAAAGAACTCCGTCTCAGGATCGCCAATCTTCCAACTGAAGAAGAGATGAACTCGCTTTTCGCAGTGGAGGAGTACAAGGGATACGCCTGGGTTCAGCACATCAAGTGCGAGATCTTGTCTCGGTCCATCTCTTGGATCAATGGCATCGACATTCGCAATCTGACTTCCACACAGCGGATGGTTGTGGATCCCACGGATAAGGAAGGAGTTCAGAAGGACATCCAAGTTGTCCTCCGGAACCTCTTGATGGGTTGGGGTCAGGAATTGGTGGGTGTTCTGTGGAAAGTGCTCATGGTCCATGCTCAGCGCATTACCGACCGGCTGTATGAGCAATTCCCCGACAGCGCCATCATGACGGAATACGAGAAGAGATTCATGGAGCATGCACAGGAAGAAATCGAGCAGGCGACCGCCGACAATATCCGGCAGCAGATTTCTGAAATGTACGATCCTGAAGTAGATGTGCCCAAGGATTCGGAGCCTGAACCTCAAACTCCTCCTAAGACAAAGGAAAAGTAGACTATGGCATCTCCTCCAGTTGGCGGCGGCAATATTGGTGATCCTGGTCCAGCAACAGCTGCGTCTGCTAGTGCTTCTGGAACTGGAGATCCTCGTGGCTCAATAAACACAGGAGCTCCGGATCTATCCAGCATTCTGAAGGGGATGAACAACATCACAGATGCCCAGATCTTGATGGTTGAGTTGTCTGGGAAAATGAAAGTGGCTTTGGAAGAGATCCCAAAGACTTTGAGAGAGGTTGTTGACCAGTATAAGAAGGTCCAGACTGGATTGAAGGACGGTGTTGATGACATCGAGGAGACCGTAGATCACTACGATGTCTTGGTGAAGAAAACCAAGGAATTCAACAAGAATCTCAACGACACCAATCGCGGTGGACACAAGAGGCTTCAAGATCTAAAGCAGCTGATAACAGCCCACGAAACGCTCGTTAGAAGTGGGAAGATGCATGGCAGAGAACTCGAGAATGTCACTCGTCAGCTTGCTCATCTGAAGAAAGGGTTTCAAGATGCCAGCGCTGGAGCCATAGATCTGACAAATCCAAGTCATCTGAAGCCATTTCAGGTTGGTTTGGACAACATGCTCCGCACCATAAAGACCATTGGAATACAGTATAAAAGCATCAACAGCACTGGCCTGAATGCCAGAAGAGACAACATGCGCGCTGCCTTTTCTCAGGCTGGCTTCTACATGAAGCCCGGTTACAGAGACCGCGCTGTAAGAATGGGACAACTTGCTGCCAATTTGAAGGCCAATACAGCCCATCACACAGCCTTGAGCAAGGAGGCTTTTGAAGAAAAGATGGGAAAGGTACGAGGATTCGGTGGATTCATCAACAGAAAACCAGGCGGAGAGGTCGACTGGAAAGCATTTTCCAAGAAGGGAAGGACTCCTGAATTTTGGGAAAAACTAGACACCAAAGCGACAGCCAGGCAGATGGGAGGAGGAGGAATTGAATCCTATGCTCTGGGAAGACTGGCCAATGCTAAGGCTGGAAAGGGAACCTTGGGATTTGGAACCAAAGCTATCCTGGGAATGATGGAGAAGGGAGAAGGATCCGCACTTCGAGGAGTCGGTGCTTGGGGAATGGGTCTAGCAGAAAAGGGGATGGGAATGGGAGCCGGAGCGATGGCTATTCCCGGTGTTGGAGAAGGTCTTGCTCTTCTTAGCCTAGTGAGAGCAGCCTTCGACAAGCAAATTGAGATCAATCAGGGAATTGAGAAGAACCTTGGTACTGCCGGAATATTTGCCCCCGGCGCCAAATCTCCTGGAGTGTTTCAAAATTTGTCAAGAGTGCAAGCCAATCTGATGCCTGCAACTGGTGGAGGATTTTACAACACTATGGGCATCACTTACAAAAAGAACATGGAAGTCGCTCAAGCGATGGCTGCCAGTGGTATGGGATTATCAGAGCTTCAGCAGGGTGAAGGTATGTATGCGGGCAAGTATGCTCAGCCTGGTTCGGATACTAAACAGTGGGGGCCAGGAACTTACGGAGCTATTCAGCACACAGCTTACACCACCGCTCGTCTTGCTGGTTACGATACAGCGGCTGGTACTGCTCAGGCTGTGAAGTTGATACAGACCTATGGTCAGTCTTTGACTGCTACCAATGACTTTTTCCTCACATTGAACAAAGACGCCAAAGCTGCTGGCATGACCACAATCAAGTATGTGAGCATCATCGATGATGTGACCAGTGGCCTTGGCCGTATGAACAAATCGTTCACGGAGTCCGTGAACATCATTCGCACTTTGGGCAGAACGGGCGGAACAACGGCACAGGATATCAAGGACTACTTTGAAGCAATAACGGGCGGTGGAGCGAAGAAGGAGCTCCCGGTATCTTCATTCCTATTTGGTACAGCAACTCAAGGAGAAAAGGCAGATTATAGAGAGATCACTCAAAACAGACAAAACGAACTGGCTGGTGGTATAGCTCAGTCCATTCAAGACGCTCACCTAACTGGAACAATGGGAGGGTACACCAAAGAGAAGTTAGCTGGTATGTCAGCAGAAGACCTTCGTGCATTGTTACCCGAACTGGCGAGAGCCGGTGGTGATGAAGGAGCCAAGACTGGAATTGGTGGCCAGATTAGAGAGGCTATCACTAACAAGTACCGATCCGATGCTGCTAGAGAGTTCGCTGCTGGAAAAATAAATGCTGTTCAAATGGCCTCCGTAAACAACATGCTGGGTTCGGACATAGGCACACAAGTGTGGCAACAGAATCAAGCACTGGAAAAGACTTTGAAGCCATTTGGTGGCAATATCAAAAAGGCAATCCAAAGTCCGTTATCTGGTGGATTGTTTGAAGCCTTTGGAGGAGGTAAGAGCGAGAACTTTGAAGCAATGATAGAAGCCCGTCAGATAGCAGCGGGTGGCGTGGTGGATAAGCTCCGGAACAAGACCACTACTCCAGCAGAGAAGGCGGAACTTATTGCGAGGTATGCGAATGTGGTACCTGGTGGTGCTAAGGCAATGTCAAGGATGGCCGAAACTCAACCAGGTAAACTAGAGGATCTTCTCACAAAAAGTGCCGAAATTGGTACTGAGGTTCTGAAATCTCAGCAGCAGTCCATAACCCTACAGGAGAAAATAGACGCAGACAACGCGGCGCGAGATTTGAATGTAGCAACCAAGAGTTCAGCAGACATCTTCGCTGATGCTTTCGAGCACTTGTTCATGCTGATTGTGAAGCCGGTGAATGACATTCTGGACGCCTTGCCCTGGCATGGCGCAAAAGCTGGTGAAGGCGAGAGAACAGCATACGATGCTGCCTATCATAATGTGTCAAAGGATATGCAAAACTTGCAGAATGCCATCGATGACACGACTGGAAAATACACTCCTCAACAGAAAGAAACTTTCCATCAAATGATATCTAGCATCAGAACTGAGCTAGCAGCTAATGCCACCGGAAGACAAACAAGAGAGGCAACAGCCCAGCTTAACCAAGCTGAGAACATGGGAAGTAACTATCAATCTGCAAATACTCCTTCTCACTTTGGCTATGTGTATGGAGAAGGAGTTGACAACGTATACGGAAAAGGCGATCTTGATCCTCTGCATAACAAGAAAGGACAGGACAAAAAGTACAGTGAGATGGCTGATGCTTATCTCAACAATGTAGTCAAGGGTGGCATCAACCCGCAAACTGGAAAGCCCTATGCAGGAAAGTTAGAAGAAGACGAATCCGAAATGTTGCCAGTCATGAATCTCTCTAGCGGACTAGCAATGGGCACCGACAAACATGCTGGTCAGATAGCAATTCCTACTGAAGATTTGGTGACAAAAGAGGGAGAGTCAAAGCTGGCTCTGTATCTTGACAGAGCAGCTGGAAAGAAGGGAGGACTTTTTGGTGCTGATGCTTGGGGTGGTGATCAAGGCAAGTATAACTATGGAACTGATGCAAGCGGCAAATCAGTTGTCTATGTAACTCTCATCAACAACAACGCTGCAAACTGGAATCAGTTCCTTGGTAGTCACCCTGCTCTAGTGACTGGAAAGAGCGAGGTTGTTTCCGCTCCAAAGCCAGCTGTTCCTGCAGTTCCAGGCAAAGATCCAAAGAGCACCTCTTGGCATGCAGGTCCTAACGGTGTGTGGAGTCAATAGGAGTTTGAATGAGCACCAATCCAACGCAGGCACAAATCGCAGCAGAGGCGGCAGCCCTGAGTGCTCAGTATGGAATTCCTGCAAGTGTGATCATGTCTGTGATTCAGAGTGAATCCAGTTACAAGCAGTTTGATTCATCTGGAAATCCTCTTCTCAATGTCCCAGTTGCACCAGCAACCTCGACTTCTGGCGCTGTGGGACTGATGCAGGTAATGCAAAACAGTGTTTCTCCTCCACTGACATACGATCAAGTTTCCAATGACTGGCAAGCCAACATGCAGGCTGGTGCTTCCATTCTCAGCAAGGATATTCAAAATGCCAATCCAGGCCAGACACCAGGTCAGGATGGATGGAGCGCAGCACAAACAGCAGCAGGTCTTCCGGCTTATGGAGGATTTGTCAAGAACGATCCTTCAGCCTATGTCAACAAGATCATGACCAACGCTGGGATGTCTGGGTATCCACAAGTGGGACCGCCCTCCTCTTCGGCTAATGGTCCTCTCCTTCCAGGAGTTTCAGGCGCGGCGGTTGAAGCTCTTCCGGTTACTGGGCAACCCATCACTGACACTGCTGATCTCTACCCTCCATATGTCATAACAGAGGGACTGGATGCAAATCCTTGGTGGCTGATGAAGGGATATACAGAAAATCCCTGGCTCAAGCAAGTTCCAGCCCCGGTCACCTTTGAGGTCATGCTCCCCAACCAAAAGATGCTTTCAAACACCAAGGCTGGAAACACCTCTGGTACAATCTCGATTCAACTAAATGCTTCGGTCGCCAGCTTTGAAGTTCAGGCCGGTCACGTTGTTAACAAAGGTCTGTCCCGCACAGGAATGCATATCACGATGTGGGGACAGGAAGCTGACTTGATCTCGGGAGAAGCTAACACCGGCGCATTCATGAATGCTCTGGGCATCACGAGTTTTCTTAGCGTTTCAAACATCAGTTCTCAACTTCAGCGTCAGATCATCAGTGCTTTCTCAAATTCCAGTAAACAAGAGAGCAACGTAGATTTCAGCATGACCAGCAACGACCTGAGAATTGCTGCCAGAGATGCCTTCATGGAGCTTCTAGCACTGTTCAAGGCCAATGGAGTTGTGTGGTTCAGAAATTCCACTACTGGTTCTGGTACTGGAGCAACCAATCCGGTTGGAGTGGACGCCTTTTCTCCTCAAACTGGATTGTCAAACTACCAGATGAACGCTCGTACCAATGATGTCATGGCTCGAGGCCAAGTCATCATGAAGTTCCGCAATTCAATGTACTTGGGATACTTCAAGTCGCTGGAATACGAAATGGAAGCAGAACGTCCGTTCTACTGGAAGTTCAGATTCGTGTTCCAGGTTGAGAAGACTCTGACTTTGAACTATATCCCGATGTACACCACAGCAAACCTTCAACCTGTATCCACTCCTGTCACAACAACAATTTCCTATGTTCCTTTGCAGACTCTCTCGCTTCCAGGATCGGTGAGCAAATCATGACACTCTCAGCAGCCCTTTCTCTACCAATCCGTTCCGAGAGACAGATCGTTCCTGCATATAATGCTCAGGTGATCAATCCTGCTCAGGGGAATCCTGTTGCGTCAACTCCAAGCGATTACCAAATCATCGCTGCCCTAAAACCGTACACGGACTACATCGTGTTCAGAATTCCTCATCGTGGAGTCACTTCAAGTGGCAGTCCGGACCCCACCAATCCAGCCTACTTCCGATTCTTGATCAATCCTCACACAGTGAGGGTTTCTCACCAGACTCAAGACACTCAGTTGATGACTCGCGATGGTTGGAAGTTCGGAGTTTGGGGAGAGGGATTTGTAGAGGTGAGCTTCTCAGGTAAGACTGCTGGGCAGTACTTCACATTGGGAACCACTGACATGTTCAAGGAGTTCACTGAATCTTACCAGAATTTGCTGGAACTTCAGTCTCTCTTTGACAACAACGGATACTGGTTCGAAGGAGAGACTCCGGCAGTCGGAGGAACATCGACAGGACAGGCGATTCCCACGGCTCTTACCAAGCGCAGAATCAAGATGCACGAGGATGTGGAGATCTTCTGTGGAGAAACCATCTGGTCTGGAATGTTTGACAAACTGAATGTTTCTCAGAATGTAGACAGCCCTTTCTTGGCTGACTTCAACATCTCGTTCACGGCTTGGAAGGAAAGGTATCGCTTAGATTCGCCATATAGAAACGCAGGAGCATGCAACATCCAGCGCGGTCATTCCTACAGTGCCTTTGCCTCTGTAGCGAATCCTTCTGGGCAAAACACGACGCTGGCAGATGCTGATGTGGATTCCGGCGCTGCTACTTCTCTGTTGACGAACTTTTATTCTAATGGAAAACTAGCTGTTTCTGGCATGTCAAGCACGCCAAAGGCAGCTCAGGTATCAAATTCTCCTGCTTTGGTTGTAGCAGCGCAGCAGCAAACTGCTCCAGTAGTGACTCCCAGTCTGACCGCCGCATCTACTGATTGTAGCGATCTGTTGAATCCAGATCCCACTTTTTGGAATGGAGGAGGAGGTGGAGGAAGTTTGGGGCCGGCAGTGTCGTATTCTGGTGTCACTCCAGTTGTTTCATCCGCGTTTTCGTATCTACCAATCGTTTCAACTGCATTTCCTATCCAGGAAGGAGGGATAAATGTCAAGTAATCCTGTTCTTCCACATCCAGTTGAGACCGTTGAAGTGAGTGCTACCGGACCAGGGACGATCCGCAACATAATCCAGACTGTCCAAGAGCGTGAAATAGTCAAGACCGCTCCAGATCTGGTGGTGATGATTGACGGAGCTTCCTATCTTGAGAACGGATATGTTCATCCTCAGGATGGAAGTACGGCTCCCTATGCTCTTGTACATTTCAACGATCACGTCGTTGGGTTCAGTGCAGGATATGACACTGATCAGCTAGTGCCTCAGTGTTCAATCAATCTCAGTGTACCAAATGCTCAGAAGTACCTCTACCAGACTATCGGAGGCAACAATCTTCTGAAGACCATGGACGAGCTCGTTGTGTTTGCCAAAGGGTACTGGCTTTCTCCCAATGGCAACTCACTCTATCACAGAGTCTTCAAAGGATTGATCAAGTCGGTTTCCCACACTGACAACGGCAAGACTCTCGACATCACGATTCAGGGAATTGGAATTTTGTACTTCTTGCAACTGATGCACATAGAGTTGGCTGCCCCGGTGCAGTCTACCGTTGCTTCAGGTGCTGAAGTGATGAACACAAAATATGCTAACCTGAGTCCTTACGAGATGATTGGAGCCACCTTCCGGGATATCGATCTTCAGCAAGGATTTCAATCTCCCACTGCAAACTATAACTTTTCTCAGAGTACCAATGCGAATGGTCAGACAGGAGTCACCAACCCTGATGTGTCTCCTTGGGCAGATGCCATCAACGCTGGATACATATCGAAATGGCAAGCGATACTCACTAATCTTGATCGAGATGTCCATGTGTTCGGACTTCAACCACCCAACCCGAAGTCTCCAACCTTGATTCGTATTCCTCCGAGCACTGAACTCACAGAGCAGGCACTGGGTCACACAATGTTTTCAACAGTGGCGGAGAAAACTCAAGTTGACAACAACATCTACTTGGACAAAATTCGTGAGCATCTTCCAGAGATGGCAATAGGACACATTGAGATGTCCAATGGAAGAATCACGTCACGACTAGACAGACTCCGTTATCTCATCAACATGATCGGTTTTGAGGGATACCAGGACGTCAATGGAGCCGTGATCATCAAGCCTCCTATGTACAACCTGGATTGTACTCAACTCTACCTTCCTAACGAGGCTAAGATCGCTCCTCCAGCGGGATCTTCGACGTTCATTTCCAGTCTGACCAACTCTAACAATCCGTTCGTGATCTACCTCTCAGAGATCACCAACGAATCTGAAATTGAAGATGAGGCTGGAGTGGTTGCAACTCGCATGATAGTCCAGGGGAGTCTTGAACCTTCTCAGGCTTTTGTCGATATTGCGGGCGGTATCAAGCCTGCAGGTGAGTTTGTTGACCTGGCAAAACTGTCGAGATTTGGACTTCGTGAGCAACCTCCCCGGCTCTGTGGATGGGCTCATTACGATGATACGACACTGCTCTTCGCAATCGCTTGCTGGGAACTTCAGAAGGCCAACAAGGCATGGAGGAACTACACTTGCACTATTCCTCTTCGTCCTGAATTGAAACTGGGATTCCCTGTATTTTTGCCTCACAAGGACATGTATGGCTACGTGAAGAGCATTCAGCACAGCTATCAATACGGAGGAACTGCCACCACCACAATCACTTTGGATGCGATCAGGAAGAGACCGATGTATCCAGCTTCAACTGTACAGAATTCACAGAACGGAGATGGAGCGACCGGACCCACAACATACTACTCAGCACAGCCAAACCTGGTTCACAAGATGACGACCATCGCGGCAAATTCGAATCAGGCCCCGGCTCAGCAGTTGGTAGATGCAGCCAGTAAAGTGAGTCAGGATCACGAAGTATTTCTTTCCGGAAATCCATCGTCAATCAATACAGCGGCTCTAGACAACAATCATGTCGTGAATCTTTCTGATGATCAAGCCAGATTGCAAGCCTACAAAGCGACTCAACTCAGGAATTGGATGGGGTTGCCTTATGACACTCCTGGCAAGAACTATCGTGTTCAGATGGACAACTCGTTCGATAAGAAAATGCCTGCAGATGGAGCATACATCACTCTCCTAACAGGGGTGATAGGCACGCCGTCCACTGCTGCAAATTCTGGTGGAACAGCAGGTGGAACTCCCTCTATAATCCCGTACACAGACAGCACTGGATACGAAGTCATTGCTCCGTTTCCTTGGGGAAGATACACGGGTCTGTGCACTGCTCTGTATGAGTGTTGCCAGGGATTCAATGTATCGCCGGAACCTGCTTCAGACGGAACTGGTACTCTAAACGCAGTTCAGTCCTTCTTGTTCTCAGGAATTGGAACTCCTCCCAACTCGAGCGCAGGAGATAACATGCAATCCGCTGTCTCCACACTAGCTGCATTGGTGAATGATGACTCCATTTTTGAACTCACTTACACCGATGCCACCACGGCGGCTGATCAATCCACAAAACAGCAACAGAGTCTAGTATCAGACCTGGAGACATCCATTAATGCCAAGGCTCAACTGATGGTCAGTGGATTACCCACCAATTCCAACTTGGTCAAGGTTCTGTCACAAATTGGGAATTCAACTACACAGGTTACTGGATCCTCGATATCTGCTGATTTGAAACAACTGAACGCGGGATTCAAGAGCTTCACCTCATAGGAGATCGATGCCTGAATTCTTCACAACCTATCCTGTCGGTTCACTTGAGACAACTCAGGCGCAGGACGAATTTCAGCTATTTACAGCAAGAGTCATGTCAGTTGACCACGAGAGGATCACGTGTTCTCTCAAGGATGAACGCAACGGAGCAGTCTACCAGGAAGTGAACATCTTTCCGGCGAACTCATCCTCGACGACATCAACAGACGTGAATCTCCCTGAAATTGGAACCAAGTGCATGTGTGCAAACATCACATACACCAAGGGAGTGGTCAGAATTGCTATCATCGCCTATGTGGTTTCTGACACCCTGCAGGGAGTGAATGCTGTTGCTACGAGAGGTCCTCAAGAGGTCCCTGGATACTCCACCAGGACTCGTTCTCTCTATCGCAAAGCCTATCCTGGCCAGAAGACGGTCAACACGAGTGGCGGATATACCGAGAAAACTGATGGAGGCTGGGACAAAACCACTGCAGATCTGAGCAGGGACAAGTTAGACCCACACAGTCGAACTTGGTCACAATCGACGTCAGCCCTTGTGAGATACACTGACAGTGGCCTTCACGTGGCTGGTCCGGTGAGTCGCCCAGGCGCGGCAACGGTGTCTCCTCGCATTCTCCCAGATGGATCGTCGGAGAACATCGTCTATCTCCAACCAAACAGCAAACTCGCCAGCCGATACACGAGTGGATCTCAGGATATCACTCCCTTGGTGGAAGCTCGTGAGATGGTTCAGGAGTTCGCTCTAGACTATCCGGTTCCCATCGAGGTTCTCAACACGAGCCTCATGGACCAGATTCTGGGGACTACTGCCAATCTCTGGGAAAGAACCAAGATTGTTCAGAAGGGCAATGTATCCAATGATGACCAGGCAATCGCAATCAGTCAGACATGGGATCATCCAACTGATGTGAATGCTAAACCTGTCGGCCCAACTACGAGTGATGGTCCAACTCCTCGTCGTCGTGGATACATTATGGAGAGGGTGGCAGGTACACTGGTTGGTTACAACCAGTTCGACAAAGCCAACTATGGACAGGTTCTCAAACCATATCTCTTCAAGGATAGATTCTCGAATGATGTAGCCTCCGGATACAACGTGGTTGCAGCCAGCAACGATCACTCCGAGACCCGGCTCGCGGCCTCAGCCCTTGCTGTTCGCTTTCCTCATGAGTACAACACTACTCGTTGGGATGTAACCAAAGAAGGATCGATGAGTTTCGAGATCGGATCTACCATCCCCAAGGAGAATATCCTCTACGACGGTGGATCCTACGAGAATCCTCTTGGTGCAGGTCGTTCAGTCGAAGGTCACCTAGTTGGAAGTTTGAAGATGGTCGTGGGGAAGAACCGTGATCAGGAAGACTCCATCGATCTGACAGCCCTGGGCCAGACAGTCTTTCGGTTTGGTGCTGATGACACTTCACTTCCCAATGTTCGTCGGACAGTCTTCACTCAGAATCGCGGTCAGAACGACGCTTCTCTTGCTCGTACACTTCAGTACTGGACTCATCCGAAGACAGGACTTGGAGACGCTGGGAGTCTGACCAACAAGACTGCGATGGAGAATGTCTCGCTTCGGGCGGCCATGGATGGCGGCACCATCATCAGATTTGGAGCCAGAAATCCTGGAGTTTTGCGCAAGCATTTGATGAACGGATACAGTGATGGTCCTGGAATTCACGAAGTGGCTCCTGGGGATCCATCACGCCAGGATAGCAAGACGAGCGGTCGTCCTACCTATGGATCCGGAGACACAAAGTACTCCTTCCATGATCTAACTCAGGCCGGTGCTCCCATCGTCAAGATGCTCCCCTACAACTGGAGTGGTTCTCCTATTTCCACGAGCATGGATCGTCATGGCCTTTCAATCGACTTTCACACCGTTCGTGATGTTCTATTGAGAATAGGAGCCAACCCCGACACCAATCAATCTCTGCTGATGGATCTTGCTGGAGGACTGGCAGGCTGGTTTGGCAAGGATAATCAAGGTCGTTCAGTGACAGCCACCTTGGATGGTGGGGCTGAATTGGTAATCGGACCTAACAATCAGCAGAAGGGTCTCCGGATGGAGATAACTGGTGACGTGGATTGGACGATAAAGGGGAACTTCCACATGCTGGTGACTGGCGATACAGTATGGGAATCCACTACACATCGCCATAATGTCAAGACTGATTATATCATCGCTGCCCAGAACATTACGGAGAAGGCTATGGTGAGGCATACTACTGAATCTGTGGATGTTATCCACAACCAGGGTCTTTATCAGAGTGATGAAAACTCTCTGAATCTGATTCCATGAAGAAGTTTCAGGGCAAGCAATTTACCTAGAGGTACTTTAATATGGGAAGCATCACAAATCCGATTGTTCAAGCCATCACCACTGCGACAGGGAGACTCTCCAGCCTCGTCAACGCAGGTGCGGCTCTTATCAATTCAGGGCCAGCCGGTAGCATCAATGCAGCAGGCAATCCTGGTCAAGAGAACTGGTACATCCAAGCCAAGGGAGGAATCAACCGGCTCAATGTTCTCAACAGTCACAAAGTCAACGAATACTACACCAAATCCTTGGAACAAGGTCGCCTCCTGGAAAACAGCATTGGGGATTCCATGGTTTGGATTCAGGAGAAGAAGAAACAGCTTGATGCCAGGATACTTCATCTGATGCACATGACCACTCTCGGAACGGATGGTCAACTCCCTACTGCTGCTCGGAAACCAAAGTATATCGTCGACTGTATCAAGTTCATGAAGGAAGTTCAGAAAGTGATGGGAGAAATATCTGGTCTCGTCACTGCTCTAGAGAAGGATCTCACTACTTTGGTGATGATTGAGAAGAACGTCTTGGGAATGATCCAGGCTTGCCTCAATATGTTGTCGTCTCTGCTGGCAAACATCTGTAACTGGGGTCTTCCTAAACTCCCTTCGATTCCCTTCATCGTCGGAGACACAATGTGGCGCTTCAATGGATTTGGAACTGCTTTGAACCAGTTGATGGCCAAACCTAACCTCTCCTTCAACTTCTCGTTCTCTCAGTGCAATATTACTCCTGCAAATTTGAACATTTTCAGCAACATTCCGACCAGCATTGCCACGGCCATTCCAAGCTCAGCTATTGGAGCCACTCCGGTCTATATTCCTCCTCTAGACGGTTTGGTTCTCCTGCCCACAGTTCCAGCCTCTGATCCGGTTTTGTCAACTGTCACGGATACTCCCATATTCAACTCAACATTCGATCCGTTCAATCAGATGCTGGGGAGCGTACCAGATCCTGTCACTATTGTCAGCAATTACTTGATGCCACCAGATGTTTATCAGAAAAACATCGTGAGTATTGCCCCGGCTCTCAGATCCTTGGTTCTTCCAGTGGGAGTTGCTCCCACATTGGCAGACATGAACGCTTTGAAGATGGCTCTTAGGCTCAATGTCAATCTGGATTCTTTGGTAGACAGTAACTTTGATCCCTACCTGACATCAGCATGGCTCTATGAGCTCAATCTCAATCGACAGGTGATGACTCAAGGACGCGGTGGTCAGTGGATTGCCAACTACCAGGCTATCTACGATCAGTATATCCAGCCTTCAGTTGACATTCTGACAAGCACGCCAATTCCTTGGAACAATTTGAACGCACTTGGAATCAACGATCTTCCCACGATTCCTTTGATTCCAATTTTGAAGGCTGATTCAACTCGTAACCTAGCTTGGAAATTGTCGTATGTCGAGGCAGCCATCCTTGGCTATCCCAGGACTACCACGTTTGAACAGGGTCAGGATTCCACATACGTGTCTTCGTTCACCGGCTCAGACCTCGATTACAAGTCAACTCCAGTCGATATGACAGTGGTTTCTACCTACACTCTTGGTGTTGGGACAGCGGACTATCCAGTCGTAATCTCATATCCGACCAGCATGAACAACGCGCTGATGGATGTGGTGTCGACAGCTGCTACTAGCATCGCAAACAGTCCGTCATGGCAGTCTTCACATCCCCAGTTCCGATACATCTATAACCAGTTCGCCCAGGCGGCACTGGTAGACAGGTATTCTCAGTTCTGGAGGGAATTCCGTTCAAACTTGTCTATGTTCTTAACTCAGAATATCGGTCTTATTCAGGAGGTCGTGAGTTATCCGGCGGCTCTCGATTCAGCCATTGATCCTTTGGGATCCAACACGATTTACAACACGATGGAAGCCGACTTTCTGTCGAAGAATCAGAACTGGGTGCCAGGTTCCATTCTACTTCCGATTCCAAACGAATTATTTCTTCCTCAACTTGACAACACTCCTCCTAGTGACACACCTGGATGGAGTGGTGGACTCTTTGATGCTGCAACGTTCTTGGCACGTCCGGATATTCAATCGCAATCGATTCCTGTTCAAATGGCAATGCTCCGCACCAACCAGAGCTATGCAAGTCTGATGACCTTCCAGAACAATTTCCAGTCGGCGATTTCAGCAGCAGTGACAGCAGCAACCGCTATGATCAGCACTGTTCAGAATTCCGGAGCTCACGTTCTGACAACAATCGACGAACTGGTTCCTACTTCAGCAGGACTGGGAGGAGTTCCAGTTATTTTTCAGACAGTGGATTACGACAACGGTGGCTTCCTTGAAAATCCAGACACAATAGTCATCAATCAGGGCGGAAGTTATCTCGTCAGCGGAGATCTGGATTGGGGATCAACCTCTGCTTTGGCCAATCTTGGCTATATGCTCATGCTCAATGGGTCTACAGTCTTGGGCACTGAGACGTTATCGACTGATTCAACCGATCCTCAAACTGAAGTCTTTTCCTTGACCTACAACTTCAACACTGGAGATACTATTCAACTGCTTGCATTTTCAAGTGAAGATGTAGAACTTCAATCAGGAACAGACTTAACGATTACGGTCAATACCAGTCCAGATACAACTAACTCCTTGCCAGTTTCGGTTCCTCCCACGGGTACCATGATGCTCACAGCCGAAGTCAACCTTGTGGCAGGACAAGCGGTTTCGGTAGACTCAAGTGGTAAAGTTACACCAGTACTTCCCACTCTTGTGGCATTACCTCAAGTTGCCGGAGAATTTTGTATTCCTTATGTAGACGGTATTGCTCTAGAGTCAGCCACAGCAGGTTCCACAGCTACAGTTGCGAATGCGTATGGTACTACATTTACAGTTTCTGGAGCATCCTTTACTGTGGGGGGAATCATCTATGTGGCTCACGATGGATCTATGACTCAAGACTATGCAGGAGAAGTTTTAACTAACTGTGATTGGACTGTTGTACTTGGGAAAGCTCTCACTTCAGACACTTTGCTGTTTCAGCCACATCTACCCTATTCACGGTGGGATGCTGGAACATATTCAAATCCAGTATCGGAATAGGAAGATATGAGATACGAATTCCAATGTGTTGAATGCAGCACGATTCAAGAAGTTGTCTGTCCGATGTCCAAGGCCAACTTTGACGATCGCGTGTGTCCGAAATGCGGAGGGGTTGCCAAACACAAACTTGGAGCACCAGCTGTGCTGACTGCCAATATGACACATCAGACTATTGATGTCGCAGTTGGTAGAGATGCCAATGCCAGGTGGGACGATATTCATAGAAGACAAGAACTTCGAGAGAAGGTCCGTACGGAATCCAAGACCCAGGGTGTCTCTCTTACTGGACGAAACGAGTTCCAACCCCTGTCTGACTTAAAAAAGACGATCCGTACTGATACCAACAAGCAACTACAGACTAAAGGATACGAGAGCCTCTCTGAAGGGGATGCTCGTCTCATAAAGCGATAGTGAACTTCTCTTTTTGATTGTTGAGAAAGGATATCAAAACCAAAAAGAGAATTCCTTTGTTCTTTATAGAGACGCTAAGCAACCCGAGTCTTCAGGGAGAAATCAAAATGGCTCTTTTCGACCAGTACACAAAGCCCGGTGTTTATACAGACGTGAAGATTGTGAATGCGGGCACTCCGCTTTTCGGCACGGCTCGTGTCCCGGTGCTCATCGGAGAAGGTGTTCAGTCCTTCACGTACTCCGATGTCGAAATTCCTCGCGGGTCTGTGGCGGGTGGCAATGAGTCGGTGGTTGGCGAGGACATTTCATCTCAAGCCAATGGAATCACCACTGTATTCCAGCTTTCCTACTACCCGGTTGTGACTGGCGACGGAACCGACACAGTTTCCACCAATCCTGCTGATATCACGGTCTCGGCCAACGGAATCCAGTGTGCAGTTGCTGCTTTGAACGGCGCTCTTGGCCAGTTCACCTGCTACGAGATCCCTGCCGGCTCAGATGTGGTGGTCAACTATTCCTTCGATCGCACCGATACACTGATCACCAACGAGAATCTGACCAACCAGATTCCCACCTTCGCTTCCCTGACTCTCCAGACTCTCGCCCTGTCTCTTTCGGTTCCTGGGGCGACAGGCAATGAAGTGACTTTGGCCTTCACCCTGGCTTCTTCAATGAATGGAGTTGCTGACGTTGCAGCGGTCACGGTCAATGGCAATGCAGTGAGTGTGGAACTTCGGAACAACGACATTGGCAACACCATTCGCACCGTGGGCAAAGTGGCTTCTCTGCTCAACAATGTTCTGACTCTGTCGGCAGGGTATATCCTGGTCGCTTCTGCTTCTACCACACCGGCAACTGCTGTCTCAGCCACTCCTTTTGTTGGTGGAACTGGTCAGAGCACCAACACGACTTTCTCCGTATCTCACCTTCCCATCACCGACGGATCGAACGCTGGAGCCGCAACCACTACTCCTTCCGATGTGACGGTTTTGGTGAACGGCACAGCAGCTTCAGTCACGGCAGTCAATGGAGCAGCAGGACAGTTCACTCTGGCAACAGGCGTCACCACTGGCCAGACTCTGGAAGTCTCCTACTACACCAACACCTACCAGAGAACCTTCGACGTCATTCCTTCTCCGAATGTCAGTTCGATCATTGAAGTGGGCCTTGGTCCCGACAGATCTGACTATATTCAGGGAATTGACTACGTCCTCAGTGGCAACACCATCTCCTGGGGAGCAGCGGTCACCACAGAACAGGGAGCAGTGATCGGCACAACCGCTCCTTTCAACGGTCTCTACATCATCACGACCTTGAAGGACGATCATGCGTATCTTCGTAAGGTAACTGGTGGAATCAGCAACAGCGTCAACCTGAGCTTCACTCTGGCTGACGTGCCGGTTGATGGATCTGGTCTGGGCAATCCGACCAATGACCCTTCTCTGATCAAGGTGTACGTGGGAACGGATCCGATCGCGGCTTTCACTTCAGGAGTTGTGACGGTTTCGAGCCTTCGTGGAGATTCGGCGACGGTGGTTCTCAAGAATCCTCCGGCAATCGGATCTTTCGTGTATGCTTCTTACTATCGCTCTGTGCTGAACGATCACACCCTTTCACTGACGGCCACGAATCCGGCTGCTAGTGGATACATCATCACTGACGAAAACGGCATCGTTGTTCCGACAGCCCAGATCACTACGATCATGACTGGCGGCGGTATAACCCCGGCTTCTGAAAGCACCACGATGGTCTGGCCTTACAGCTTCTCCGATCTCAAGGCAGCGATCGAAGGACCGAACGAAGTTGTGACTCTCACCTTCCAGAATGACAGCCTGTACCAGAACACGGTTCCTGGAACTCAGGCTGGCGCCACTATCCAGCACCTGGTCCTGCAGGCCACAACAATTGGCGTCAATGTTACCACCAATGTCTCTTTCGTGGCAGGAGCACCAGTGGCGGACAGTCTTGCCGTGACTGTAACTGGAGAAGCGATTTCGGTGAACATCACCACTTCTATCTCCGGTGTTCGCACCATGGGAGACATTCTCACCATTTTCGACACCTATCCAGTTTCCACTACTCTGGCTGGTGTCGTTCTTGCTACTCTTTCCAGCACGTACACCGCAACCCCGGCAACGGCAGCTGGTCCGATCAGTTTCAGTGGAGGCACCGCCACCACTGGAACCAATCCATACGCGGATCGCTTCATCGTGACTTCTACTCTATCCAGTGGTTCTGCTGGCACTGGCTACGTGGGACAGACCTATGTCGATGCCAGAACAGGACTGAAGTTCACTCTGGTTCCGATGTTTCCATCCACTGCTGCTCTCAGCTATGGATACACTTCTGCTCCATCTGGATACATCTGGGAGCCTGCTGACACAATTGCCATCACGGTGTCTAACGCAACAACTCGCCATGCTTCACAGATTCCCACCATCGACGTTCCGGGAGTCTGGACTGAAGTCGAGCAGTTCTTCAATGTGGGCACCGGCAACACGGCCATCATCACGACCTTCAATGGATCTGGCAATGGACCTTCGGTGGGTGAGTACTACTACATCACCTACACGGTCGCAAAGCAGGCCAGCGACTACGCTCTGAAGTTGTACACCAGCGCGGCGGATGCCTATGCGGCATACGGACAGCCTTCTGCTATCAACCGTCTGTCCTTGGGCATCTATCTCGCAACTCTCAATGGTGCTCAGACCTTTGGTTGCATCCAGGTCCCACAGCAGCTTAACTCGAACCAGGCCGCCGATTCCGAGTACATCGCGGCTTTGCAGACTTTGACCACAACTCTACCAGGAAGCGATTCCAAGGTCAACGTGATCGTGCCTCTCAGCACTTCGCTGACGGTACAGCAGGCACTTTCTCGCCAGCTGATCACCCAGGCTCAGATTCGCAATCGTGGAGAGGCAATCGGATTCGTGGGCTTCAATCAGTTCACCACTCCGACTCTGGCTCGCCAGTATGCTCGGTCTCTCGCCAATTCCCGCGTTGTCGCGGTGGCTCCATTCTACGCAGCCGTGCAGCTTCCCACGCAGGATGCCAACGGAGTCTTCGAAGTCATCGGTGTGACGGGCGAATTCATTGCGGCGGCTCTTGCCGGCCTGAACCTCAACACGGCAAACGACGTTGCAACCTCGCTCACCAACCAGAACCTGGTAGGATTCACTCAGCTTCTGCAACGCTACGACGATCCCACCAAGGATCTCATGGCAGGAAGCGGAATCACGGTCTTGGAAGAGAACAACGGAGCACTGTATGTTCGCGACTACCTGACCACTGATCCTTCGAACCCGATCACCAGCGAGCCGACTTCCACCACTATCGTCGACTACACTCGCCAGCAGTTCCGCCTTGGCCTCAAGCAGTTCATCGCTCGCAAGTTCACGGCTCAACTCCTGAACGACATCACGATCGTCTCCAACTCGATCTTGACGTCACTGGTTGGCAACGAAATTCTATCGGCTTTCGCAAATCTGTCGGTGGTTGCAAGTCCGACCGATCCAACCGTCGCTCTGGTCACTGTGGCCATCAAGCCTATCTTCGCTCTGAAGTACATCCAGGTCACCTTCTCGGTGGCTACACAGCTGTAACCCACGGGGAGGAGCGATCCTCCCCACATTTTCTCGTCTGGTGAAGACAAATGAAATCAAAGATGATCGCGCGTCGCAAGCAAGCAGCACCTCCGGTAACTCCTGCGGCCCCGGCTCCTCCAAAGCCTGTGGCTGCTCCACCTCCGGTTCCTGGTGTTGGTGCACCTCCAGTTCCTACGGCTCCTCAGGAATACCAATCCACTGATGAAGCTCTCAAGGCTGTCAGCACTGACGTCCTGGCTTCAATGGTGAAGGCTCTCGTGGGTGGCAAGGAATTTGCGAACGACAAGGCGGCTCAGTTCTTGATCGAAACCATGACGGCTGAACTCAAGACTCGTCCGGTCCAGGTCGAGGATGGCGAACCTCGTCTCGCCTCCAACAAGAAGAAGGCCGGTTGGATTTCCGTCAACGACAAGACCATGGATCTCGAAGAAGGTGGCGATCGAGTTCCGGAAATTGCTGAAGCTCACGGAAAGCTGGAAGATCACACTGGCATCGTGAAGACCAGGGTGGTTCTCCCCGAGAAGCTCGCTGCTGCTGAAATTTCTACGGCTTCTGCAGTAAAGAAGGCTGAAGGATACGTTGCCAGTCTGAAGAACACATACCTCGAATCCAAGGTTCTGAGCACTGTCAATGGAACTCGTCCAGTTCGCGAAGCGGTCGAGTCCATCTATGCTGCCTCTCTTCGGATGGCCGATGCGACAAAGACACTTGCCAAACAGCAAGAGCAGGAAGAAGAGGAATCCGAAAAGGCCAGGAAGGCTCTTGAAACCAAGAAGTCAAGTTCGAAGTACAAGCTGGGCGGTTTGATGGTCGCGGCGGCTGAAGACGAGATCAAAGAAGACATTTGCAAGACTTGCAGAAAGCCTCAGTCTGCTTGTACCTGCGAGTAGTTTCTTCAAGTTTTCTTACTACCGGGCACCAGAGTTAGAAGCACACAGGAGATTGAATCATGGCAACGGGCGCATATCTTTACCAAGAGGGGGCAACTCCTCAAACAAGCACAGTCCTGAGCACCCGCTTCCGCATCTTTTCACATGCGGTGGGCAACGGCAAGTTCACGAAGTTGGGAGTGACGTCTTCTTTCAACATTCAGGAACAACGCAATGTCGAAGCGGTGCGTGGCTTGGGATTTGGCGATCAGGTTGCTGAGCTTGTGCCCGGAGTGACGGCCCCGATGTCAATCTCTGTGAATCGCACCGCTCTGTACCTGGCAAATCTTCAGCAGATGATGGGATACAAGGCTGGCGTTTCCGGCCTGGTCCGTTCACTGCGTCACCACAAGTGGCCCTTCGATATCAAGACCGAGATCGCCTTCTCGGAACTGGTGTCCGAGCTTGGCAGTGGTGCAGGCCCCGATTCAACAGTGGCGTCCTACTTCAACAGCGAGGGCGGTCTCAACAACTATGGCAACACCGGAATCTACGCTGTGGCCACGGTTTACGAGGGATGCTGGATGGAGTCCTACACATCCAACTACCAGGTCGAGCAGGCAGCGGTAACTGAAGATTGCCAGATTGTGGTGACGGATATCTTTGATTGCAGTGGGAGCGTGTACGGTGAGTTCATCGACGGAGGACTCAATAAAAATGACCCCACCGGCAGAAGCCTCTTGTTTTCTTTAGTTGGAAGCTAACCCAGTTTACTGACACAAGTCTGAACTTCGCAGTATTAGAGAGGTGAGCAGAACATCGTTCACCTTTTCTATTGCGAGGATTCCAATGAACGTCTTCACCGTTTATAAAACCGTCAATCTGATCAATCATCGCTATTATCAAGGAGTCCACGAAACTTCTAATCCCAACGACAGCTATCTAGGTTCCGGCATCGTTCTCACAAGAGCCGTAGCCAAGTATGGTGCCAGCAACTTCTCCAAAGAAATCTTATTCGTATACAACACAGCAGAAGAAGCCTTCTCCAAAGAGGTCGAACTTTGCGCTATTTCCAAAAATGATCCTCTTTGCTACAATCTACATCCCGGTGGCAAAGGAGGTTTCAAGTTCATACTAGATCATCACCTGATGACTCCAGTACCCAAAGAATTCCTCACAGGTCGCAAGCCCGGTTCCAAGAATCTCATTGTCCCTGTCACAATATTTCCTGAACCAGTTTGTAAGTACGGATGTGGACTAGGAGCCAGGTTTCTTCTTGGAGAGAAAGGCACTCCTTGCTGCTCTGATCATTCTGGTAAGTGTGCCGGATATAAAGCCTCAAAGAAGTCCACCAAAGTGAAACGAATCTATAAACAAGAGTTGATCTGTTTCTACGGATGTGATAGGTCTGCCAGCTATCTTCTAGGAGTTAGTGAGAAACCTTGTTGTTCCAAATCCTTTTACGATTGTCCTGGTCACTGGAATAATAGACCGAGCATATCTCTTCCGGAAATGAGAGCAAAATCAGAGATTACTATGTTGAAGAGGTACGGAGTAGTTAATCCGTCATCGGATCCTGAACTTCTCGCTAAAAGAACAGCAACTAATGTTAGACTCTATGGAGGAGCCAGCCCCACCTGTGATTCCACCGTTAATCAAAAGCGCATTCGTACCAACAAGAAACGCTTTGGTGGCAACGCTCCAGCCTGTTCTAAGGAAATCAGGGACAAGATGAATGCTACTCGGAGGAAATCCAAACTTCTCCCCTCTTCTTAGAGGCAATATGATGTATAGTCGTCTTCTCCAGCCTAAGACTGCAGTCTTCTACGCTTCCCCTGAAGGAGAAACTGACGATCCATTCTATGGACCTATTCCCAGAGGGGTGGGCGGTGCAGATCTTGACGGTATTCCGGACTCTCCGATAAACAACAAAACTCCTGAATATGCTGAGGAGTCTCGCGGGTACAAGAACCCTCTGGCTGAGAAGGGAACTGAGAACAAGGATGAGGATGCCAACTTGGTGGAAGGAATTCCTCCCGGTTTGATTGTGGCAGGAGTGGATATCCACGAGTCTCCGACGAAGCTCCCGCCGCGCAATGATCTACGCAGACACCTCGACAAAGACGCTCTAGAAGAAGATGAAGAGCCTGAGATGAGGCATCTGATCTCATGTTTAGTAGTTGCTGAGAAGGAAATCTGACTAAGAGACTCTCTATAGGAAGCACAATGACGAAACTGCCTTTTGGACACAAAATCTCGCAGGCTAATCCAACATGGGATGAAGTGTGCCTTGAGATGATTCTGGAGAAGTACCCGGACTGCGACCAGAAAGCAGTGGAAAACTATCTGAAATTTGTAGCGGATGGAAAACAAGTAAATGGAAAATTAGAAGGTCATCATACCTTGATGAGAGCTGATTTTCCTCAGTATATAGACACACCTGTTAACATCGTTAAGCTGACAGCACGCAATCACTTTGTAGCTCACTACTTGTTAGCAAAGGCGGTTCCATCATCTTCCAGTATTCAAATCACTTTTTATCTCATGGCCAACATGAAAAGGGCTATGTATCTAAAATTGCAAGAAGTTTATAAGATGGCAGATGTATACGAAGCCTCTAAACTTCACATACCTTCGACAAAGGGGTTCACTCCAGTTTATAACCCAGATACTAAAATGGTTGTACTCATGTCTAAAACAGATCCTGTAGTGGTTTCAGGACAGTTTAGACATCACACAACAGGAACTACTTCAGTGAGAGACAAGCAGAGGAACTGTTTTCGTGTTCCCAAAGACGACTCTAGGATAATTTCCGGAGAATTACAACCAATCAACAAAGGAAGAAAAGTTCGTATGAATACAGTAACGGGAGAAACTGCTTCTATGATTGCTGGAGATGTCAGGCTAGAAGATCCCAACTGGGTTCATCCCTCTACAGGAAAAGTAGCTGTAGTTGATTCAGAAGGAAATACTTTTTCTGTCTCAAAAAATGATTCTCGTTTTCTTTCAGGTGAATTACGTGGTGTAATGTCAGCTGCCTCTGAGGATACTAGAAAAAGAATCGGAAATGCTCAGTTAGGTAGACATCCTTCTCTGGAATTGAGAAAATTGTGGAGTAAGCGACGTAAAGGACGGGTTGTTTCACAGAAGACAAGAGACAAAATCAGTGCCTCTCATTTTCTTATGCATCAGAAAAGGAGAGAAAATGTCATTTAAGAAGCAGGCTCAGGCAGTACTAGCCAGCCCACTTGTCAGTCTTAATGATTGGCATAAGATGTATGGAAATAACGCTTTTGGAGTTAAGACTGCCTCATTGAAGAAAGTTGCGGAGTCATCTCAGTACCTTCTATCTCATTGCACAATTATGGCATCAGTAATGGTAGAGGCAGAACCTTATGACTACCTAATTAAGCCTGAGACGAGCCATTTGGCTAATAATAATCAGGACGCCTGGAGTAATGAAGTACTCAAAATGAGTCACAAATCTTTCATTGGTGCATTCAATTTTCTTGAACACTTCCAAAATTCTAAGCATGCCAAGGGACATATTCTAGACGCTGTCCTTCGTAAAGTATCGATTGCTTCTCCGGATATTTGGGTCTACTTTTGTGATATTTTGGTAGCAACAGATATGAAACATGAATCACTTGTAGGAGATATCCGTTCGGGTAAAACTAAGTATATGTCGATGGGTTGCGTCGCAGATGAAGTTACATGCTCCTTTTGTGGAACTAGAGTCACTGATGCCAACACCTATTGTCAGCATCTCAATTTTCAGAAAGGCATGTTCATGCCTGATGACGACGGTGTTCCTCGGATCATAGTGGAATTGTGCGGACGGCCTTCGCTTCCAGGTGGTGGAGTTCATTTTATCGAGGCTTCATGGGTTGAGACCCCTGCCTTTCCTGGAGCGGAACTTCGTGGGATTATATCTGACGAGAACGGGAACGATACCTGGACAGGACCTAAGACTAAGTTTACATATAGTACCACCGCTGGAATTAAGAAAGCTGCCTCTAGTCCAAGAGAAGAGTTGTCCAGAGCTTCCATTGCCGATTTTAGACGGAGGTTTGGTTCATGAAGATTACCTGTTGGTATAAGAAACGACTTCAAAACACCCTAGTAGTGAGTGGTTCACTGGAGACTGCGCAATGCGTAAACTTTCTCAACTGAAACAGGCTCTCTTGAAGAAGGAAGCTGATCTTGACATGCTTGACGACCAGATCATGTCTCTGCCGACTTCTTCAGTCAAGTTTGACTCCCTTGCCCAGAAGCGTGAGGACATGGAAACCGATATCCGTCAGCTTCGAGAGGGCATCGAGGTTCTCAATGCTTGGGACACTCTCAAGGGCGGCGATTGGTCAGATGAGATGAAACAGTCTCTCGGCGAAATCGATCCGTTGGTCGTGGAAATGGCGACCGGCGAGGCTGATGAAGGAATGGGCATGGATGATTTGGGTATGGGTGCTCCTCCCATGACCGACTTCGCACCTGAAGCTCCTCTGCCTCCTCCTGCACCAGCTGTTGAACCTCCTCCCCTGGAAGAGCCTGTAGCACCTCCGCCTGTTGAAGAAAACACCATGGATGAAATTCCTTCCGGTGATGAACTTGCCGGCGAAGAGCCACCGGCGGAAGAGCCACCTGTCGAGGAAGAACCTCCTGCTGAAGAGGCACCGATTACGGCATCAAGCAAGAAATCCAACTTCCCGACTCCAAGTAAGAAAGGCACTCCGGTGCCTACCGCTCAGAAGAAAGGCAACACAACCATGGCGACTGCGACCGAAACCACGAAGTCTTCTTCTCTTAAGGATAGAATCGCTGCTATCAAATCAAAGAGAGCAGAAGCGATCAATAAGGAAGCACAGACTAGAGTCGCTTCCGCTTGGACTGTTGCTAAGACTCTTTTGCCCACAGCCCCTGCAACCATTCAACAGAAGCTAGCAGAATCTCTTCTGGCGAATACCACCAAGGCTCTCAAGGCCATCTGCCGGCAGACAGCGAGAAATGCTGCTTTCCAGAAGACCTGCGAGGCGATCGCGTCGGTCACCAAGACCACGATGAATGACCTCATGGAGAACCCAAGCATTCTTGCCAGTGAAGAGAGTGCTGTGAAGTCTGAATTGAAGGGTGATCCCAAGAGTGCCACCACGAAGAAGGCTGACGACCGCAAGGACGCTGGCCCGGTGCCTCCTGCTTATCCCGAACCCATCCGCAAGGAACCTGCTGAGATCGATGCCGGCAAGGCTGGCGATCGTGAAAAGGACACCGTCGACAAGACCATGAGCGACCAGAAGGTCACGCCCAAGGAAGCAGCCAAGACCAAGAAGGCCTGCTCTGCCTGTGGCAAGGATCACCTGGAAGGCGAATGCTCGATGGCGCCAACAGCGTCCAAGAAGACCAAGAAGGCCGGTCCTGAGGACATGGCTCCCCCGGCTGCAGGCCCCACGGCTCCTCCAGTTGAAGAAGGCGGCGACATGCCTCTACCTCCTCTGCCGGAAGAGGGTGAAGGCGAAGAGAAGCCTGAAGGTGAGTCCGAGGAAGTGGTTGGCGACGAAGAGAAGCTCGAAGTTGTTGAGCAGATCGACGAAGTCATCCAGGACATCGAACAGATCAAGGATGACATCGAGGAGAATTCCGAAGAGCTCAACCTTGAAAGCATCTTCGACAACGACAAGCTCGAGGACAAGGAAGCATCTCTCGCCAACAATGGCAACGTCACTGCCGGCGAAGACGACAATGACTTCCTACCCAGTTCAGCCCAGAACATGGAAGCCAGCATGGAAGAGTCTCCCATCGGTGACATGTTCGACCTGACTGCCTCCGATGCTGACCCGATGGCTCGTCTCTTGGGCAGCACCAAGTATGCCGAAGTGGACGCGTCTCTGTCCAAGGTCGTGAAGCCTGGGGATATCGCTCAGACCTTCAAGACTGATGCCGTTGGCAAGGATCCTCGTGATAACGAAACCGATCACGAAGATTCTCTGCTGACTGACATCCTCAAGAGTCTCGACCAGGACGACTACGACACCACTCGTGACCAGACTTCGCACCAGGAAGAGCCCACCGAGGCCAACACCAAGGTCGGCACCAAGAAGTCCATCACCAAACTGAAGACTGTGGTTGCGGCGGCTCCTGCTGCGGAATCCAATCTGGCGTCTCTGCTGTTCAGCGACGACGACATGTAAACCCAGTAAAACCAGTTACATCACAGGGTCGGCTCAGATTAACCTCTGAGCCGATTCTATTTGAAGTGAAGACAGTATCTTCTATGTCCTCCATAAACTCCCTTGGTGACTTGAATGAACTTCGCTCCACATTTAGGACAGGTGTAATCATGCAATTTAGTATTCTCAGTTAAATTCACTCTTGTAGCAACGGAAGATTGAGACTGTTTTCTGGGGATATTCCAACTGTTAGATATTTTGTCCTTGTGATCCTTGGTTTTTGGTACTCCAGTAAGTTTATCAGATAATGCCTTGGCTGCTTTTCGATGAATTTCTTTAGTTCCTTCAGGATCGTCAATCCACTGCTGTTTCTTGAATTGACTCAGCTTTCTTTTGGTCTCTTCGTTGGCTCGACATCCGTGACCACCGAGAGTGAGATTGTACCCGATCTTGGGATCAGATGAACGAAGAAGAATGATCCAGAGAGTTTCAAATTCGTTCAACTTGTCTATACTGGAGGTTTCACAAAGAAGTTCCATAGTGAAACTTGACTCTCCATATTTTCTCATTGCTTTGTACAAATAGGAATTATCTCCATATTTAGCATTTTTGACATGCTGATTCCATCGTTCTCTCAGTGAAAGAACAGTTTGGCCAACATAGAATTTTCCGTTAACGAGATTGGTGATTAAGTAGACGCACATGATTACTATGGCCTAAGTAGTCGATTGATACGGGCATTATCGCTAATTGCCTAAAAAACTGGATTACAACCCCCATAAGTGTAGGATGGCTGCTGGTCATCTATAGATCTTGTCTTAGCTTGACTGATCTGGATGGCTGACAAATCAAAACCAGACTATGTAGCTGAGATTCAACCATGTTGAAACTTGACTATTACGGTCAGAACGATGGAACCACGGTTCCAAACGTCACCCTCACAGGTGACCCCGGTACTGACCAGCTCACGTTGACCAATGCAGGTTACTTGGGCGGAAAGATCATGGCGGTCGTAGGCACTTACTCCGACGGCTCTGCTCTTATCGCTCCCTGCGATGGCAACACCATGTCGCCCTATGGGACACTCATCAATGGCCCCGGTGAATTTGCCGGCGCTATCGGTCCCTCTGGCTCCAAGAAGGCCCCTGTCGTCCGCTCCATGTGGAAGGGTTCGGTCGACAATCAGGCTTATGACACAACCAAGCAGTACGTGGTCGGCACTCCGCTGTACGCGGGTACTGGCGGCGCGGCTGGACTCTACACCAATGCAACACCTGGTGGAGTTGCCAAGATCGTTGGACTTGTCACAGCAGTCCCAACTCAGCAGAACTCTTTCCTGCTGGGCGTCGGATCACTGATCTAACCCAACGCTGCTCTTAAAGAGAGAAATCGGAGAAATTCAAATGGCTACTCTTTCGAGAACTCAGCAGCAGACAGCGCAGTTGGGTCAGTTGCTGAAAACCGCAGGCGGACGTCAGAAGCTCGCAGCTTCTCTCGGACCCTCCCTGAGACGCCGCCGTGACTATATGTCGATTGCCCGCAAGGCACTCATGGTGGAAACCCTTCCGGATGGCGCACTTCCCATCTACGACAAGGAATTTGACGCGACTGGTAAGTCGTTCGTCGAGGCCTTTGTGGTTGGTGAAGAAGGCGGCGACATTGTCCGGGTAACCAAGCCCATTCGTGTGACGGTTCCGACGTTCGAAATCGTTGCCAATCCCATGATCCCGATCACCCAGATCAAGGAACGTCGCTTCGACCTCGTTGCCCGTTCTCTCAATCTGGCCAAGGCAGAAGTGGGCGCGACTGAGGACGGCTATGTGTTTGGCCTGTTCGACGCCGTCGCAACCGCAGCCACAGCGGCGACCCTCGTTGCCGGCACTGGCTCGACGGACTACGTTTTCAACGAAGACCTCAACATCTTCGTGGCGACGTCCGGCATCACCACTCCTCCCGTTGCTTGGGTCAGCGGCGGACCCTTTGCTGTTGGTGCTTACACGACGGGTTCCGATGGAAACCTCTATGTTTGCATCAAGGCAGCAACCACACAGAACCCGGTAGTGGGCGGCGGCGGTTATGCAGCTGGCTACTGGCTGTTTGTCGGCACCGACACCTTCGCTGTCAAGGGAATTGACGTGGACTCGATGGCTGATGCATTTGGCCAGGTTCAGCGCCATGACCTTTCGGTGGCCTATGTGTTCTTCAACCCGCGCGACTATGTCGACCTGTTGAAGTGGACCGATGCGAACATCGACCGTGAGACGCAGCGCAAGCTGTTGAAGACGGGCGTGATGGGATACCTCTGGGGCGCCACTCTGCTCCAGTCTCGTAAGATCAACTATGGTGAAGTGTACGTTCTGGCCGATGCCGAGTTCTTGGGCGTCATCCCCGAGCGTATTCCGCTCACGGTCATGTCAGCCGACCGTCCGGACCTCCGCCAGATCGGCTTCAGCATCTTCGAGAATTTGGGCTTCCTTGTTTTCAACCCGAGCGGAGTCCAGCGCATCAACGTAGTACGTGGCACCGGCAACGTTTAACCATCACCTAACCATCTAGAGCCTCTCTTAATCGGGAGGCTCTAGCTGTCTTCAGAACAATAATTTCCCCTAATTGGCAAAACCTATAGTATCATGAATTCATGAACAGCGTTATCAAACAAAGCCTCACTTCCATTCCTCACGATCCTGTCTGGGTCGACACCTACCTAGAATTCATTACCAACACTCCTACTCCCACAGAATCCTTCGACAAGCACCACATCCTGATGGAGAGCATCTTCCCTGACTTCCGCAGTCTCACCAAATTCCCCTGGAACATCAAGCGGCTTTCTTATGCTGATCATCTCATCGCTCACTATCTACTTCGCAAGGCCATTCCTTGTGGAGCAACCAACGGAGCATTCCGCCTCATGGTGGGCCTCAGATTCGGCGAGCTACGTGCCAGCGGTTACGATCTTGAACTTCTTTCCGACATCGCAGCAGAATTTGAACTCATCCGTCGCATGAACGATTTTTCCATCAAGGGTTACATCAGAATCTATCGCGAAGACGACGTCACTGTCTGCAAACCTAGCCAACTCTCTAACTATGAAGCTGAAGGTTGGAGCTTAGTCTACCCCGAACAACAGTGGATTTACAAAGATGACGAAGAACGTCGTGTTCTGAAAACTGATCTTCCTCCTCTCCTCCTCGATGGTTGGGAATGCGGAAGATGCTATCGTGCTACTGATTCCACTAAACAGAAACTTTCCGATTGGAGTTTAGCCAAGCATAAACAAAGAACTGCAGAACCTAATGGTTATTCCTTCATACCTAAAGGAGATCAGCACCATCGTAGAGTCCTAGGCATTTCGGAAGAAACCAAGCAAAAGATCCGTGAAACTCTCATGGGGCGTACTCTAGCACCAGAGCATGCCGATAAGGTTCGTGTTGCTACAATTGGCAAATCCTGGACCTGGTCCTTGGAATCCAGAGCAGCCAAGTCCCAATCCATGACAGGAGAGGGCAACAATCGCTTTGGCAAGCCTGGTTACTGGAAAGACAAGACCAGACCTCAGTCAACTCGTGACAAAATGTCCGCTTCTCAATCCGCTCGCACTGATAATGCCTTCTGGAAAGGTAAGGTCGGTCCACACAAAGACCATCTTCAATCTCAGAAATCTCGTGACCAGATAGCTCTCAAACTCACAGGTAGAATAGCTTCTGAAGAAACTCGTCGTAAGATGCGTGAGGCCCACGCTCTAAGAAAGAAACTATCAAATCCAGTAAAGTGAGCAGTATTACTATCTCGAGGAGCACAAAATCAATGGCTCAGAAATCCTACTTGGCAAAGAGACAGATCTACTTTTCAATTGGAGCAACTTATGTTCGCCCTGGTGACATCCTAACCTACGAAGAGAGTGTGTCAAGAATGACCATCTTCCGTGGTGGAGTCCTGGTCGGCTCAGTTCGTCAGACAGCGACCGGAATCAAGAGTCTCCTAGCACAGAAAGTTCCTCTGATCGAAGAGATCAAGCCAACTCCGGTTGCTCCGGTTGTGGTGAAGGAAGAGCCCAAGGTTGATCCCGCTGTGCCAGAAAGATACATTGGCCACGAGGCAGAGTACTTGGCGGACACACAACGGGCACAGACCATGGACCCAGTGGTTGTTCCTGTTCCTGTAGAGAAGCCGATTGTCCTGGCTGATCTGACCAAGGCCAAGATTGCGGCTCATGCCAAGACCTTTGGTCTGGAAATTGATCCGGAGGCTTACACTAAGATTGATCTGATTGCTCGTGTGGAAAAGCACAAGGAGTCACTCAACAATCTGCCGACTATCGCCGATGATACGAGCCAAACCGACTCTTGAGTTCTTAAGAGAGGGCATTGTGCTCGATGGCAACTGTTGACACCAACCTTGATTCCGCCATATTCACTGGCAACTCTCAGTTTGTTTTCAGTGGATCCAATCTGTATGTGGTAGGAAACACCACAACGACTGGAAGTCTGGATGTATTCCTTTCAACAGATTACGGATACACCTTTACAAACGTCGGTTCTGTGACCGTTGCTGGAGATACAACCAAGGGATTTGATCCTGCTGTGTGCCTTGACTCCGGCGGGATTCTTCGCATCGTTGGAACTATCTATGGCTCAGGTGGTTCCACCTCCCTAGGGATCTACTTCTTCAACATCAGCACACACACGTTTGCCAGCAACTCTCCATTCATAATTGTAGCGGGATCTCAGATTGGCCGCGACTACGATGTCGCGATGCTGCCTGACTTGACGGTGATGGTCGTGTCCTCCTTGCTGAATCAGGGAGGTTTCTACGGAGAGACTGTGATGGCCTATTTCCTAAGTGCCAGCACTTCTTCTCCTGCAGTTTTGAGTTCGCATGAACTCACTTCAAGTCCATTCAGATCTGGAAACACTTTCGGAACTGTCTCGACTTTGGCAAATGCAACTGGAGTGGAAGTCTATCTAGGATCTCACAACAAGGTTTTCACCTTCACTCCGTTCCCAGCATCCATCACTCTTTACAAATACACCCAGAGCACCACAACCTGGGCAACCAGCACCTTGACTACCATAATGTGTCAGTACATCGATGATAGAATGACCATCATTGGCGATGGCACAAAGCGGTATCTGAGTCAGTGTTTCTTCACTCAGACCAGGTACAGTCTTGTTGGAAATGCCCTGCTGGGATACAGCGCGGATTCAGGAGCCACTTGGTCATGGGAATCCTATCTTGGAACAGGACTGCAATCAATCACTGATCCTGTGATCAGTGTCGCGCCTGAAGGATTGCGTTTTTCTTATGTGGAGAAGAACTTCACTTCCACCAACACTGGCAATGTGATGAACGGAACGCTCCGTGTCAAGCTCCTGGGTGTCGCTCCTTGGTCCATCACGATTGATCCGACTTTCTACAATGTCATCACCACTTCACGTCTGAGAGGAACCAAGGACAAACTTCTTGCAGGAATGCTCTATGCCCTGATGGGAGAAACCACCTCTGGAGATGGTCAATTCTACACAGGATACAGCGTTCCACCAGTAGCTGCCATCGCTACTTCTACGATTTCTCTTCCAAGAGGAAGCACTCTAGTTTTGGACGCATCTGCAAGCTACGATCTAAACGGAAGCCCTCTACGTTTCACCTGGTCCACCGACAACGCGGTTGTACATGTAACCCCGATTCCTGACATTACTGGAGCAGCGAATACAGCCGCCATCTTCACTCCAACGAATACAGCTGCTCCTCTTCAAACAGCCCATGTGAGCGTGGTTGTAGAAGATCTCGATTTGAATGGCAATCCTATCCATCCCTGGGATCCAGTTCATCACACACCTGCAAGTGAATTGGCAACATGTACGGTCACGATTCCTCTTCTTCTGGCCCCGGTTATCGGATATCTGTCACCGTTCAATGTCTCTAGAGGAACAATTGTAAGGATCGCTCCAACAATCACTGACGATGCTGTTGGAGTGACTCTCAGCTATGCTTGGACTCAGGTGTCTGGCACCACGATTGCTCTGAGTGACACAGATTTTCCATTCCTGAATGTTCTAACTCAGGCGGCTCTGCTAACAGGTGAAAGCCTGGTGTTCTCTCTATCTGTAAGTGATGGAATCAATCTTCCAGTTTTCAGAAATTTCACCATCAATGTCGCTGCTCATGCTTTTGCTGAGCCGGATACTTTCATCAGTAGAGGAGTCTGGAGCGGCAACATCGCCCAGCGTAACACAGCTGGTTCCTACCTCTCTGATGAGAGTTGCCTTGCATCTTCTCTGAACAATTACAAGAAGTACACCATGATTGATGGCACTGAAAGAACTCTGGTTGTCACGCCAACAGACATCATGGTGTTTAACTACAGCGGTGCCACTGATACCACTCCACAGCAGGTGATTCTTCGCAGATTCTTTCCTCCTGGATTTCTGACAGTAGTTGACGGTGTTCAAACTGAAGACGACTACACGATCATGTTGGCAAGTGACGGGAATCTCTACAAGTACACCACAGCCCCGGCCATCAACACTGACAACTATGATTCCATAATCTACTTGCCTTCTTTGACCTCCATGACCTTTAACAAGTTGCTGTGCACCTACAATTTCAACAACACTCGAGTTCTGGCACTCAGTGGACCTCAAGGATGCTACCTGCTCCAGATCGACAATGCCTACTTTACCACGACCATTGGCATGGCAATTTCTCCTTCATCCAAGCTCCTGTTTGGAGGATCGAATGTAGTCTGGATTCGCACCAACAACGTAGAGTCAACCATTCAGGGGAAGGTTCTGCTTGGAACTGTCCAAAATGGCAACACCTACGAAACTCTGATCGATTTGAGCAAGAGAATTATCCTTGGAACATGGGAATCGGCCAATTTGAGCAACGCGATCGTAGACTCAGGGGAAATTCTTTTCAATGCAGAGTCGAGCTACATGGGATTCCCATCTCCTCCAGTTCTGGTTTCTGCGTTGGTTGGAACCATTTCGCATTTTATCGCTCCTGTGTGGATCACCTGGACACAGAATCGCCCAGACCTGATTTCACTGTACAACCTCTTTACCTCGAATGATGGAGGAACTTCTTGGAGTGAAGCTCTCACAGTGACCAACGGCAACCAGTTGTCTGCTATTCTCCCAATGACTCAGGGTTACACCTACCAGCTTCGAATGCGAGCAATTAACACTGATGGAGTGAGTGGATGGTCAAATGTACTGTCCGTGTCCATCTAGAGTATTAGAGGCCCATGGGATTGCTAAACAAGAGCGAGCTTCTCAAAACCCTGCGCGCAATTATGGGTTTCGATGTGAATGCTTCGCCCTTCGCGGCCTTGGAACTGAAATCCGATGAACCCTGTTTCTATCGCAGTAGCCACACCGGCTTCATTCAATCCAAGAACTACGGATCTGGAAATCACACCCACATACTTCTTTCTCACCTGAGAGACTCTCTGCAGGTTCTCAAGGATGAAGCTGTTGAGCTTTCCTTGGACGGATCTGGGGTGTTGAAACTCTCGAGCACAGACAACGTCTACGAATCCGAGATTCGAGTTCACACAGTTCGTCCTGAACAGGCTGGACTGAAGACTCACAACATTGGCGACATCGTTCATCGGCTTCCTGCTCACGTATTCCAGGACTTTGATGCCAGACCGTTCATCTGTGCTGCCCAGCCAACTCTGATTGACGGAAGAATCATGATGCCTACTCAGTCAGGAATTGTCGTATGGCAGGGTCCACAAGATCTCATTCCTCTCTCGCTGTATCCAAGAGAGACCATGCTCAAGTTCATTTCGAGCTCTCAGAATTTGGAGAAGGTTGTGGTCTCTTCCAAAGGATACTGGGGTGCGGTGGCTGGAGGTCTGATCTCGTTTATTTCTGGACACACTACCGGAGACACCCTCTACAAGAGTTACAACGTCTCTGGAAAGCCTTTGGACACGTTGCCGGCTGAACGTCTAATTGTGTCACTCGAAGCGGCGGCTGGTATGTGTGGAGACAACAAGATCGAGATCGACCCGTTGCTGGGTGTTGTAACCCGAGACACCACTGGGAACCAAAGCAGATTTGCCTTCGGTAGCCATCAGGGTTGGAGCAAGTTCGCGATCACTGGAAGAACGGCCAAGGTCATTGCTGACGCCTTGCGTCAGTCATCGGACACAGACACTGCTCTGGTCTATGTTCCCACCAATCAGTCTATGCGACTGGTTCGAGGTAATTGGCAAGTGAACTTCCGAACCTTCTGAATGACAGTATTATCAATAACATGGACACTGTCTTGCTTACTCGTCTGGCCACTATAAGAGGTCGGCACAGTCATCTTGGAACTCAGATTCTCTTCGAGGACAGGAACATTGCTCGACTCCATGGGAAGATTGAGCAACTTGAGAAGGACAAGATCGAACTGGTCAAGGTTCAGACTCTCATTGACCGAGCCATAACGACAATCAGCGCAAATGGGATCGGGAAGATCGAGCAGGTTGTGACTGCTGGACTTCATCAAGTCTTCGGAAACAGAGGGAATCTGCGTTTCGTAGTTGAGAAGAAAGAGGGCAAACGCGGCAACATCTACAAGCTCAAGGTACAGAAGACTCGCAAAGATGGTCTCGTGATCCAAGGAGATGTCCTCAAGTCCTTCGGCGGCGGCCTGGCAAACGTCATCAGCTTTCTTCTCCGAGTCATGATGATCAAGAAGTTCCGCTTAACCCCATTTATAGTTCTGGATGAAAGTTTCTCAAACGTCAGTGCAAACTACTTGCCACAGGTGAGTGCTATGCTAAAATCTCTCACGTCAAAACATGGATTTACAGTACTGCTTGTTACTCATCAGGCAAGAGTAGCTGAAGAGGCAGATGCTATTTACCAAGCAGTTCCCAGTGATGACGAGAATGGTTCACCTCAACTTGTGAAGACAGAATTTTCGGAGGATCTTTTTGCTAATTTACCTTCTTCAGAATCTAGCCAACAAGAAATGTTACGTGGGTCAATGGAGGGGGAATAATCTTCGTCACAGATGGAGTATGCATCTGCGAGATGCCTTCAAGTACAAAATAGATACACGGTTGGCTCGTGCAATCAGAAAATACGGTGAAGAATCCTTCACTCTCGAGATTCTCTCTTCTGCTTCATCTCCAGAAGAACTCAATAAGTTAGAAACCTTGTGGATTGTGGTTCTGAATAGCATCAATCCAGAATTTGGGTATAACATGACTTTTGGAGGAGATTCGAGAACTCCTGATGAAGAAACTCGAAGGAAAATTGGTGATAGCAATCGAGGACAAAAACGAGGTCCGGAAGCTCTGGCTAATCTATCCAGATGCAAGCAAGGTTCAAAACACCCTATGTTTGGAAAACATCATTCCCTGATTACTAGGAATCAGATGGCAAAATCTCACTCTGGAGTGCCTAAAGGAACTCCCAGTGAAGAGACAAAAGCAAGTATCAGTAGATCGTGCCAGGGAAGAATTCCTTGGAATAAGGGGAAGAGCGATGCTCGATACAACGCTACTCCGAAGGCTGAAGCCGAAGCCATTGGAAGAGATAATTTCGAGGCTGAATGAGTTAGTTCATCGCCATTGCAGGAAATACCTCAAGAGAAATCTCAAACCTTGCCCTTACAACTGCAAATTGGCCAAGTGGAACGGACCCCGGCTTATTTGCTGTGAGGGTCGTAACAGCCTAGACCCAGAGAAATGCTTCAGACCAGAGAAGTTCGTGCCGATATTCACCAAGGCCGAACTGTATGAGCAATTCAAGAGTGATCTTCGAGATCCGGAGACCTTGGTTCGCGAATACCGAGATCTGGCGATTCTTTTTTGGTGCGTGGGCGCTGACGGAGACATCATAGAGGAAACGAAGAAATGACAGAACCTGCTCAGTTTACCGATATCGACGGATTGGAGCACCGGCGTTCTTCAGCGGCCCATCATCACCTTTAGGCGGCACAGGCCAATATTTAGGACAAGCAGAGTTATCTCTACATGGATAACCCCACAATGGACATCCTTTACAGTGCTCTGGACAGAGTTTAGTGAGGTAGATGGAAATATCCAAGGATCAAAGCTCCAACCACGGTTCCCACCACTCCAATAACCATCACCAGAGTAGCTCCGGAAATCCAGATTAGAGCCGTGACTGGTGTTTCTAGTTTGGTGACCCTAGACACAAGAGATTCTCCATTTCCTTCGTACACAACCCGACGTAGAGTTTTCACATCCTCAGCGATATCTTGCACAAACTGGCAAGGTACCATGCACTTCTCAGCTATGTTAATGTTCCCGATGCCAAGTTCACTCATTGTGTACGATTCTCTCTGATTGAGCCGTTGAACTGAATATCTGGCCCTATCTATAGTCTATAGAGGAGGGCAAAGTTGAAGAATACCCGATTATTAAATTCATAGAGTAGAGAGTCCAAGACTACTGATCCCGAGGCAAAGACGTGAAAGCAACAAGGGATGATTACCGCGCATTTTTCGATTATCTTGATTGTCCAGAATCTAAGACAACGGAGACAGGCTGCTCTCATGAAGATGCAGTAGTCCTATCTCAGTTTTCTGATTTCTCTGTGCCTTCTAGGATCTCAACTATTCGTAGACGAAGCATTAGTCCACAGGCTGGAAAGGCACTATCTATCCTTGGTCATGCCATCGAGTACTTATCAGACGAATTCATACATGACTACGATGGAGTCACACAAGTAGGTATGAGTGCACAGATCAGAGCAATTCAGATACTGATGGCCGCTAACCGTCAGGTCTATTTTGAATGCCCAGAAATGCCAACAGTGATGGAAAGGATACGGAGAGTACTTCATGGGATCAGGTAAGATGATTCAACCCACGAAAGAAGTATACAAACTCGCTTTGGAACTTGCTTGCAAGGATACATGCAAGAATTTTCAGTACAGTCGTGATCCTGGTTACTTCATCCAATGTGCCGAACGGATCATCACTGAGAAAAACCTCACTGTGATCGTAGTTCTACACTCGCAAAGCAGTAGGGAACACTTGCCGACAACCCTTTCTACAGCGGATCAGCAGTCCAAACTCCAGCTGAAGTACACGCATAAAGTGTCGTTGTAAGAGTTTATGCGTGATGGAGACGATCCTATTATCAAAGAGCATCGGATGGATTGTCCACGATGCCGAGCCTAGAGTGTACTTGCTTTCGCAATCAATCACGACCAGACAGTCACTTTCTACCGATGATAAACATAGACTAGAGTACGAGTTGTTGACTTTTTCATTACCTCATATAGAGGTAATGAAATGAAAGGGTACTACGTGTACATGTATCTTCGATCTAAGTCTTCTCCTAACGGAGAAATTGGAACTCCGTACTATGTTGGAAAAGGGAATGGAAGTAGAATTCAGGAGTTTCATGGAAGGCACATCGCAGTCCCAAAATCTTCAGAAAATAGACGGACGGTTTCTGAAGGGCTTAACGAAGCTGATGCTTTTCAACTCGAGATGCTCCTCATTCATCAGTATGGTAGGATAGATCTTGGAACTGGATGCCTTCACAACCTTACCGATGGAGGAGAAGGTGCGAGAAGGTCACTTAGGAAACCTCAATCAGAGGCGTTAAAGGCTCGTAAGAGTGTGATCATGAAGGAGTGGTACTTAAAGCATGGTGTTTCAAAGGAAAGACGAGATAAGATTCGTACAACTTTAACCAGGTACTACCAGCATAATACCAATCCTCGTGCTGGATCAGTAACGTCTGAAGAACAGAAGACGAAAGTAAGTCAGGCTATGAAACAGGTATGGTCCGTTCAAGAACATCCAATGAAGGGGAAACCTAGGAGTGAATCTACTAAACAAGCCATGAGTGTGGGTATGAAAGAGTACTATAAAAATGGAGGAATACCTCCAGGATTAGGAGTTAGTCCAAGTGTACTTACACGCGAGAAAATAAGTCAAAAGTTAACAGGAGTTAAGCATTCTGAAGAAAGACGTAGACGTCGAAGTGAACAAATGAAATCTATGTGGGCCAAAAGAAAGGCAGAAAAGAATGACGGGAATCGAATGGTACCAGTCTTGGTGGCAGGACGTTCCGTTGCTTATCTCCGAGACCAATGTCATCTATCGTAAGCAGATTGCTAAGGGTCTGTCAGACAAGGTTACAGCAACCAAGAAGAAGATCATCTCCGAGCGTGGATGGGAGCCTTGCGCTCATCTGATTGAGAAGAATTTTAGTCAAACTCTTGAGGAACTGCATTTCTTCTATGTACCCAGGGGATGGTTGCCTGGGCCATGTTTTATCTTTCCTCAACGAGATCTGACGGGTGCCTTCACCCGAGCGCAGACAAGGCCCTTGTACAAAGTGGTCTACAACACAGAAGAGGGTGAGAGCACAGCCAAATACTGCGTTGCCGGTTGCAAGAAGGATGACTTCAACGGACCAATCTGGCTGGGCAATGATCCACGAACTTTACAGATGATCGTGGAATTGGGATGGGTTATCATTGTAGAAGGACCCTTCGATCTCTTGGCCTGTCGTCTTCTGTGTCCAGATACTCCTTTCCTTTGTTCCATGACCAAAAACATCGGCGAGAGACATGAAGACTACCTTCGCATGATGGGCGTCACCAAGATATTTCTGATGTATGACAACGAAGCTCCCAAAGCAGGCAAGGATGTGGGAGCCGGAAACCTATCGATGTGGAGGATTCAGAATCACATCAAGTGGTGCCAGGTAGACGTTATCCTCTCCCCAGCGGAAGATGCTTCGGCTTGCCTTAAGAACCCTGTTAAGGCTAGACTTCTCAAATCTCGAATTCTTTCAGCAGTTCCGGTATCAGTCACTCATGAATGAGTGGCAATTCTTTGAGGAAATGGACAGGGAAGACATGTTGTTAGCTGTTCCAGGCATCATACCGGGTCGTCCTCGATTCGGATATCCCAGTACGGAACCATGCTGGGTTTGTGGCAGGCACAATAACAACCAGGCCGAACCTCGATTCCTCTATGTGGTCTGTGAAGATCACCAGAATGTTCCACCAACAGAGATAAACCGGAGATTCAGACCAGAGTGAGTGTCTACGTCGATCCGCTCTTCGAGTACGGAGGCAATGCGAAGCACAGTTGTCACATGTATGCCGACACCCTTGAAGAACTTCACGCCATGGCGAAGAAGATCGGGATGAGACGTGAGTGGTTTCAGAACAAAGAGAATGGCGACCTGCCCCACTACGATTTGGTCGAGAGCAGACGAGTGAAAGCAATAATGTTTGGAGCCGTGGAACATACCAGACATCAGATGGTTGAGTATCGAAGAGCAAGGAGAGAATCGAATGTATAAGCGTGGAAATTGGTCTGTGCTGGGAGTGAAGAAAAACGACAAGCTGCTGGAAGCCATCGGTCAGCCAAGGATGATGCTGGAACTATCGGCTCTGGTTGCCCTGGTGAGTTGCAAGATGAAGGAAATCACGACGTCAGGCATCAATCCATTTGCTCAGCCTCGTCTGGATGAAACCATCTATGCAGTGACCAGTGATTCCACGGACGAGCCTTCAGACTTCCTGGAAAACTTGTACCACTATGCCAAGGACACCCCGGCTGACCGGGCGATCGCGGACATCGATCCCTACCTCCCATTCGTCGGACTCAGTGAATCCGACTACAGTCTGGGCGACGAGAAGTTTGCCTTCTGGTATGTCATCAATCAGTGGAAGGACTCGAACGACGCGGCGAGCTTCAAGGAGAAGCTCTGCTACGAGAGGTTCGAACGTCCATATGCGTTCATCAGTGGAGACGACAAGAAGCGCATCGATGCAGAAGCCTCCTCACAGACGGCCATCCTCCGCCGGCAGTTTCCGGTCTTCATTGATTTCCGGGCGGGACTGATCTTCGCCGAGACCACTGCAGGCCCCGAGATTGAGATCCTACTCGACACCTTCAAGACCATTGGGTTGGAAATCGAAGGTCGTCACTGGGAGTTTGACAACGATCCTCTCTGGATGTTCAAGTTCCTGAACTTCGCGGCAGAGAACACCAAGTACAAGGAAGAATTCGCCAAGCGTGCCGAAGAACTGACCATGTTCTCCAAGGGCAACATTGCGAAGCTCGAGAACAAGGCCATGGAGGCAATTGTCTCGAACTACTATTCCTTGGCCGAACTTCCCAACTCTCTGTGGGCTGGCTTGAAGGCACCGGCTCAGTTCCGTCTGCATCCAGCGAGCGACACCCCTATTGGCGCCACGACACCGAGCAATGCGTGGACCGTGCTCAATTTCACGGATGATGCTCAAGTGTTCGCTTCGGGCGTGGTCATCCAGGAACTTTACACCAGGATCAACAAGGCTGACCAGAGCGAGAAGATCATCCGCAAGGATCTCTTCACCCTCACCATCGACCCATCCATCAACAACTTGGACTTGGGCGTGGCCTTCCTCAAGGGATTCGATCTTCCCAAGATCAAGACGGAGATCAACCGTGAAGTGAAGAAGACCAAGACCAACCTGGCAATCTCTCAGTACTGGATGCGCTGGCTCCAGGAAATGGAAGAGGCCGTCCTCACCTTCATCAGTTGTGTTCGCGACACCCTCGAACTTTCCGGCAGCGCCAAGGCTGGTATCCTCCCCATGGATCTCGACGATGACAAGAGCGGAACCTTTGTGATGGGCACGGACGTGAGTTCCGTCAGCGATTCGCCAGCTGTGGTGTTCATCGACAAGAAAACGGCATGAGGACTTATGACCGCCAAAGAAGAAGTGATTGAAATCCTCAACAGGATGAGATTCAACAGTGAGGACTTTACTCCCGAGACCATTGCTGATGCTTTGGAAGCAGAAAATCTCATCTCAATGAACGCTCATCTCGAGGCTCTCCGTCGCATCAGTGAGGCCCTGGGCCATCCGTATAGAGGCGACACCACCAAGTCCTGTCTCGACCTGGCAGACCTTGCTGTCATCAAGATTGGAATTGGTCTTGGGAAAGAAGAGGATCTAAAGAACAATCCGTTCAGGCAGCACTGGATTGAAATGGGAATGAAGCCGTGAGAGTTACCTGCATATCCGACACTCATGGATTCCAAGGCCACATGAGGTTGCCAGATGGAGATCTACTCATTCATGCTGGCGATTTTTCTATGAATGGAAATCCCATCCAGGTCCTCAATTTCCTAGCCTGGTTTGAAGAGGTGTGTTCGAAGTTTACCTATGGCGGTATTCTGATTGCGGGTAACCACGACCTCACACTCGATCCAAATCGTTGCTCAAAGGAAAACTTTGTTCTCATCAGTCATCTGGTTCGACAGGGCAAACACTTCAAATACCTCGAAAACTCTCATGTGATCCTACCCAATGGCATCACAGTGTGGGGAAGCCCTTACACACCCTGGTTTCTGGGACACATCTGGGCTTTCAGTCAGACTGAGGACAAGCTCCAGTTGAACTGGTGGGGAATTCCTCAGGAGGTTGACATCCTCGTGACTCATGGCCCGGTGTGGGGCATTCTAGACCAGATCATCCCCGGGAGCGGTGAACATCTGGGCAGTCCTTCACTCAGAAATCTCATCGACAGAGTCTTTCATGACATGAAACTTCATGTTGGAGGGCACATCCACGGAGGGTACGGGATTCACCAGGATCCTCGAGATTCAAGTGGTCGAATTTTTGTAAATCCGTCTTTCGTAGACGAGCGGTATCATCCAGTGAACGATCCTATTTCTGTGGAGATCAAGGAGAGAACAAATGGCTTCATCCAGAGGATATGAATCACGTGTTTTGAAGGAACCAGCCCCAAATCGTATACGAGAACGCGATATGGACGAGTGTTGCAACGAGGCACCCAGTCCTTCTACGGACGACAGTTTGCTGAGAACAGCAGCCAGGAATCACGAACTTTCCTGTGACATTGCCACCCTGATCTGCAATGTTGAAGACCTCCTGTTCGAACCCCGCAAGGATGCCAGCGAGGGTAAGACGGTTGAATCTCCCAGGACGGTCGAGACCTTCTTGAACCAGACCGGCTCAAGTCTCCATTTCACCAAGAGACGTCTTGAGGTTCTGCTGGGCAGACTGGGAAGCAAGGGATAGTTTGAACACAAACGTCCTCATCATTGACGGAAGCAACGCGGCCCATCGCTTCAAGGCTGTGTTGCCTCCACTGAATGGCCCTCATGGAGAGCGGGTAGAGATCATGCTGGGACTTCTCCGCATGATCTCCTCCACAGTTCGCAACAATACTGCCCAGGAGATCTACGTCTGCTGGGACGGTGATGGATCCCGGAAGATTCGAACAGACATCGATCCTGAATACAAGGCCAATCGAGGCGACAAGAACGACTTTGAGAAGAGCATGGACAGTCTCATGCACCGTCAGGTGGAATGGTTCTGGGAGCTCTTTGGTCAATATCTGCCGCTCACTTGGATCGTCTCGAACAAATACGAAGCTGACGATCTCATCGCGATGTTCTCTCATGCCTGCAGCAAGCGCGGCGAGAAGGCCCTGATCGTCTCCAACGACAAAGACATGCTCCAGCTGGTCACCAAGGAAGTCAGCATCTACAGTCCTTCCACCGAGAAGTACTGCACGCTGGCAAACTTTGCCGAGTACAGCAAGGGATTTCCCAGCCCAGAAGTCCACTTGATGGCCAAGATCCTCATGGGTGATGGTTCGGACAACGTCAAGGGAGTGGGTGGAGTCGGAGAGAAGACCGCCATCAAGTTGCTGGAAGAGTATGGGACCCTAGACCGTCTCGTGAGTTACCAGACCCCGGCGCTCGAGAAGTTGAAGGTCGGAAGGAACATCAAGGCTGGCGTAGATCGCATCAAGATGAATCGGGAATTGATGTCGCTTTCACTTCCCTTTCACTTCCGACCGGACATGAAGTCGGTAGAAGTGAAGGAGGGAGTCTTGAATCCCGAGGCGTTTCGCAAGAGCTTGATCAAAATGGAGTTCATGTCCATCTTGGCTTCGTACACTCAGTTCATGCGCGCCTTCGAGTACAATCCAGTGTCAGAAGAACAAGAACTCTTTGATAACGAAGAGACGTTCTAGTAACCCATTGAAGACTGGAACGAGTAGAGGGTCAGATGGAAATCGAAGTGATCACAGGCGATTGTGTCACTGGACACATCGTCGAACCTGAAGATGGCAGCAACCCCATTGGGTTCTCTGCTCGCAGTAACGATCACACCGGCTGGGTTCGTCTGACCGTTGGTCAGGATGCAAACTCAGTATCCTTCGAAGGCAAGAAGGAAGAGCTTCAGAAGTTGGTTGCCGATATGCAAGAGGTCCTGAACGACATGACCGAACCCTGGCCAGAGATATCTACCACGATGAATAACTTGCACTGGGATGGCAACCTGACTTGTGTTGAGATTGACAAAACGCACAGACACGTAACACTTGACGATGCCGGTAGACCAGCTATAGATGGATACTGCGTGCCAGATACTGTGATTGGTCGTGCACAGCTTCAAATGGCACTACAAGCTGACGACATTGCAGGCTTTGCTCCGCTCGCTTTGGAACACGATGATGCCTGACATGAGCATGGGATCTAAGAGACCAAAGCAAATGAATTGCCGATATGAACCGGCATATCCTGATCATGCTACGGTGTGCTTTGCTGAACATGGAGGATCATCAATGGTGGTTCATTCTATTTCACAACGATGTTCAGTAGAATACCCACACGAATTCACAAATTGTGGCGAATTTGATCCTCCTAGAGTCTTAGCTGCCATTTTGGGAGTAGTTTCACCTCTTCTGTTCTGACCAATTCTTTCAATCTGTCATTGCTGACTTTTTGTGGGTTATCCTCTTCTGTTAGAACCTTGAATTTGTCTCCTAAAACAGCTTGGGCGGCTGCAAATTTGGCTTTGTTTCCGGCAGTATAGGTCAAGGCTTCGGGTTTTATCTCAATGAACTCTCCTGTGATTGGAAGGAAGAAATCGGCAAAGAAGGTCTTTGTACCAGTTGAGGTCTGATATGAGATTCCGTAGCATTTCTTCTCAGCAGTCTCCCAGACCACTCCTTCCTTATCAAATTTCAACATGTAGGAAAGCTCAAGGAGACTTCGAAAGTAGTGACCCTTATACCAACCACTCCACCCACAACCAGAGCCAATAGGAGAAGGCTTTCCGAACATAGGGTTGTTGGAACCGGAAGAATCCAAACTTTGCTTTTCTTTGAATTTTGACAAACGAAGATCAGCTTCTTCTTTACCAAATTTGGAGAGCCACACAGAGTAAAACGAACGACCACTCATTGGGTTATCACTGGTCATGAGATCACTGTGAGCCTTCTTGCGAGTTGGATTCCAAGGACGTCCTATCTTTGAGTTGACGTCTACTCTGAGACGACCAGCTTCATCTTCTCCGTACTTCTCTCTCCAAAGAGAATCCACTGATTTACCAAACATGAGGTTCTTATTCCCAGTACACGAACGATGAAATTGAGCAGCTTTTTCTAAAGCAGTATTGGAAAGACGATGACCTTTTCTTTTGTCGCTTACGATCTTTCGAGCCTCCGTAGTCCATCGACGACTAGAGGCACATTTGCGACATATTCTGGATTCATTCATCGCCATTTGTTGTTCTCGCTGATTTTTGTGAATGACTTCACGACCACATTGAGGACAAATTCTTGGATACATACTAGAGAATTCGGTAGTCTCTTCCTTGAGGCAACTATCGGGATAGGACTTATCCCTTGTCTCTGATAACTCACAGACCCAAGAATTTCAACGATGTTGTGGGTCAGACTCGAGCAATTCGTGTGCTCACAGCAATTATGACCAAAGCTATCTTTATTCCAAGAGGTTTCCTACTCGAAGGGCAAGTAGGAACCGGCAAAACCTCTGTTGGCTACCTTCTTGCGAAGGCCCTGATGTGTCACAACGATCCTCTGGGCTGCAACAGTTGCCCTTCCTGCATTCTCATAGCCGAACAAGGAATTGAGCAGCACCCAGACTTCCTAGAAGTGGACGCGGCGAGCAATCGAGGGGTGGAGAACGCTCGCAACATCCTACTCCAAGCGGAGTCCTTGTCAGTTATAGGGAAGCGGCGGGTGGTGTTGATTGACGAGGCTCATGACCTGACAACGCTGGCCTGGGATGTCTTTCTGAAGCCTTTGGAAGTGAAGGACAACAACAGCGTGTTTATCTTCGCTTCGAGCGAGGGTGATTCCATTCCCAAGACCATCCGATCACGTTGCGCCAAGGCTCGTTTCAACATCATTCCTGAGGATCTTCTGCTTGGTTTGCTCTGTAACACAGCCAATGCACACAACATCAAGTACGACATGGATGCGATGAAACTGATTGCCAGGGTGTCCAAGGGAATCGTGCGCGATGCCTACACCACTTTGGACTCGGTTGCTTCGATGGGATTGGTCACCAAGGAACTCGTACAGGCTGTCGTAGATACAAGCCTAGACGATTCATGCGTGAAGATCTTTCTCCATATCCTTCGCAAAGAGCAAATCGAGGCTTGCAAGATCTGCGACGAAGCCTGTGGTGCCAACTCTCCGGTCAAGGTCATCCAGACGATGTTTGAAGTTTATGGCAGGGCGATCTTCAAGCCAGAGGGACCGGCTCATGAAGCCATTCGAGCCGGATTGGGTAACGTATCATTGGTTACTTCAGTTTTCATAAAGTGGAGCCTGCTTTCGAGCCTATCATTGGATGCGATGCCTTTGTTCATCATCGACATGATGAACATGCTTGAACCTGAAAATAGACAGACAAACAGGCAAACGTATGTTATCTCCGGTCCTTCTAAATCAGATATGGCAGAGGAAGTACTCAATATTCGGGAGCTACTGCAGCAAACTGGTGGTCATGTCGATTAATCGAATATTTTCTTCAAATTGCTCGTTATGTGAAATTCACAGTATAGATTAGTAGCCATCGGTGTCGGTTGTTCTCTGTTAACCTTGCCTTCACCGACAACTGAGGTTACTATGTCCTGCATCTACTTGCTGACTAACGTAGTGAACAAAAAAGTCTATGTTGGCAAGACAAAAGGAGATCCTCTCTTCCGTTGGAGGGAACACGTACACGATGCGAATAACGGAAGTATTCTTCCATTTCACTGTGCATTGCGTAAGTACGGAGTAGAGAATTTTCAGTTGTCAACTTTGGTGCTTGGAGATTACTCTAGAGAAGATCTGAATAATTTAGAAAAACAGTTCATCTCTGATTACCAATCCTACCCTCCAAATCTTGGATTTGGATACAATTCCAGCCCAGGAGGAGATGGTGGTGCAGAGATTGCACTTGGACCAAAAAGTCAAGCAACTCGTGACAAGATATCAAAATCCAGACTGGGTTATGTGGTTCCTAGAGAGCAAGTAGAAAGACAGCGAGCTAAACTACTAGGAAGAAAGCAGTCTCCTGAGCACATTAAGAAGAGATTGGCTCATCTTGGGGATAGAAACCATAAAAACCTAGGAAGAACTTTGTCACCAGAGTGGAGAGCTCACATTTCTCTTGGTCTTCTAAAATGGAACAGAAAGAAGACGGAGGTGGAGGCTTGATCCTTTTTTATGGGGACAGAAAGGTTCTAGAAGGCCGGGTGTGGTACCTTCTCGAGCTGTCTAGTGATAAGACTGTTCAGTCTATCATGAAACGGGTCGGAAAGGCCATACCGAGCATATTTCGGGACCAATCTATAGAAATTTTCCTCCCAGTATTTGAGCGCGATCTCGATGAGTTCGACATGCGAACTGGCAACTATATCTTTGCCAGATCCACTGGACTTACACAGTTACTTAGACTCAAGACCATAACTGGAATAGTGGGAATTGTAACTGAGGGCGAGTGTAATCGACCTTCAAAAGCCATCTTGGTTGAAGACGACTATGTTCAGCAAGTCATGTGCGATGCCAAGAAGGCATTCGATGACAGGATCTTGGGGATCAAGGTCGGCAGTTTCGTGAGGATTCTCGATGGGGAGACCCGCGACTATTGTGGCAAGGTGACTGTGATTCACGACGGCAAGGCGGCGGTCCAGGTCGAGCTCAAGACGAAGCTGGTTATCATAGAAACACCCCTTCGAAATCTCATCAATCTTCCTCATGTCCCTCCGGAACAGCAGGTCTTCTACTATGGACCTCTGGTGAAGGAGATGATGGACGAGCAGCAGGACAACGGTCGACTTCTGGTCGAGGAAGATCTTGAGTACGAAGATGAGATCCCGGTCGAGGTGGACATTCCTCTCATCACAGATGACATCAATCACCATTCCAGACAGAAGACCATCACGGCGCTCGCCAAGCGTTTGGTCTTTGAAGGAATCACTGAGCCGGTGCCCTTGGCTGCCAGAGTGATCACTGCCATCAAGGCTCACGAGGTCAAGGCCCCGAAGAATCTCTTCATCGTTTACTGCGTGCTGAAATCCTCTCTGATGGACAATCACTTCACCAAGATCGATCCCACGATCAAGAACTATCGCGATGTCATACACAAGTTTGGCAAGTCATACAAGTTTTCTGCCAACGACATCGCGGAGATCGATCCAGAGCTTGGCATTCCGATCACAACCATTGGTGTTTGCAATGACGGACGATCTCGTGAGGCTCGTCTCAAGAAGCTGATGATGGCTTCAAGTAGTGAACCTGAGACAGTCCTTTGCATAGTGGAACCAGAGAAAACGATCATTCGTAGTATCGAGAATGAGCCTCACGAAATGCGGTTGCTGACTGCCGGAGTGAATTGATGGAAGTCAAGAGAGAAATTGTCCACAGGCTCACGTTTGTCAATGACTGCGGTTGCCAGTCCATACGAGAGTACAAGGATCAGATGTGCAAGGAGCCTATGGGTGGCAGCAAGTTCACAGCTTGTGATGTCCACAAGGCCAAATCTCAGGACGTCCAGGAAATCCTGGAAATGATGACCAATCAGGCTCTGGATAGAGAGGCTAGTAGCACCCCGGCTCCTCCTGTTCAGCATGTCTCCGGACCGGATGCTCGGTTTCCGTTATTGGGGAATGTCGTGGTCACAGAAGGCTCGAGCACTGTGGTCGCTACGGGCGGCGGAAAAGCAACGACCATGCATATGCCAAACATGCCCAAGAGGAATCCTGAAGACATTCTCAATCCTCGGACAGTTAGCCGCACAGTTGTAACCACATCCAGAAAATCCTCCAAGACAGCGGCTCCGGCTGCTCTCGATATGCATGATGAGGACGCTGCACTCTTTGCCGGCGCAGGATCGGATGCTCAGATGGATGAGGTAGAAGAGCACGAAGGTCTTACGGCTCTTCTGGACAATGGTGGCTTGGGTTCACTTGAAGATGATCCCGATCGCTCTACTTCTTCTTAGCAGCTTCTCGTCTTAGAGAATTCCAAATCCAGGTTCTCCAAGCGGATTCGGTATCTAGAATCTGACTTTTCGAAGTCGGTTGAGGAGCATCGTCACACCAGGCGAACTCCATTCCCTTTGTTGTGTGAGACACCATCACGAGGGTTCCCCTGGGAGGATCTTTCACAGGTAGACCACCATGCTTTAGATCTTGAAAGAGGAGGCGAGCTACATCCATCCAAGTGGGATCTTCTCCTAACCTGTTATGCCTGATTTTAATGGGAATGATGGAGATTTCGTCTTGAATTGGAGAACAAGTAGCCATATTTATCCCTCAGAACTGGATACTCAGATTCAGCTTCCTTTCTACTATCGTCTCGCGATGAAAATCTTGTGACCCGCAGGTTTCAGCGGCTTGTTTTCCGGCCCCTTGATGTATGCTTCGATGAAGATCTTCTTGAAAGATCCATCCTTGTACGGCTGATTCCGCCAGTGTCCACTGACTTCCCATTGCCATTGCCAGTCTACCGGGTGCAGTTCGTCACTCTTGGGACGATCCTCTTCCAATCGGCGAAGGCTGATCACTCTGACATCAGGAGAGATCTTCTCGTTGGCACGCTCGTGACGGCGGCGGGTGGGACGGTCGACGGGAACGGAAGTGTGATGAGAGAGTCGCTGGGCCATGAGATACTGAGCAGCATACACCCAGCGCATCTCATGCTTCATGTCAGATTCGCGACCCTTCAAGTATGCTCCCATTCCAAAGGATTTGGACTCGAAGTCGTGGATCCTGTCGATCAGTTTGTCGCCTTGGGAGAGAGTGAAGTGTGACCAGCAGCCGAACCCGGTCTTTCCGGGCATATAGCTCTCGAAATCTTGGTAGCAGAGGAAGTACATCTTGGTCTCAGAGACTTTGAACCATCCCAAGGCAGAGACCCTGAGACCAGTCCCTCCAATTTCGCTCTTATAACGGGATCCTCCAGTCCAGGATTTTGCAACTCCGGATTGGGAACTTCGAAGGGAACTTCAATCCACATCCATCCTTGGGGAGAATGGACCCAGGACATCTCGAACTCGATGTCGTCTGGGATGGTGGATCGTGCGTTCTCTACCAGAGAGCAGAAGTTCTTGTTCATGAAGAAGGTGTCGCCGGTTTCCAATGCGTGTTGGTATGCGGGAAGAGCCTCTAGATATGAGGATGCAGCTTTTGGCCATCCCGATTGGCAATCCTGGTGATGTGATTCCAGGCCGGTCCTCCCTCTATTCTGGCCCATTTGAGCCAACGGAAGCGGACTTCGATCGCATTGATGTACTCGCTCTTCATCTTACTCTCACAATTTCTCCAGTTGGTCTCTTCTCAAGGAACTTGACACAGACGTCCCAAAATAGAGCATCGGGGTGATTCAGGTAGGCACCTGCCAGCAAGCCAAACAACAGAGCCAAAGTGGTCTGCTCGTTGGTTATCACCGCAGCGGCGATGTAGCGGCAGTCGCTAGAATCTCGCACTACCAATTTCCTCCGGCAGTATCAGCTTCTCCAAACGTGCAGGGACCGCACATTCCGGTGGCAGGAACAACTGGAGTCTCGCCACAGACTTCGCACTTTCTGGTCCAGTCTGGCGTTGTGTCAGTTTCGCGCGGCTTCTTCGTGGGTTTCTTCTTGCTCATTTGTTATCCAAAATTCCGGAATCGTCGATCAGGGTTTCCATCTGGTCAACTTCCTGCTTCATCTTGCGAAAGCTGGGAGAGAAGATGCAATGGATCCAATCTGGCGAATTCTGAACCAGCCAGGTCCAGGTCTTGATGTGAAGTGGTGCAGGCTTGATGCCTCGAGTGAGCAGCAACGCTGCATCACCGACTACATTGAGGGGTGCTTTGAGCTCGTACAATCTCTGAAGCCGGTCAAGTCTTGATCGAAAGACGTGGTCTGGCACCCTGAGTTCGTTCATAAACCTTTGCATAAATAGACCTCTCCATGTCTCCCCTCCATTCCTCATCTACGCGAGGTCTGATCAAAATCGGGTAATCAGATGCTATCCCAAAACCGCCAGAAGATGATAGCCATTCGTTGGCGAAGTCTGTGAATTTTGCTAAACCTCATTTGATCCTTCTTTCTTCAACCATGAGAAGCCTTGGGTTTCTTCGTTCCAGTGACAACTGGAATCCGTTTCAGCTAACTCTCTGAGGTGATTGGCCAAGTGAGGATTGTTCACGCTCTCCACATAGACCCCTTGATATGTCTTGCCACAGCTCTTCTTGAAGAGTTCGAAAGTCTGTTTGAAGAGGCCGCGCCCACGCATTTCCTTGATCACTGTGATATTGGCAAGGTCGATGAAGAGGTACAGGTGGCGATTCACCATGTGATGACCCTTGCGAACATAGACAGAAAGCTGTCCAGTCGTCAGCCACTCATTCTTCGCATGAGGAGAGGCAAGGAACTTCTCCAACAGAGTTCGGAGCGAACGATCCAGCTTGATGGGCTCAACCATACGATCACTCTACGCATCAGATGATGTAAACCGTTAGTGTGAAATGACTATCACAACCCAGATAGAAGGAATTTATGCTCACAAAACTCCTGAACAAGTCATCTGCAGTGAGGCCCCGGTCAGTGCTTCGTAGCACAGATCGGAATTACATGCGCCTCTTGAACGACGGTGCTCACTTCACGCGTGAGACCAGGAAGTCCAATGGGAGCCAGCAACTTCGCTGTGTACTTTCTGATGGAGATACTAGAGTTCTCACTTCAGCAGTCTTTTATGACATGCTGGAGCGCGGCCTGATCGAGATTGGCAACACTGAAATGGGAGATAATCAAGCCACAGACTTCTTCACCATCAGTGGAAAAGGCAAGAAGATCCTTGAGGGTGAGGATCCATACGCTCCTGTGCTTCCTGAAGATGAGCCTGAGCAGACGTCAGAGATGCCTGATGAGATAGTGCCTCCGGCCCCGGAATCTCCTCTGATTCCAGCAACTGCAGGTCTGAAAGTCAATCTCTGGAAGAAAATTGCCGAGAACAGACCCAAGCTCAAAGATCTGAAAGTCATCTCTCAGGATGGTCGCTACATCGATCCTTCGGTTCCTAACAGCAACCTTGAGGTCTACACAGCATTCGTGAAGTGGAGCGATGATGGAGATGACAAGATGGCTGATGAAGAGATTGACGTCCTGGCAAAGAGCGAACTTCACGCTGAAGAGATCGCTGCTGCAGCCATGAGACAGGATTACGAGCCTGGTGGCAGGATCATCGGTATCAGACAGAGGATTCGCGGAACTTATTATTGACATCAGTGATCTAGTAAAGCGATTTAACGATTGATGAACATCGGAAGGAGGCTGTTATGGCCCCTATCATCACTCTAAAGAACTGGTTCCGGAAGGATTTGCGTTATGCAAACTGGGACCGCGACGTGGAGATTCTAAAGGACACTGAAACTGAGTGCTCCATTAGAGTTTACACGGATACACACAGCTATCGCATCGGAGCCATGGTTCGTGAAGACGGAACTGGCTATCTCGGATGTGAGGCTTCTACTCGGAAGCCCAGGGCTGGAGAAGACCACACTCGTGGCAACGATCTTCCCGATGGTCTGTTCACTCGTGCCAATTGGCAAAGTATTCTTGGTTCGATTGTGGGATATGAGCTCGTGAAGATTCATCGTGAAGTACCCAAATCACCCGGTCTAGTGTCCGAGGAATCTGTCCAGAAAGTCTGACGCATCATAGAGTCCCAGCCGATTGGCGGCGACCTTGAGGATCACAAGCTGCTCCTTGGTGGAGTATTGCGCTTGCGGCTGCTTGGGGATCGACTCGGCAGCAACCATGCGAGGATCGCGATTCGGTAAAGGGAAAGAACAAAGGCTTGCAGGATAAGGCGTGGAAGTATCGTTACTCTTATCACTCATGCTTTTCTCTACTGATGTGAGTTGCCAAACAGCTAACCACCAGTACAAAAAGGACAGATGGGACTTGTAAGGTTGCGATTAACGTGCCATCGAAGATGTGCCAACTTCTGTATCTGACCTGTTGCTGACGCTAGTTTTCCAGATTTGGAAGCGGCATATCGCTGATGTTCCGTCGTTCTTAGTGAGGAGAGTTGTCCATTTTGCACTGCTTTTTGACCGGATTTCTTTCCGTTTTTACGAGCTCTACCACTACGAACGTGATCTTTTCCAGCGGCTATTCCTGCCTTAACCTGATGCTCGTGAGTTCTTAGCCTTGCCAGGAGTCCAGATTCCACAGCGGCCTTCCCCAGCAATCTAGCATGTTCGATCTGACGTTTTCTTCCATGCTCATACATTAGAGAGTAGTTTTCCAGTTCTTGCTCAGTTAGGTGGGAAACCCAAACTTTGCGACTAAAATTACTCATCATAAATAGAACTCTTTGAAAAGGAACATATTTTGGAGCACAGCTTGATAGAAAGTAATGAGCCTTGAAATGATTGGCCGGTGCCAGGCATATCCTGTTGTTTGGGTCATTTCTGTACTGAGGAAATTCATTCTTAGGCAGAATGTGATGAAACTCTCCAGTGTCGGCTGTACAGAGGGATTCTAAAAAAGTGAAATACGATGAAAAATCACTCTCTGATAACCGATTAGACAAAGACTTTCGTAGATAATCAAGTATTATCACAATAGGTAATACTGTTGTGAGGAGAATATCTTGCAAATTGGGTTCACCGGCACGCATCGCGGAATGACAGATTCACAGAAGACAGCAATAAAAAGTCTTCTCACGAAGCTGTATGCGGCGAGCTACGTCATTGATCGCGAGCACAATTTCCGCCACGGTCAATGCGTTGGTGCCGATGTTCAGTCAGCCGCTATGGCGAAGGAAATCGGATTCCGTGTAATTGCATTTCCCGGATATCCTCCCGATAACCCGACCAACATGTCCAATCGGGGAGGGTTCGATGGCAACGATGAGGTCATGCCAGAAGGTGCTTTCCTAGAACGCGATCATCTCATCGTAGACGCTTCCACCACCATGATTGCCACCCCGGCTCAACAGCATGAAGTCCTGAGATCTGGAACTTGGGCCACTGTTCGCTATGCTCGTAAGAAGGGCAAAATTGTGATCATCGTTGCTCCGGATGGAGAGATGTCTGTATGAGGCGTCGTGCAGTGCACAACAAACCCTTTCTCTACTTTCGCAGTGGATACTGGTATGTTCAGATCGGAAAGAGAAACTGGACAGCGTGGAGATTTGACTGGGCTCTCCATCTGGTGAAGGAGTACTGGCGTCGTAAGAACCTGGAACAGTTGATGAGAGAACGAGGTCATGTTGACGTATGAAGTACCCAGTCTGCGCGGCCTGCAAGGGAAAGGGAGAAGTTCCTTGGAGCAGTCGATATGCCGCTGACGCCAACGGGGAATTCTCCATGTCTGGCGAGATCAGAGAAGAGAAGACCTCTGTGTGTAAAGTGTGCCATGGAACAGGAAATGGGAAACTGAATGAGAATCACTGAGAAGTACACTTTCTTCTATGGCACCAACGACATCTACTCCAACTTCCACCCGGCTCCCTTTGTTACCGATGTGATCGAGCTTGGTCTGATCAAGCAGTCATTCCCCGATTCCGAGCATTACTTCATGCTCTGCAAGGCTCTCTACTTTCATGATCTTCGGACTGCCAAGCGAATCATCACTGCTGAGACTCCAGCCATCGCCAAGGCCCTGGGTCGTGTGGTGACCAACTTCAACAAAGAAGTTTGGGATGCTGCTTCCCGGGAGTGGATGGACCTGGCTTGCTATTTCAAGTTCAGTCAGAATCCGGAACTCCTCAAGCAGCTACTGTCCACCAAAGGGACCATCTTGGTAGAAGCCTCACCCACGGACACTCTTTGGGGAGTGGGCATGAATTACTACGATGATCGGATCCTTGACCCGGCGAATTGGCGCGGCAAGAACTGGTTGGGAGAGGTCCTTACGGCTCTTCGTGATCGCTATCTATCTGGATTATTGAACACAAAATACCCGATCCCCTCTAGTTCGACGTAGAGGGATCTTAGATATGAGTTCTAGATTTCAAAACGTGTACATATTCCATGGTCAGGGAGAGACTCCTGAGGGAAATCCCCTGACATTGGAAGAAATGCTCCGGGCGAGATTCCCAGGTGTGAACTACATTCGACCACTGTTGCGTCATCGAAATCCATCGGTCACCGCCAAGGATTCATTTAGGGCAGCATCCCGCAAGACTTTCATGATTGAGCCCAAATCTTTGATCATCGGATTTGGTATGGGTGGCTTGATCGCCGCCGCGCTCCAGGAAAGATTTCCTCTTCACGAACTATCCGTCTTCGCAATTTCATCTCCCACCAACATGCCAACTCTGACCCTCAACAAGAGGATCGAGGATTGCCGTGTCGCATTATACTCTCACTTGGACAAAGCAACAGAGAGTGCGACTGCCGGCTGGCCTGATCTCACAAACCAAGCCTACGACGTGTCTTGGATGATGTCAGCAACACATCAGAAGTACAGCGTTGCCACTGTCGTCTCAGCTTTCATGATCGATGAGTACATCGCCATAGCAGTGAAGAACGTGTTTGGAGATGACGATGCCGATTGAACTTAAGACAGCAATCATTGTTGACCCGATTGGCAGTTCACTTGGAGATAGAACTCCAGAGGATGAGATCAAGCAACACATCAAGGATTTCTCCGAACTGCTTTCTCCAGCCAAGTTGAAGGTCTATTCTCCTTGGTCGTGTTATCCAGAGGATCTGCAGCCGGGAACGGACCTGGTGCTTTTCGACTACGGCGGGATGATGCTCGGGAACTCAATGGCAGAAAAGAACTCGTGGCATCTGGTCACCTATGCTGCAGATAATCCCAGTGCTCTCGTAGTCGTTGTCAGTTCGTTCACATGGACCAACGTGATGGCCTCCGAACTGGAAGCGCGGAAAATGCTCGAGGTGCACAACATCGTGCCACGTTACTGGGAGCCCAAACGTCGCTATGGAGATGTCTTTGGTGGCGAAAAGGAACCAGATGACTGGGATTGCATCCCACAGTGGTTCCGTGACATGCACAGCCTTCCAAGAATTGACCCTTATGCGGCAACTGTAACAAAGCTAGTCACACCCAGTAAGATCAGGAGAACGAGGAAGAAATGACTCTCAAGATCCCGAGAACGGGAGACGTTGTGTTCCGCATGCTCGCCGGGGAGATTGAACTGCCCCTGGTTGTCCACGTTGTTCGTGATGGCAAAGTGATCTGCGGTTCCTGGGAATTTGATCTCGCCACTGGTGCTGAGATCGATGACATGTTGGACTGGGGTCCTCCGCCCATGCAGACCGGGAGTTTCCTCCGGTTGAAAAACGGAGAAATCGAAGTTAGGTAGAAGGAGAACCAAATGGCAAAAGACAAGGAAAACAAGGATTCAAATACTCGGCGGTGTTGTGCAACTGTCGCTGCGGCTCACTATCTGCACGGTCGGTTGGAACAGCAGATCGAGAGCTTTGCTTCACAGTACGATCTTCCCTCTGATGAACTCGTTTCCAGAGTGGGACTGTTGCTGGCCGGTGATTTCTTGGCAGAGCACACGGTTGCCCTCCATCGGGTGGATCTGGAAGAGGAACTTCAACAGAAGGCGGCAGAGGCTTTCCAGGAATTCTTCCAGTCGCAGCATGCTGCGAAGAAGGTAGCCAAGAAGGCGGCCAAGAAGGAAGAGAAGGCAGCCAAGAAGCCTCATCTCGTCGCCAAGACCAAGGCAAGCTCCAGCGCTGGCAACAAGGACTACTGGGCCAAGTTGTCTCCCTTGCAGCGCAAGCGCGAAGTGGCTCGCCGCAAGAAGGTCTCGGTGGCCAAGAAGGCAGCGGCGGTCAAGGCAGCAGCCTAGTTCCTGTTCGTTCGATAGGCTGAGTGCGAAGTGTGCTCAGCCGTCGACACCAGAAAGGATCCTGTGATTACAGTAACTCCAAGTCAAAGTTCAACTCCACCCGATGAACAATGGGCTCAGGAAGTCTGTCTTATGGGTCGAGGATCCAGCTGTTGCAGTTTTCTTGGCAACAATGGTCACTGGGCATGCATGAAGAAGACAGAACTCGCCTTTTCCATAAATGAACGTCGTAGACTCCATACGATTGGCGCCATGGGCGACAACTGTGAAGGAAGATCCTTAGAGTAATCAGTTCGGCTTCTTCTCCTGCTTGAACTCATGTTCAAACATCTCTTTGGAGATATCAGCGTCGAGCTGATTGGCTCCTCTCTGAATTGTGGGAAGTAGTGCTTTGAACTCTGGGTCAGTGATCACAGCCTGATTCTTTTCCTCGACCGTCTCTTCAATCGAAGACAGATGGTCTTCGGGGATATACTGCTCACACTCCTGCAGAATCTTCGTGAAGTCATCCATGTCCATGGGATAGTCCGGCTCGGCAAAGATAGGCTTCAACCTATCCACAATCGGCTGCCACCCTTCCCGCTCAGCATCGGTGTAGAGCAAGTAGAGCGATTGCTTGAGAGGGTTGTGGAGGATCTCATTGATGAGCACCTGCTCCGCTGTCAGCTCGATCTCTACCTCTGGGTCAGTGTATCTCGTGATGGGTTGAACCCTGCCGGCCTTAAGATCCTTGCAGTGATTCGATGATTCCAACTCCAACTTACGCAGTTGTTGACCCTGTCTTATTTCAAAATTCTCAGAGGCACAGTTGATCAGGTATCCGTTGATCTTCAGACAGAGATCCATCACGTCATCTGGCCAGCTGCTGGAGTAGATGAGTTGTAAGAGACCGTCCATCTCAAGATCAGTCAGCTTGACGTTCTTGCCCAGATTGATGTTGGCGAATCTGAGAGATTCGCGAATTGCAGGAGTGTCAAGAATCTTGGCCGCCGTGCAGCGCAGCGTGGCTCTCTGACTGAGAGCCTTCTCGAGTAGATCAATTTCCAACCAGACCTGCTTGGTCTCAGGGTCCTGACGCTGGGCATCTTCCACCACATCCCCGGTATCCAGCAGCACCCACTCCTGAACATTGGCCACAGTTGAGTAGTCATAGACCAGGCCCACAAGATCGGCTTTCATTGCCTTGAACAGAATGTTTGCCAGGAGATTGGGAGAGAACGGACCCTCCTTGGGCTTATTCATGTTCTCCGGAATCCAGTAGTTGGGACACTCCTGCCTGATGAGGTCCCAGATATACTCGTCCGACTGCTTGTACAGATCCCGGGGATGAACAAACTTGTCCTGGGTGTTGCTGGTGGCCTTCTGAAGAACCTCTCCGAAGTGACGTCCCTCTGCGATCATCTCGCTGTACTGCTCAAGATCCGCAATGGTTGACTCAGCCACCCCGGTGTCGCTGATGTACTGCTTGCCCAGACGAGTGTCTCCGCCGAACAAAGCCCTGCGATGGGAGACAAAAGCAAGTTCGACTTGTAGGAATCTGGGATCATGAACCATATTCCAAGACGGTCCCAGGGTCTCACAATATCCCTTCTCCCCGAAGACGATGCCGTGAATGATCTTGGCATATTCGAACTCTTCCTTGGCGACTACCTCATCCTCATGGAAAAGATATACACGTTTTCCATCATCCAAGAGACCCAGCAAGTTCCGAACTAATCTGTCCACAAAAGATACCGTCCTAACTTTGTTTGACTTCAAGATCCTAGGCAGAACCTGCCTTCGGTTCTATTTCATGATACTCGCAAAATCCGCTTTCCAAAAGGAGATTGCCTATGAATCTGGTTCACGTCAACACCTCAACCTTCATCTCACCCAGTTTGTTCGAGGATAAGAATGCATTCTATGGCAATAACTGGTACAAAGCCACCACCGTAAGCAATAGCAACTATTTTCTCCAGGGAACTACGGTGGCCAATACCACTAAGGTTTACTTTGGCTTGAGGAATCGTGTCAACAATGTTCCAACAATTGTATCAGGAGGCAATCCTTGGAATTGCGTATTTGTAAACAGTAACTATGATGGCTGTGCTGTAGACTCAGCAGGAGTGCTTGATGTTACCGCTACAGTCTCTATTCCACGAGGAGCTACTTCGTTGGCGGTAGTGTTTCCGCGCACAATGGCAGCAGTACCAAATAACATAAATATCTCCAATCCTAATGCAACTTGGCAACCTTCCTTTTCGTACGGGAATGTAACAATCACTGGAATGACTATATATTTCAGTGTTGCTGCACCGTCTGCCCTTCATGTACTGTACGAGGCTGAAGTTTCACAGAACTCATAATGACCCAAGACCAGCTTGCTCTCATCACGGCAAACACATTCCAGTGGCAGCAAGCTGTTGACTTCGTCCCGGATGGGTTGGCTCGGCAAATCGCCAGCGGTTACAGAAACATTCCAACTTGGGACTGTGAAAGAGTTCTGGACAGCCTGGTCGCTTTGGGAGTGCTTGAACAACAGGCCTGTGATCCTGGTACACCCTACTGGATGAGATACTTTCGCTTGACTCAGAACTTTGCGTTCCCACTGTAGGGGAAGCCACCTATGAAGGTCTGTGTTTTCAACACCACGAACAACCTCATTCAGCCGGTCGATATTGCGTCGAGTGGTCTCACTCTGGCCAATGTGGATGTAACTTCCTCTGTTGGAAATTTCACAGTGGCTCATGGTCTCATTCAAACCCCGTCAGCAGTTGTGCTTCAGATGACTTCTAGCGGAGATATTTGGTTTCAAGATACTCCATTCGATGCCACTTATCTCTATCTGGACGCTGCGGTTGCTGGTCTAACAGCGATCGCTGCTTGTTTCCTTGGTGGAGGATTACTAACAACCTCCGTTCTTCCATTCACTCAACTTCCAGCAGTAATCGCAGTTCCAGACGGGGGAACTTCCTACCTGCTACCCACCATTCCAGGCTATCCTGCTGCTTCGTTCTACTTCGTCAACGGCATCAAGAGGCAATATGGTGTTTACTACACCATCACTGAGGGTTTGCTCACGATATTGGCCCCATACCCACCAGAAGCGGGAGACTCACATGAAATCTACTACACCTAGGATTTTCTTCATCTTTGCGTGCTTCCTGGCTTTGCTTGGGGTCAATGCCTCGGCGCAGACTGTCAATCCAAAGACAGATATTCGTTGGCCAGCATCATGCACTGGTACTGCGATCTACTACAACATCGTCACAGGACTTTGCACAATTCCTCCTTCTGGTATCACCTCTATCTCAATTGCCACATCCAATGGCTTTCAGGGTTCATCGAGCGGTGGACTGAATCCAACTCTGACCCTGAGTGTTGATTCAACTCACGTGTTGCCAGTGAATACAGGTCTAGCAACGACCTATCTTAATGGGGCAGGCACTTACACAACGCCACCAGGAGGTGGAGGCACAGTAAATTCGATCTCAGTCGCCACATCCAACGGTTTTCAGGGATCGTCAAGTGGAGGACCAACTCCAATACTGACCTTGAGTTTGGATTCTACCCACGTCCTACCAGTGAATACAAACCTGGCAACGACCTTCCTCAATGGTGCAGGTTTCTATACAACACCTCCAGGCACTCCGTTACCTGCTACCGTGATGCAGACGAATCAGAATGAAACCTTCGGCACCTATCAATTCAATCTCGCCAATTCAACCTTGTTGACCCTACCACCAACTGTTACAGTGGCCGGCAAGGTCATCAATCAGCCAACCAGTTCAGGAACTTATGCACTGACAAGTCAACTGACAACACCACCGATCGTGATCAATGGTATTGATGACTCTCTTTCAGGATGGAAGGGAGTTTGCGCTTACACAGCGACTGCCATCGGTACTTGGACCGGAATCACGAACACGATCACTGTCAGCAGCGTGGCTGGAACCATCGTAGGAGGTGGGTCTCAGGCGGTATGGGATGGCGGACACAGTGCTGTCAGTGCTGCAGTAGTCAGCATCGTCGGTAGCACTGTTGTTCTGACCACCAACACCCTCTCTTCGCAGCCTGGAGGAATTCAGTTGTATTTTGGCTGCAATCCTGGTGGTGACAATGTTCCAGGAGCTACTGCTCAGACTGTTGGTAACCCGACACCGTCTATAGATGGTGCCTCCATGCTGGTCTCGTTGACCACACTTCCTGTATCCACCCAGACCAACGCTCTGTGGGTATACGAAGCTGGAGCTTGCGACTCTTGCACCAATGTAACCTCAGATTTTGAGATCTACATCAACAATGGAGCGGCTGCTGACAACATGGAGTTTGATTCGTTCATCTTTGACCATACGGATCTGCTTGACTTCATGTGGGGCACACAGTGTAACCAGACGCTCGGAGTTTGGCAATATGCCAACAACAGCAGTCCCTGGCAGTCCACGACCGCTGCTTGCAACCTGACCTCTGGAACATGGCATCACATTATTGAAACCTTCCACCGCGTTCCAGGAGACACAAGTTGCGGAGGAATGCCCTGCGAGTATTGGGATGACATTACGGTTGATGGAGTTGTGAACCACATCAATGCAACCTACACAGCAACAAATCTTTACACCAACTGGGCATCAGGATCTGGATTGCAGTTCCAGATCGATATCCCAGCATCAACAGGAACTGCAATCACTGTTTCTGAGAATCTTGATCAAATCCTCTTTCAGGAATCTCCCACTGCAGGCTACTGTCAGATCGCTGGCTGCACGATGTCTGGACCGTTCCTTGTTCCGACCATCAATGGCCTGAGCGTGACCAACATTGGTATCGGAGCCGGATCTGTGAACCTTGGTGGTTCTCTGACCGCCTTCTCATCTGGCACTGGCAACTTGGCAGTCGGACCTGGAGTTCTCAATTCAAACACCACCGGCAGCAACAACGTGGGTGTTGGCCAGGGTGCTCTGTATGTCAACACGTCTGGAACAAACAACGTGGCAGTTGGTCTTAACTCCTTGAATTCCAACACCACTGGTGGCGGAAACACTGCTGTGGGACAGGGAGTCCTGGTTGCTAACACCACTGGAGGAGCCAACACTGGCATCGGCAAGAATTCTCTCACCCAGAACACCCTGGGCGGTGGCAATACTGCTATCGGTTACCAGGCTGGATTTAACCTGTCTACACCGTTGACGAACAACAACGCCTCAACTTTCATTGGTGAAAATGCCAACACCAGCGTCGATGCTCTGTCAAATGTCACCGTCATTGGTTACAACGCACAGGCCACCACAAGCAACACAATCATGATCGGCAACTCTGCTGTGACCGCGATGTGCTGGGCAGGTGGTCGTGCTTGCTGGTATAGCTCTTCGGGACTTCCATCCTCTGCTCTCTGCACGGTTAGCAACATCGGATCAATCTACTCCAACACAGACGGTAGCAGCCCGACCACGACGTTGTACATGTGTACTTCGGCTGGTACCTGGACCGCCAGCGCCACTGGAGGCGGCACTACAAGCACCATCTGCAGCGGGTCATTCGCTCTGAGCACAGCCCTTATCGCGGCGGGTGGTGACTATCTCAACACTCAAGCCTGCACAGGATTGCTGTCCACAGATACCATCACTCTTGATTTCAACCTTGATCCAACCTCGACTGTGGGATTCATTCCTGGTTCTGGAGCGATTCTTTCTCTCTACAAATTCCCCACAGCCGGAACCATTAACGTGTATCAGGTGAACAACACGGCATCGAGTATCACGCCAGGAGCGGTGACGGTCAATTACCGTGTCTATCGCTAGGGAGATTGCTGAAATGAAACAGTACCTCACACTTGCAGTTCTAGCTTTCTCTCTTCCGATGTGGGCTCAGAGCACGGTTGCAACCGGAGACTCTAGAACAGTCACTGAGCCCATCTTTCCGTCAATCTGTGCAAGAGTGAATGCAACAAAGTACATCAAGCAGACGACTGCTGTGAACATTGATCCCTGGAATTCAACATGTGGATCTACTGGAGGAACCTTTGGGATTCTCTGGTGCACTGGAGGCACGGATTATCAGCCCTCGTCTTCGTCGAGCAGCTATGTCTCGGCGGAAACTCTGGACAACACGGCTGTACAGAATGCACTGAACTCTTGTCCCAGTGGTCAGGGAGTTGAATTGATCCCGGGCACAAGTGGTCAAAATGCTTTCGTCCTCGCGCCGTTCAGCATCGTAAACAGTTCTGGAGCAGGAGTAAATCTCATTGTTGATGCAGGCATTCACGTGTTTGCCTCGCGCAATCTGTCTGACTACGGTGGCACCAACTGTGGACTGACAACTAACTCTACCAGTGATTGCAATCACTGGATCACTTCGCCCAGCACGACTGGCGCTGGCATCTATGGCTATGGAGTGCTTGATGGACGTGGATGGTCTGCTTACATCGGGCAAACAACTCATGGATTCTATGCCAATCGCATTCTAGCCTACTGTGATGCTCATGGTGGAGCCATAGCTGGATCTCCCGGTTGCCCGAACACAACTTCTGGTGTGAACTCTTACGGGCCAAACGGGATCAATCTGATTGGCACAACCAATTTCACCATGTACAAGATCTCATTGTGGAACAGTGGAAACTTCCTTATTAACTGGCAGAGTGGCAATGGGTTCACTGCCTGGGATGTGAAGCTGATCGCTCCGTTCGAAGTTTCGAATACGGATGGTTGGGATCCTCTCAACTCGACTAATGGTACGTTCACTCACAGCTTCATAAGTGTTGGTGATAACCATATGGCTGTGAAAGCAACATCAGGAGCTTCCTCCAACATCACGTTCTCAAATTCGCAAACCGGCGCTGGAATTGGAGTGGCAATTGGCACGAATGCTACAAACGGGATATCCAACGTCCTGGTAGATACTTTGGTGCAAAATGGAAATCTCTACAGCACTCAGAGCGCAGGAATAATGATTGGATCGAGCACCGCAGACGGTGGCCTTGTCAACAAAGTGACCTATCGGAACGTCTGCATGGTGAACGAGTACAACTCGATTCGTTTATACACCAACTATGGCGGTAACACTGGGTCAAATATTCCTGTCTATCAAAACATCCTGCTGCGTAACATCACTGTGTTGCCCAGTACTGCTCCCTACACCACAGGCAACTCAGGCAGATATACCTTCCAGGGATTAAGTGGACATCCAATAATTGCCCAAATCGACAACTTGCACATCCTGGGTACAAATCAAGGTGTCGCTGCTCAGTCAGGAGTAACGACTGATCAGTACTCGGCCATATACCTTGGTCCTGGGACGGTCGATTCCACGCTTCTAACCCAGTTTTCTGGTGGTACAGGAGTCACTACCTCTGGATCCACCACTTCCACTACGCAGTACGCTTGCACCAGCACAACCTGGCAGCCACTGATTGGCGAATTGAACATCAAGACTTCGGTTTCCAACAACAATCAAACAGCGACTGTGATAGCCTTGGCTCCGTTCACCCTACAGGCCGTCCTACAGCCATCGACAGCAATCAGCACAAAGGAATCTCCGGCTCTCACAGCCTCAGTGAATTTCTATGACAATTGTTTCACAACTCCGACAAGTTGTTCACCAATCGGAACTGTTGCGCTTTCAGGAGATGGGACATATGCTGCCTATACTCTATCCAGCGGAACTTCACTGGGAACTCACAACTACATAGCTTATTATCCAGGAGATTCGAATTATCCAGCATACACATTTGGATCAGTCACGGTCACTGCAGTAACAGCGCCACCTGCTGCAAAGTCGTATGCACCCATTGTGATTGGTGAATTGGTGACCCCGGCAGGTTTCGAACCTGCGACCCTCTGCTTAGAAGGCAGATGCTCTATCCACTGAGCTACGAGGCCACGACTTCTTCAGGTAATGGATCGCGGCAATACTGCCTTAGATTCCGATCACAAGACCCGATGCTCTTGTAATTTATCCTACCCTCTCGCAGTGTCATGTGATTGCAATCACTGGGAGTGTCCTCATTCTCGAGACATTCATCTTCCCAGTAGCACACTGGACAGATTTCATACACATGACGCACGTCTTCGAGAGTGTGATTACCGCAACAAGGACAAGGAAATAGCATGTCTCACCAAACTTGGTGACCGTGGAGGGGATTGAACCCCCGACCTGCGGTTTAGGAAACCACCGCTCTATCCAACTGAGCTACACGGTCATGCCTAACTTCTCTTTCAGGTACTCTCTCATCTGATACACTTCGTTCGGCTTGCACCAGATGTACACCGGACCCGTTGGTGCGGGTATAAGGCTCTCAGCAAATGCTCTTTGGAGCATCTCCAACGTGATATCTCCCGCATTGGATTGTTTCAGTTCCATGGATGTTATGGTGCGCCCGAAGGGACTCGAACCCCCAACCAACTGGTTAAAAGCCAGATGCTCTGACCATTGAGCTACGAGCGCACAGTGCGTTTGCCAGGCTCGTCTGAAGGTTTTCGCATTGTGACACTCCTCTCTCAAAACTGATCTTAGAACCGGATCAGGGATTCCGGCAGGTTGTTAGCTGATCCGGTTCCTCGATTGATCAGGAGCGTTGAACTAGGTTTACCGAACTAGACGATCCGGATTACATGAGCACGGAGTGCTCGATGCGCGAATAGCCTCATCCTCTGTCTGAACCTCTACCTGAAC